CAACTACTACTACAGCAACGGCAGCGGGCTCGCGCCGGCTTTCGTCATTGGATAATACAGCAAAATAACAATTCGGGACAGTTAAGGTTAAATTGTCCAATAAAAAAATTATATATTCAAGTGAGGGAAATTTTAAATGTCTGTAAAAGTAAAGGATAGACACCTATCAAAACAAGACTGTCTTTATAAAGCCCGTGAATTGGTTGGCTACATTTTAGTCTTAACTCGTCCTAGAGAATTTGATAAGGATGGAAAACAAATCTGCAAACCTGGACTGCTTGGAGAGGGTCAACCTCTTCAAGCGTTCGGGTACGATATAATTAAATGCGGAAAGGGTATACACGCTTGCTGTTATGAGGCGTGTAGGATAAACTTAAAAGATAAAGAAACCCTTACAAAAAGAAATGAATATCACAATAGAGCGATTGAATATTGTGATAGTATATTTCGACAAATCGACCTATGTATTTATTAGTATGCTCAGAACAGCAAAAAGAAAAGAAGATCTTTTGAACATCTAGCTAGATTGACTAAGAAAGTAAAAGAATCAATCCAAGATAGAAAAAATAGAGATAAACTTATAGTCGAGCATAGATATTCGGCTCCTAAAACCCATAGGAGAGGTCGATAATATTTTTCTGCGGTTAAGTTCTGTATCTTTCGGTCCCGTAACTACAACAACTCGAACAACGTTTGCAATGTCAACAACGATGGATCTGCGAACAACAACAACTACAACAACAGCAACGGGCTCGCGCCGGATTAGATGGAGCTATCATGTTGCGAGTTAAGCTGCGGAGCAGCGCAAACGAGCAACGCCTAAATAGTACCCCGGAGTATATTATTATCCATCTAATTAAGGTTTACTCTGGATTGCACTCACTATGTGGGGAAGAGATTGAGAGACCATTAAAGAGCTTTGCTCTACAACTATCGAATAATATACTATAGGTAGATCTGCCTTTTCATCTAAGGAGAACTTAACCATTTCACTGAAAAAGTGGATAAAGTAAGACTGTAGACGTGGAGCTCGAGTAGCTACCACTATAGCTACATGATAAGGAGAAAGTATGTCTGAAATAAATCAAGATACTACTTTCGAGCGTTTTTGTAGTTTTGACACTATGTATGATGCGTCTTATAAGGTATGCCGAAACGTTCGATGGAAAGATAGTACAATTAATTTTGAAGAGAATAGGATAGAAACAATTTTAAAAACAGAAGCTGATCTGCGAGCGTGTGAATACGAATAGCTTGTGTTTAGTTGTTTTTCGATAATCGAACGAGGCAAACCAAGAGATATAAGAGCGTGTCATATCAACGACAGACTGGTACAAAATGCGTTATGTGAACAAGTTTTATTACCAGAATTAACTCCTAGATTTATCTACGATAATTGTGCTACTTTAAGAGGAAAAGGAATAGACTTTGCTTTAAAAAGAGTAAAGAAACATCTTCAACAAGCTCATAGAGAATATGGATTAGGAAAAGATTTTTATGGGTTAAGAATTGATATTCAAAAATATTTTGATTCTATTGACCATAAATCTTTAAAGAAAGCGGCTAAACGTTTGATAAAAGATAAAAGAATTTATCAACTATGCTGTTATTTAATAGATACATTTTCTTTTAAGCTAACAAAAGATTCCTCTCCCATACCAGGAAAAGATTATTATATTAGTAAACGGCACAAATACACGAGAATTAGTACCACTAATTTTAAGCCTGGCCGCAAATACTATGAATATGATAATAAAAGTCTTGGATTAGGAAGTCAAACATCACAATTATTCGCATTGCTAGCATTGAACGAAATTGACCACTTCATCAAAGAAGAGTTACATATTAAGTATTATGGTCGTTATATGGATGATTTATATTTATTCCACAATGACAGTCAATACTTAGCCGAATGTGAAAAGAGAATAGAAGTTCGCTTAAATAAGCAAGGATTAAAGATGAATAAGAAAAAGACTACTATTACTAGAATCTCTCCTATTCATGCGGACGGCAAACGTCACGCTCCATTAAAATACTTAAAGTGGAACTTTTATCTCACAGACACTAATCATATAATACAAATTCCTTTTAAAAAGAAAGTGGCTCATTAGCGCAGAAAGTTAAAGAAAATGCAAGCGCTATGGTTAGAGGGTAAAATTTCAACAGATGAAATTTAGAAATCCTATCAAGGTTGGAGGGCACATATTTCTAAAGGAACTTGTTTTTATATAATTCAAGATATGGACAATTATTTTCGTTCATTATTTAAAGGAGTTGAAATAAAGTAATGTATATTCTATTAAATAGAGAGAATGTAGTAGTTGATATTCTTTCAGAAACACGTTACATTAAACTGCAATCCTCAAATGGTATTGTCGTTGCCTGCGAGGAAGAAGAGGGAACTGGGGTTATCGGCTCAAATGGAGATACACATTATACTCTAATTAAAGCCGATGTATTAAATCAATCTAATGCTGTAAAAGTATTAGAGATAGAAACAATTCCATCAGATGTTACTCCTAATTATTCAATATATAATCAAGAAGATGGAACATTCACTTCTGATTTAGATTAGGCAAAGTATGACAAACAAGAGGAAAACAAGAAACTATTCGCAGAGTATCTTGCTACCCACCCACTAACTTGGGTTGATGGAAAAGAATATGGAATTACGTAGGAGGACCAGTCTGAGATTAGCTTAAATCTCAATCAATATCAAGTCGCTCTCGCGGCTGAAGTAGAAAATCCTACGCTTGAGTGGCACGCTCGACACGAAGAATGTGTGCCATGGAGTTTAGAGCAATTATCCGCTCTAAGTTTAGCTATTTTAAATGTGGTATATCCCAAATATCATTTAATGCAAGAATATAAAACTTAGATATTCGAAGCTGATTCAATAGATAAATTAAAAGCTATTGAATTAAACTATGAAGATACCGACAGTGAGTAAAAATATAATTCTATTTGCAGTTGGAGGAACTCTATATTACGGTATAGAGTTCCTCTATAAAACTTTTATCAGCTTTGGAACTTGTCATTGGTCTATGTTCTTATTGGGCGGCTTATGCTTTTTATTAATAGGACTAATGAATGAGAACGTTCTTTGGGAAGAATCTATTCTTACTCAAGGAGTAAAAGGCTCTTTAATCATAACTGCTTTAGAATTAATCTTTGGTCTAGTATTAAATGTAAAACTAGGCTTAGGTATTTGGGATTATTCTCACGTTCCATTGAATTTTATGGGGTAGATTTGTTTACCATTCTCTATCGCCTGGTTCTTTTTAAGCCTTTTGGCAATAGTATTAGACGACTACCTAAGATGGAAATGGTTTGGAGAAGAAAAACCGCATTATCATTTATATAGTAAACCTCCTTGCGAGAAATAAAAAAAATGGGGAGAACCTTAATTTCAAGGTTCTCCCCATTTTTTTTATTTTACATCAATGATAATAATAGCAATATCATTTGTTGGTTTTTCTTTTGTATAAAAGGTAATTCCAACCCCAACTGATGCATCAGCGTGATCAATTTTACTATACTCTTCAAGATTAGAAGTATAACTAATAATAGGTGGCACATTACCTGCTTTTCCGCAAGTTAAAGAAGTATTGGAATAAGTATATGTATACATATCTTCATTTAATACCCAACCTGATGCAGAAAGAGTTGCTGGATAAGCTGCCGTAGTACTTCCACTAATCTAGTTATCTGTTTCCAATTTGCTATACACATCTAAATTAGTTCTCGCCCCTGCTGCATTAATTGCCCCAGTTCCACCAACTGAAATTGGAAGCGTTCCAAATTGCGGAGCGCCAGCTGTAGCGGCAAATAAAGCGCCAGTTCCTTGCAATCCTGTTACACCATTCTCGCTATTTCCGATAACAACCTAACCAGCCTCAATTTCAACCATCTTTACCGCATTAGTTCCATTACCAATTAATAAAGCATTTACAGTTAGACTATTATGTCCAGTTCCGCCCTGAGCTACAGTGGCAGTCATATTTTTAAGAAAAATATCATCAATATCAATCTCAGTAATATCATTCTTTAGAACTTGAGCAGCATAGGCATTTACCTGCAAACGCCCACCTTCTTCATTACTAATATCAATAAAGAGATTTCCTTTATCTTCTGTGAAATAAGCGTATCCTTCATGAAGAGGTACACTATTCAAATTATCTTCTGGTCCTCGAAAAATCTTAAATAAAGCCATTTTAGGCCCTCCTTTATACTCTCTAAATATAAATTAAGGTATTAAATCACTAAAACTTCCCCAAGATAACAACTCTTCTATCTATTCGGCAGAATATGTCTATCTATCTTTATTTGTAATAGCTCCACCGATTAAAGTGTTGATATAATGAACGCTATAAGTTTTATTTGTTACCTCTCCACCATCTTCATTATTATAATCATTATCAATAAGGTTAGCAATACCTCCGGTTAGTTGAACTCTTCCCCATACTCCATCGGCTGCTTTATAATACCAATAAGAAGTTTCCTAATTAGTCTCATATTCAACCCAAGTAATAGAGAAAATATCCTCTGCGCTGATTTCTCCATCGTAATTTTCTTCGATGTAATTTACGCCATTCTATAAAGAATCCTTAATTGTTTCAGTTTCGTTAATAGTGTAACTTTTAACTATTTTAAGAGCTTCTCCAACAGGACCTTTTAAGTTTCCTTTGTTCTTAACCCATGTTCCATTAGAGCCTAATGAATAAATATCTCCTGTATCAGTATTTAAATACAGATCTCCTGTTTTAGCTCCATCAACAGTAACATTTAAAGATGTATCAGAAACAGTTAATCCAGCAAATAATTTAGATCCTCTTGGAATCTAGAAATCAAGATTTACTGTATCAGAAGAAATAATCTTACTAGAGACAGATCCCTCTTCATCAATTCCTATAAAATCAAAAGAAACTCCGTATTTAACCGCGGATGGCAGCCCAAAGACAAGTTTCCAAGCGGTTTCTTCTGTATTAGTAAATTCTCTTACTACAGTAGGTGCAGTTGGTTCATACCCGCTACCGCCATTTGTGTAAGGATCTAATTTTGTTACTTCTATTTCAGGCAATGGAGACTAAATACAAGCAACATATTGGAAAGTGCAAGTTGTACCCGACTTCTTTGTTACCTTGTAAATAAAACCGGTCGGTGCATTAATATAATAATCACCAATATTATAATCTGCAAAAGCTTCATTCGTTTCTTCATAAATCCCAGCAGTTCTTTCCCCTAATAGTTCACCATAATAAAACTTAATAGATTCTGGTAAACTAAATTTTAATACCGGAGAATTAATATTAGTATTATTTATCTAAACTGATGGGTTTTCCTCTGGACCTACAATAATAGTCTCTGGATTTCCCATTACCTAGCTTTGAGGTAAAAAGAAATTAATAACTGGATTATTTATATCATCAAAATTTATCTCAAAATATGGTGTTTCATTAGAATCAAGAACTGTTGTAGTTCCTTCCTATAATGATTGAGATACAGGTAATTGGAATTTAATTGCCGGTCTATTTATAGAATAAGAACCAGACGTTTCTAAGGATACTGTAGGTTCCTCTCCAACATTTAATAATTCAACCAGTGCCGTTTCAATAACTTGTGATTGTGGCAAAGATAATTTTAAACTTGGATTATTTATATCCGTTGTATCTAATTCCGCAGTAGGATTTTTATTGCAGTCTAGAACAGTTGTTTCACCTAATTGAATATTTTGACTCTAAGGTAGCTAAAAAGTTAGCCACAATCTATCTAAATCTGTATTATCCCAAACTACATTTGGATCTTTGTCGGCATCAAGAACTTCTGTATCATGTAAGCTAATTCTTGGTGTATTTCCTGTCATGGAAGCCTGCATCTCATAGCTTAGGCCGCCCGCAGACCCACTTCCATCTTTATCATTAAAAACTTTTTTCCAAAGGGTAGAGTTATAACTTTTACCATAATTCTATAAATCTTCATTCTTATAAATATCATAATTTGCATCACTTGGCAAACCATACGATACAATAACGAAATCTCCAGGGAAAATAGAAGATGTCCAACCCTTTGTTAAATCTCTATCCATCTAATATTTACTAGTAAAGATTTGCTTAATTTCAAAATCTATACCTTTAGGTCCTCCATAGAAACTCTCCATAGTTTGACACCTCCTTATACATAAATAAAGTCAATAATGACATTATATAAATCCTAATAATTTTCTGGAGCATCAACATTATCAGGATTTGGTAGTACATAAATGCCATTTACCCCCTGATTATATAAGCTTAATGCTGTCTAATAAGCCTCTATATAAGCAGTCTAAATATTATTATATGCGTCCCAATAAGCCTTATATCCTTCTGGATCGGTATCTTGATCTGGCATATCTGGATTTTCTTTATAAAATCTCTCCAAATCTTCACTTCTTTTTTTGTCTGCGGCTTGCATTCCCGCAGTTCCTTGTTCAATAGCCTACTGAGATGCTTCTTCGTCTTTCTCATACTTTCTAGGTCTAATAAAATACATATTAGTAATAGCTATGTCATCATCTAGTTCATATATTCCAGTTCTACCAACCATAATAGTTTTTGATTCATTCATAACTATCTTAGTCCCAGCAGGAGCCTATACTCCAACTTTATTAAATTGAGAGGCCCCCACTTGGACAACAATATCACTGAATATATTCTACCCACTAGAAACATAACTACCACTGTTGTTATCTATTACATTATAATATATTTGACCAACAGTTGGCATTATCTCCTACTCCTCCTTATACTCTTGTTAATACTTCCGTGGCTGTAATACTCATAGTTCCATTATATGAAAGAGGTAAAGTGAATTGAGTTATCTAATAATTTCCACTAAGTCCACTGTCTTTATCTTCAACATAAAGAATATTATTTGGTTCCATATAATATTTTGGTAAACAAGTAATGGATATAGTTGTATTATAATTTAAATTCTAATACAACATTTCTCTAATTTTATCAAAACAACTCGCATTTGTGGAGCTTATTGAAAATAAATTATAATACTCAGAAGTAAGAACAAAAAATCTCTAACCAATTCCTCTATATTCTGCTATCAAATCCTGGTCTAATCCTTCAATAAATATAATATCAGGAGCTTCTATATTATATACGGAAGTTATATCAGAACTATTAATTACTTTAGTCCTTCTACCTATCTCATTTATTGAATATTTTCCAATTTCTGAACCGGTATCTATAAAATCTAGCCAATAGTTTAAATTTCCTGGATTATTAAATACATCTGGATTCCAATGATTATATTCATCCCATTTCTCATTTAGTGGATTATATAAATTGCGCCATTCGGCGATTAATTCAGAGTCATAGTAATTATCATATACACTATTTGTTACTTGTGCGTTTAATGCTCTACGATATAATTCCTCTCTCCACTCATCGCACGGAGATCCAACTAATTCTACTTCATATCCTGATATTGAATAATCAGAAGATATATTATTAAAATCATATCTTATAATTAATCCCGTCTCTTTATCACTCACAGCCCACATATAATATCCTGCTAAGTCAATTATTGGTTTAGTATCAATAGCAAGATGATACCTAATATCAACTTCTATTCCAGATGTAGTGGTTCTCTTTCCCCAAACATAAAAATCATTTTTTATATTATCAAACTTTGGACTGCGGGTTATGGCTGTAGTAGTATCAAGATCGGTTAAAGAGTATAAAAACTTAGCATTATTATAGCTCTTTACATAATTTTCTGGAGATAACTCTGTTAAAGGACTTCCAGTATTAAGATAATTCTTTATCTCCTAAAAGATAAAGCGACCATCTATATCATAAAAATACTCAAAATTTCCAAGAACTTCAACTATTTTATCTAATAGAGTAGTTACAGTATCTCCAGCATCTAAAATTAATTCTCCCGGATAAGTAAATTCAGTTTCTCTATATCCAGCATCCTATCCATAACTTATCATATGAGGAAAATCAGCGCTTGGAGAAAAGTCCATACTTTCATAATTATTGCTAAAATATATGGGTTTATCTCCTATATATTTAACTAACATCTTACAAGTTTCTTCTATGTCAGTAATAATAATATTTGTTATAGCTTCTCCGCCCCAATGGTTGACTGCTTCATATATAATTTGAAAGATAGTTGGATATACAATTTCTATATCTCCATCTTTTTTCTATATATAACTTTCATGAAAGGTTATGGAGCCTGGAAACGTCCCTCCTGCGGTTCCATCAAGTAAACACATTTTATCTTTTCCACTTATAGAGATTGTCCATCCAGAAGTGGATCTTGCTGCCGATGCGTTAGATAAAACAAATAATCCACAAGGAAACCAAATTATATCTCCATATCTTGCATAAGACTTTAACGGATTATTATATCCAACAAAAACTTTAACCTTCTTGTTTATTGAAATCTCATTATCTATATTTTCAATATCGCTATTATTCTCATTAGCCAACATAGTTAGGTTAATTGTTCTACGAACAGAGGACGATCCATTAACACTTAAACTACCAGCAGTTATGTTGCCCTATATTTCTCTAATAGGTTTTTCATCAAAAGAAAGTAAAATAATTTTTGCGTAATGAGTTTTAATATTTAATTTATCAAGAGCTATAAGGAAATCCATATCATTTAAATAATCAAACATAATACTATTCCACCTTCATGCGCATTTGATTTGTTAAACATTTATAATTTATTACACAAAACTAAGCACTTTCTAAAGCTATATATTTAACCATATTATCTAATGGATTAAGAGTATACCTTCCAGTTGAGCCAATCTTTATAATAGACGGATTACTTCCATCTGGACTAGAACTAATTAAAAGGGTAGTTCCTTCATCTGCCTCAATGTCAAGTAAAACAATATCACTAAAAGTATAATAAATCTCGCCATCTGTCAACTATCCATCATCATTTAATTCAAAATGAGTATTGTATATAAGCTCAACTTGTTTCTATGTCTCTTCTTTTATTATCTCGTAAATATTAATGGTTTTATATAGATTAAAGGTTGTATTATCAACAATAGTATCTCCCTATTTATCCTTAACTAAAAACTTTTCCATATTTGGTGGAACATTACTAAATATACGATAAGTTTCACTGTTTCTATAATCGTAATTATAGAATTTTAAAACTCCATCTGTACCAGTAAAAATTCCAGAAATCTATCCCCAAATGCGAGAAGCATCAATAGCAGAAACGACTCCAACAGAAACGTCCTCAACCTAATTCAACTAGCAAACATAATTTACAATAATAGGAACGCTAGACGCGGACAAAGATAAAGAATTTACATTTTCATTTAAATGATAAACTCTATTTGGAGCAACTAAAATTCTTGAACCATTAACATTAATTTCGATAGTTGCGGATTCAGGACCATCAAGAGCGAGAATCAAATCTTTACATTCCTAAATCTGTCTATCATATTCAGAAGTATCCTCGTCATCTCCCGCGGCTTCAGATTTAAGAGCTTCTAATTCTAGTAATCGTGCAGTCAAATCTATTTTTGGATATTGCTCAATCTAAATATCTGTAACTTGAATTAAATTAAGTTTATATCCTCCGCCTATACTAACTTCTTCCTGCTCTCTTATCTTTGCATATAAATCTATATTTCTACCATAAATTCCACTTAACTATCCGAAAGAATTTATTCTATCTTCGCTAGCCAAACTTTCAAATTTACCAATATTTATTATATTAACTTCATTTAAATTTTCTATGGTATTCTCTAAAACTTCATACGCAGTAGCAGAAAAAGAGTAAATCATGCGGCCGACCGTATTATTCGGAGTCAAAGATACATTCAGCAAGCCTATAATTATATTTCCTTCGGTAGAAGATTTAAAGAGCTTATAATTAAAATCATTTAAAAATTCTTCCACTTTTTCTCTAAATATTCTTTCAATAAAAATATTATCATTTGTTAAACTAGTTGAGATAGATAATTTATTTTCATCTGTAGAAACTTCAGAATAAGTTTCCTACTTCTCTTGACATTTTCCTCTAGTTACATTGTTTTTAATAAATTTGTCTTTGGGAATTACTAATTCATTATTGTAATAAAGTCCATCATCTTTTAAAGAGAAAAATGTCTAATCTTCATCCATCTAAAAACTTATTAATCCAGAAATTGGAAACTCTGCATAATAAGCCTTACCATTCTAAACCAAATGAGGATATTTACTTCCTAAGGTATCTTGTTTACTTCTTAAAGTAGTATGTTTAAAGCTGGATAATGTCTAATTAAGAGATAACTTTAACTATATATTATCCCTATAAATATAGCTATATTGGAAATCAACACTTCTACCTTGGTTACTTGTATCATATACCTAAGAAGTCCGCAACCCTGCTGAATTTTCCTATTGTATGGCATATTTATATCTTATACCACTTTCAATAGTAAAATCAACATGAATAACTGAATCATTTAATACTTGATTAGAAAATTTAAGATATTTTAAATCTTCCCATATCTAATAATTACTTTTTTCAGAACTTCTTGTTATTACATAACTACCACTAAGTCCATTTTTAGCGGTACAAAATATTTTTATACAACCATTTTCTCGACAATATACATCATTATCCTCAACTCTAATAGATACTCCCTCTAAATCTCCCAAATAGGTCCTATTAACTGAAAAATTATAAGGCTCTGATTCTCCTTCATATTCATTGATAGTAATAATAGAGTAGACTACTGTATAGCTTTTATTATTGGTTAACACGGTTTTAAATCTATAAGTATCGGTATTATTAATAGAACCATTGTGCTATAACCATCCAGATGTTTCAAGTAAATAATTAGGATCTTTAGAGGCTCCTTCATACAAATCAAATTTATATCTATCCAATAATTCATTACTAGCAGAACTAATATTAAAGCTTCCTATAAACAAAGGAGTAAGAGTTGCCTCTATTCTTTCAGTAGATATAACATCTTCTCGTTTAGCTTCATCGTTTTCTATTTTAATAATTGGTGTATCTATAGCCTTAATTATCATTACAGTAGACCATTCAGAAAAGGCTCCCGCATCTATCTGCTATTGTTTCCAAGTGGCAAATTCTGATAACGAAGTATACATTGGATTTATACCAAAACGCATTTGTACTTTGTATAAATAGCCTGGCTACCAAGATTCAGCTAATTCGCTTCTATTAATTGATACAAAATATTGATTTCCTAAAGACCCTATCGCAGAAGGAGCTTTATAAATAGTTCCATCTGGATATTGGTCTGTATTTACAATACTTTTATTATTAGACTAACGAACTAACCGCACTTGTACATGGCCTATGTCATTAAAAGACGTAATTGACTATAGCGTAAAATTTATCTGATATACGTTCACGCTAGAAAGAAATGCTGGCTATGTACTCTACAAAGTAGGCGGATAAATACTAATTGGCACAATTAACGCCTCCTTTTTCTCATCTAAAATATTTAAAAAATCTTATATTTTTTATAAATATAATTGGCCAAGAGGCTGACGAGTTTTACTCCTCGTCAGCCTCCACCATAAAATATAGAGTATTCATAACTTTTAAAGGAATATCATACCCCTATAAAATATCAATAGAAAAAGTCGCTAATGGAACGCTAGTATTAACCGCCAATAAAGCATTTAATTCTTGATTAGCCGCTTCCCTTTTCTCCTCTGAAATCTAATAGGTTATATCATCAACTTTTTCTCCATATCTTTCAATAATCTTTTTTCGTTCGTTATAAATATCCTCAGCAATAGGAGAAAGAATTTTAAAATTTCTTATTACTGCATATGATACACTCGCGGGAAGAAGTGAGCAATCTTGTATTGTAGAATTTAAATTCTCAACTGCTTCCAAAATATCCTTGTTTAACATTTTCATAATTAAGACTCCTTTTTCTCTTATGGTGAAACCGCATCTGCTAAAGCTTCAAATAAAGCTGCACTAATTAAAGTTTTATCTGCGGTAACTCTTGAAGTCCCGCAAGCAGATGCCATAGAATTATAAACACTCGCAGTTATCCAATCACCACGAGAAACTTTTAAATTATTGTATGAAGAATACTGATTTGACTAATTTCTCCAACTTTTATATTTGCCAACCTAGTCGGCTAACTAATTCCATTTGCTGGCTGTAGCATAATCTGCTATATAATCTCCAGGGCTGCATCCAAAAGAAAAGCTAGTTGGTTGTGTATATACAGTTACACTATCAGATGCAGATCCTAAACTAACTGTTGTCCTAGACGTAGTCGGTCCGGTACTTGTTGTTACATCTTCATAGATTGGATTTCCATTTTCATCTTTTCCTACTTCTTCTCTATGAGTAGACCATCGAGTTACAGTAGTGGTTTTCGTACATCTAGCACTTAATGTGCCTCTAACTGTGTTTGCCCTTCCCGCGGTTAAACCAGTAAAATTATGAGTTGGTTCTTTTGAACTAGAGCTGCCTCCATCACTAAAGCTCCAACTCCATACTGTATTGCTATAAGAAATAGTAGTTCTAGAACCGTTTTTACTATCTCCCGTAGTAGTCGTTCCAGAATCACTTGGATATACCCATCCTACCGCAGTACAACTTATTGAAGCATATCTCTATCCAACACTAGAGTAAGAAGGAGAATGTAAAGTTACAGAACCCATATACTATCAACTCCTTACGCAAATTGGGCATAAATACCATCCTATCCAGATTTTGGCACATTCATATGGAATTGATTTGCATTAACCCAAATACCTGCTCCTTCAGTATTTAAAGCAATATTTCTAGCAGATTTAAGAATAATACTCTACCCTCTTCCAATAGTTGCAATACCAATATTATCAGTTACTCCATCATCATCCTCACCTGGAACATACCCCAAATATCCAAGATAAGTGTTCCAATTCCTTCCCATATAAATCTGTACCTAATTAGTTTCAAGACCTTCATCAGATAATCTTGTTACACCATTTCTAATATCACTTTCAGTGATAGTCCAGCCACCAATCTCACCGTTATTGCAAGTCAAAGTAGTTGCATTAATATCTCCGCTAATATCTACATTGTCTGATTCAAAATCATCACACACAATTCTACCATTTGAATATAGTGTAGTTCTTCCTCCAGAAATTCTATTAGAACTGATAGTCCAGCCACCAATCTCACCATCATCTGCGTAAATTGAACCATTAATTGTTGCATTTTTACACTACATTTCTCCAGAGCTAGTAACATAAAAGTAAGAGGATCCAGAGAAGACCGGTCTATCTGCTGTACTACTAGAACTAGCTCCTGCCCAAAAACGATAAGTGCCTGAGCTCGCTATTCCAGTTCTATAATTATCACTAGTTAACTTATTGGAGGAAAGAATCCAACCCCCAATATTTCCCTATTTAGCAGTAATTAATCCGCCTTTAGAAACAGAAAATTTAGCACTTGATGCTGTAGCACTTCCTGCCCAAATAGCAAAATCATTATTATTAGTAGGAGTAGAAGTATTGGTTGGAGATTGGCTATTTAATTCAACTCTCGTTGAGCCAGAGCCGCTATATAGTCTATTGGTTTCAATAGTCCAACCATTAGATCCTGTTTTCGTTCCTCCAATTTTACCAGAAGAGGCGTAAATAGTCCCTGAAACTTCTGCATTGGTTGCTTTTACAGTTCCATTATATTTTACTGTAAAAGCTCCTCCACCAATCTTTATAGCTTCAGTAGATCCATCTGCTTTAAGATCAGCAAGAGTAATAGTCATTCCATTAGAGGCATCCCCGCCTTCTTCTGAAGAATTCCCTCCACCATAAATCTTCGCTGAAGTTCCATCAATAATGATCTATCCTCCACCACTTTTAGCTCCAAAAAACGCTGTTCCATTTTCCATTAAACCAAAAGTATTAACTCCAGCTTTATAACCATATAAACCTATTTTATCTTGAACGCTATCTTTTCCCATAACTACACCAGTAAAACGATTAAAACTATCTTTCTCTCCTGCTCCAATCTATGGAGCTAAGATATACTAACCATTTTCTTCATCAATTTGTAGCTATGTGCCATCCCATCCATTTATTAGCTCATTGCCATATGTATCAAGATATAAAATAACGGGATGGTAGATATATTTTCCTTCGTATTCACATTTTAATAAAGCAATATTATTATCTTCAAAAATAAAACTAGATGCAGGTTCAAGATAATAAAGATTATCTTTTTCTTCAACTGTTAAAATTTCTTTTACAAGAGAAGAAATATTACGACTATAATCCTAATTATTAACAATAAATTCAATGTTATTGCTATAAAAGGATGGATTAACACCAGACGCAGTATATTTAATATAAGAAGGAATAGAACTAATATCAATATTATTTAATTCATCATCACTAAAATTAACAGCAACATCAATAGGGTAATTACAGTAAATTTCATAGGCTCTATTATTCTTATTGTCATTAATAGTTACCTAAACTTTTACATATCCGCCTGCGGGATTTGAGATCAACTATGTTGTACCACTTGCTATTTTGCGGTCATCATTCTCGCCTTCCCGCAATTCAATATTAACACCAGTCCATTTATAAGATAGGGTGTAATTACCATTATTATTGATTAATTCTCCATCTTTATATACATAGCATCTTATAGGTAATTCATTTACCCAAGATTCATCTCTATAAACTAATGGAGTTAATCCAGATAGTTTCAATCCAGTGTCAGGATCAAATGGTCTAATAGCACTTACGTATGTAGTACCATTTGTACCCTAATCACCATCTTTTAAGAACAGAATTTCTTTTCGGAAAGAATATTCTTGCTCATCCATAGTGATTATACGAACTAAGATAGTATTATTGTTAAAATTAACTTTATACTTCTACTTAATAGTATAATGTAAAATATTACTATTGTCAACCCAGAGGTTTTCAATCATAGACTCGCTAGGATTATATCTTGAATTAGTAATATCTTTTCCATCTGGACCAATCCATTCTACTTTATAAGAAGTTCCTACACCATCTTTCCAAGTTAAAACAACTTGAAGAGTACGTTCTTTTTCAGCGTCTTCAATAGCTATATCTCCATTTGCATCATATCTGAATGTATCTTCTCCATTATAGGTAATTGTTACATCTTCTTCAGAAGAGCTATTTGTGACAAGATGTTCTAATACAGAGATAATCTCGGTATGTTCTTTATTATAAACTCCACAAATAAAAGTGACAGAAGAGTACAATAACAAATTAGTAACTGTGATGGAATTTTGCTATAATCCAACTGCTGTATAGCTTCCATCTGGATAAAGCATATACCAATCTCCAATAAGAACGGTGTTATCCGCATTGTTCTAAATTTGAATGATAATATCTTCTCCTACTGTTGTTTGTTTAAGCTGAAAATCATAGTTACTTGTTAAATTATATATCATTACTTCCGCACTCAATGTTACGCTATCATTATATATAACCACTAATTTATACTACTTCTAATGTTTCACTTGCTCAGCCTTAAGTGTCATCGTATTGCTCTCGGACGCTGTGACGGGAGCCCATCCTACACCACCATTTTTATCGTAAGAATCGCTACCTAACAAAACACTTACATCTCGCTCAAACCACTTACATTTACAAGTTTGTTCATCTATTATATTATCGCCCTAATAAATTAATCGACCAACTAAATCAAGAGAAGAGATCTCGTTGGTAAATGAATTTCCTTGCGGGGTCGAAATATCTAAATAATATAAATTATCTGTTAAATCTTTCTATTCAACAAACTAAATCTCTATATCCTTTACAAAAATGTTAGGTACAGTTCTATTCTCTTTATCTGTAACTACACCAGATTCCACATAACGATCATAGACAAAATTTTCTTCAAATAACTTAATCTATTTAAGTCCAGTTAAATAATTTTTTTGAGCCTTAATAACCACAGATTGCGGGCTGTAGACCTAAAAGCGATAGGGATCTCCATTAAAAGAACTTAAATCAAGCTTATAAGAAACTATATCTCCGCTCTTTGTAAAAAACTATATATCTAAACCATAATTTCCTTTGGTATGTTCACAATGGAAAGTAGTTAAGAAAGAGGCTTTTATTCTAATAAGCTCATTGTTATTTGCATACTATTGGAATAGTCCATGATATCCTTCTTCATTACCACTATAAATAATCTACTAACTTAAATCACTATCTGCTGGTGCGCCTGCTACGACGCCCCTTTCCGCATCTTTGTCATAATCATACATTGTATCAAATGTTGGGCTTTTTTCTATTATTGAATTAGAAAGCGACAGCATCTCTCCATATGATAATGATTGTTCATTTGTCTTACAAACAATTCTTTTTCTTGCAGATAAATCATCCTGGGGAATAGTAACATATACAGTATCCCCTACTTTATACTGCTTTTTTACATCATCCGCAAAAGCAGAAACTATATTTCCAGAATATTTAACTTTATACTCTCCGCTATCAAGATTAACAATACTACTAATCTCTGCTGAAATAGTCTTATCATAAGTTAATTTTGATAGTGCTTTATCAACTAGAATATCTATCGTCTAAAAGATAGATTCAGAAGCAGTATTCATTATTTATCCTCCTTTTTCTCATAGGGATAATAGGGGAGGAAATCTCCCCTATTATCCCTTTCTTCTATTTGCCCATTGAGTAGCATCATCAGCTAAACTACGAATAGCATCTTGAATTTCATCAGAAGATGTCGCATTTGGGAACTCAACTCGCTCAATATTTATATACGGTTCAACTGTGTTATCTGCTGGAGTAATCTAAGTATTAGATCCTAATCTTGATGCCATAAGATTAGAAATAGATAGTGCATTTCCATCAAGCGCTTTCTCTATAGAAGCTATAAAACTAGGTTCAAAAGCTCTTATAGCAGAAACCGCCGCGAGAATATTTTTCGTATCTTCTTGATTTAAAACTAACTCTTTTTCGTGTAAGAAAGCTAATTTAGCATTATCAAATTCTCCAGTATAACCCCCTGTATCAAATCCGCTTATTTGACTTTCTTTTAACCAGCCATATGCAGAATTATTAGACTATACATGAATCGGATATGGTCTGCCTTTGGCTATATTAGTTATTTTAACTTTCTTGCCGGGCCCACGTCTACCTGCTGGATCTGTGCCATAAGAATCATGATAATAAGTTCCACCAGTATAAATGACTTCGTCTCCTACTTCTGGGATTCCATTGCCACTTCCAGTTCCTCCACTGGAAGATCCGCTATTACTATTGCTAGAGTTATTATCAGAAGATTGATCTGAATTAGCGGGAGGTAAATCATCTTTATCTATTCCTCCAGCGCTTTCTATTGTATTTCCAGCTGCTCTAGCAGCCTCCTCAAGAGCCCTTATATATTCTCTAACTGATTCAGCCATATCTAAATATTCTTGACTCAAATCTTGAATAGTGCTTATCTATTCTAACATCTAAGTGACAGCTGCCGATCCTGCATCAGAACACAACTCTGTAGAAGTTGAAACATCGTCAATATAATCTTTTAAATCATCAAGGCTTGTTCCAGTCTAATCAGCCACTCCAGAGACAGTAGTTTGATAATCTTCCATTGCTTCACTTGCTTCGTCCATGGCTTTAGATAGAAAATCTTCAAAATTTCCAGCATTAGAAGTCATATTAGCAAGATCTTTTGCAAAAACATTATCAAATAAATCAATAAGTTTTGTATTACTTCCAACTATATCTTGAATCTATTCATTATCGGATAATAACAAATCAATGATACTAGAACCAGAGTTAGCTATAATATCCTGAATTTCTTGACTTGTAATTCCAGTTAGATCACTTACCTCATCTCCCGCAACAATAGCCATATCAATTAAGGCTTTATTACCGGCTTCGGTCATATCCTAAATAGCGATCTATTTTTCGTTTTCTAGGTCTTTAACCTTCTGCGTATAATAAGAATAGATTTCTTGCGCGCGGGCAGATCTTTCCTCATCAGTCAAGGTCATATCAGAATAAATCTCTTTTATTTTATCCTGACATTCTTGCCAAGTAGAAATAATTTCTCCAGTAACGTCTTCAACCTATTGTTTAGCTATGTTATACCATTCATTCTCTGCATCAAGTAAATTCTATTCCGCATCTGCTATCTAACTCGCATCTGCGGTATATTGATAATTCCAGTTGCCTTGACTATCTTTTACTAATCTAAGTTGATTCTTTGCATTTTGAGCATCTTCAAGAGCCATCTGAGCCTAAAGAACATTATACTTAGCTTCAAGAATTTCTAGATCATATTCAGATAAAGTATTATTCTCTCTACGAATATCAATTTCTTCTTGTAACTATTTCAACTAATCTTTCATTTTAGAATTAGTGGCTTTATCAATATCCTATTGAAGTTTATTATACCAAGAAGATACTTCATATGCTTCATTTACTTTATCTAAATATCTATCTTCTTGCTCAATGTAATGATCGAACTTGTCTTGTAGTAAATCTAAGCCAACTCCGCCAGAAACCGCCTATCCAAATTCATATACGGCTCTTTCAATAGCCTAAGTATACATTTCTTGTGCAGTTTCCATAGCGGCTTGCGCGGAACTTAACATCGCCTATTGAGCTTCATTATATTCTTCTAATAATGCATCTCGATTGGCTTTTAAACCATCATATGCTGGATCTGTTTCATCGCCATCTAATGCATCTAACGCACTCTAGGCTTCTAAAAGTTCCTATTTAATACCATCATACCACTATTTATTTAATTGCGCATTTGCTATTTGAGCTTTCATTGTCTCTTCGCTTACTTTTTGGAGCTATTCAAATCCTTCTTTGGTTTTATATGTAACCCCCTAAAGTGTATACAATTCTTTTATAAGTCCAAGAATTGATTCATTATGATCAAGTTGATCAGTAAATTCAGCGAATCTTTCAGATGCAGCGTCTAATGCATCTGGCAACATTTCTTCAAGACCCTCTACCCAATCAAGTAGAGCTTCTGCGGTAGAAATTATTTTACCCTATAAATCAGATATTTTACTTATAATTCCATCAATATTAGTCGCATCCGTTGCGTTAGCCAATTCTTCTTGATAACTTTTAAGCGTTTCTTCATAATCCTTGATTATTTTTATATTTTCGTTCACACTATTTTCATCAATACGAGCGACTTCAATACCATGAGTTAATTCATCACCAAATGATTCTGCAATCTTTTTAGTTAATTCACGAACAGCATCTTTAGCATCTTTTATTTCTATTACAACTTCAAGTTTATATTCAATCTAGCTCAATCTATTGTCTGCGATGCTTCTCTCTAGTTCTTCCTATTCGTCCTTTACTTCTTGAATTTTGTCAAGAGTTTCTTCATATTGGGCGAGAGCATCCTAACGAGCTTGGAATAATTCATCAGCAGCTTCCTTTTGTAACTGCCAACTATCATATTCTGCCTATCTAGCTTCCTATTCATCTTTAGTAAGATTACTAAAGGTAACTAAAAAAGCATTATAATCTGCTAAGAAATTATTATTATAATCATCTATTATAGATTGAAGAACACTTTGATAACCTTCAATTTCTCCATTTTCATCAAAAATAAGAGAATTATTAAACAATCCTTGAAGATCTGCCTAGTCTTTTGTAAGATAAGTTTCAGCTTCATTAAGTAGTTTGTTATAATTAGCTTGCTATTTCTCTAATTCTTGAAGTTCTTTCTAGTATGCTTGAAGTTTATTGGCTCCATAGGCTCTATCTATATTATTTCCAATATCATCTAATAAATCGTTCTAATTCTCAATTTCGCGAGTTATTTCATGGTACCTATCTTCAATATCCTTTAGAGTCTTCTCATCTTCTTCGTCATACTTAGTACCTTCATTATCTCCGCCACTACCAGAATCATCTCTAATATTATCTGTCGCTATTCTATTTGGATCTAGCGCCCCATTTGGATCAGAAGTAATTGGTTCTTGACCAAAATCAAAAATACCACCCTGGCCAAACCCAGTTTGAGTATTTTCTAGATAATTGCCGGCTTCTTTTAGTGCATTGGTAAAATTATCGACCGCTGTTCCGCCATGTCCAGTAATATTAAAACCTAATGAGGGAAGAGCAATACCAGATTTTCCTTCAGTTTCAAACCATTCTGCTAGATCAAATTTCCCTGGCTTAATATATGGCTAAAATTCTAAAGTATATTCAAAGTTATTAATAAGTTCTCCTAATGCTGATAAAACTTGGCCAGCAGCCTAAGATACAGAATGAATGGTATTTCCACTTTCCGCCATAGTGGAATTAATAACAGCTCCAGCAATATTGGCATCAGTTGACATTGCCTACATTAAATCACTAGCACTAGTATTTAATCCATCTGCTAAAACTATACCCTAATCAAGAACTCCTTGTAAAATTCTCTTATAAGCCTCATTGTTTGTCTATTCCAGAGTTGTTAACTCTGCTCCCATAGAGGATACCATTTGCTAAAACTGAGCAGAAGTCGTATCAAAATTATTATCTACAGTAAAATCAATAGAACCAAAATCATCTGCATAAGTTAATAAATAGTCATAGTTATCTACAAGCGTATTTACTAGCCCCATCATATTTTGAGCATCGCTTACTTGTTTTTCCCAAGTATTTAAATTAGTTATATCATCTATGGCTCTTTGATACTCTTCCGTAGATAATGTTGTTTGATCAACTCCTTCTTTTAATTCCCAGGTTCCGTCACTATTCTATCTAATATTTTTATTTAATTTAGACTAAGAAGTAATTAAAGCCTAAGTAGCTGCTATAGTTCCTTCATAGTAGTCATCCATATTAATAGAACCGGATTTAAACTATTTATTTAAATCTATTAAACCATCCGCAATAGACCCAGTAGCTGCTACAAGTGTAGCTTCATATAAATCGGTTTCTTCAATATTATCATCTATTTCTTCATTTAATCTATGAAAACCTGCATTAATTCCACTAATTCTTTCGTTGATAGTATTAAAATATTCAGCAGCACTTATAGTTCCATCCTGATATGCTTTAGCATTATCACTTAAGGCTTCAGTTCTCTCTTTAAATAATTCTATATCCTGCTCACTAGTAAAAGTATAATTATTTAATGCATCAGTTTCACTAGCTTTATTAACTAATGCATCCCACATGCTAATATAGTTCTAAAGATAATCTGTATTAATTCCATACTTCTCTTTTATTGACTCTATGGTAGCATCTAAAACTTGTTCTTCTTCTCTCTCAGAGTCTAATAAGGCTTGCAAAGATGAATTAGTAAGTTTATAAGCGTCTCCAACTTTTATAATATACTAGGCATAACTTTCATCCGCAGCTATTAACTCTTGAACTTGATCCATCGTTAAATAGCCTTCCTAATCTTTATAAGACTATAAAGCTGTTTCCAATGCCTCTTGGCGTTCATTTAAAGTATCTAAAAGTTCTTTTAATTCTTCTATACCATTAACTTTTACATTTATTTCATTAGCCCTATAATCATCTAAGAATGCCTATAATTCTTCTACCGTATCAAAATTATCTATATTAACATCCATGAGGATTTCCCAATCCTCATTAGTTAAAGAATCAAAATCGAAGTCATTAAATTTATTTTCTACTTTTTCTTTAGTGTCATCCACTCTATTGTTGATAAAAGTTAAAAATTCATCAACGCTTATTCCAGCAAGCATTAATTCATTTTGAATAGACTAAGAAATTAAGCCTGCCGCAGCATCAATATCACTGTTAGATAATACAGAATATAGTTGAGTAGAAGTCTATTTTATAACCTAATTATCTAACATAGGTTCTAAAATTGCTTGTTCATACTCGCCCTGACTACCATAAAGATTCTTTCTTATTTCAGCTAACTGCTCCTACATATTAGCTATTGTTGCAGAATCATATTCAATCGTTCCATCTACTATAGCCTAAATATAGGCAGCGTAATCATCTTCTGCTTGCTAAATGGCTTCAGAATTTTCTGTAACCCACTGAGCAGTAATTTGCTTATTTTGTTCTAACCAATCTTGATACTGGACTTCATAATCTCGATAGGCATCAGAAGTTTTATCTAATCCCTAAGTAATACTATTAAACCAAGTATCAGCATCTACATATTCGTCTCTATATGTATATTTATTCTAATCAAGCGTTGCCTAGGCGTTTGGATCATTTTCCAAATCCATGCTCTACTCTAATTCTTTATACCAATCTTTATTACCATTATATTCGTTCCAGCTTCTCCATTGAGTTAAATCTGGACCGTTCGCCAAACTACTAGTAGATTTTTCATAATTTTCTTTAATGGTTTGTGCCTAAGCCTTTTGAGCTTCCTAAGCTAATTTTTCCTATAATTCAACCTATCTCTATAAAGAAGCTTCTGCCTACTCGAGTTTAGTTAATTCTTCCTATTCGACAACAGTAAGCGTATCTTGATTATTTAATTCTTCAATTCTGTCTTTAGTTGTCTATAATTCAGAATTTAAAGACTCTAAAGCAGATTTCTAGTCTTCGTAAGCCTAAGTTACATCAGAAATTTTTTCTCTAGCTTCTTCTTCTGTTACAACAAAAGCAGAAATAATATTAACAAGAAGCGTAACTCCTAAAGTTATTAATCCAATAAGAGGTAATGCCGTTGAAATAGCCGTCCCCACTCCTGTAATACCTATAGCCGCGGTTTTGGCTGAAGCTCCAACCGTTAAATAAGATATTGCAGTTAAACTATTCTATAAAGCGTGCTACTTAAATAAAGTTGAAATAGCAGGCAGCAACATTCCTAAATTAGTAAGAATAATATTAAAATCCTCAATGGTAAATTCGCCATCTTTAATGGAATCACTAAAAGTAGAAAATATAGAATTAATACTTGTTATTCCCATTGTAATCTAAGATAAAGAAGTACCAACTTTAACAAGAGTCTCTGCCCAATCTAAAGAAGCGTATCTATTATTTTTTAACCCTTGAGTTATCTAATCCATTTCCTACTTTAATCTAGTGAGGCCCTGTTCAAATGCCTAGCTACTAATTTCATTATTTTTAAACGCAGCAACTAGTCCACTCAGATCATTCTTAAATCTAATTGAACCATCTCCTAACGATCCAATAATTCTGGTTAAAGCAGTTACATCCTAGGCGGCCGTTCTAGTATCTGCGCTAAACTATCCCTATATAGAAAGATATTCTATTATCTCTTGATTCGTTGCATCCTGAGCGCCTTCAAAAAGATTTAAATTTCTAACTAAATCAATGGTACTCTAAGATATTTGATCTGTTCCAGATCCAACTAATCTCTATACTTCCTAAAATTTAGATAAATTTATACTTGCATCTTTTAATTTAGAAATTAAAGCCTATAAAGCATCCTAATTTGACTTTAGCTAATCATTATAAAGAATTCCTTCTTCTATGTCTCCATATAAAGAAAAATTTTTCTCATCTTCTTTAACTAAGCCTTCTAATAATTTATTTCTCCAATTATTATTAGGGCCTAAATGGTCAGATAGACTATTAGTATAAGAAGCAATTAAACTATCAGATTCGGTGACCTACTATCCAATTAAATTTACCTAAGTCTATAAAGTTTTTACTCTATCCAAATCTTGCTACAGAAGCCCAGCCTGACGCTCTGATAACTATGTAGCAGCTGCCGCTGACTCACCCTAAAGACGCACAATCTCCGCCTAAGTGCCAACCATCTTCCCCTATATAGTATCTTCAAGAGTAGATTTTGCAATTATATCTGCCATCGCCGCAGCCTAATTTCTTAAATCTTGCGCACGATCTTTTTCTCTTTTTCCAATAATTCCCAAGTTAGCAGCTATATCTCTCATGCCCTAAGCTATTTTATCTCCAAAAGCTTTATTCATCAATAAAGCCGTAGTCGCTAAAACACCTGACATTCCACCTAATCCATCTATAATATCAGCCGTTACAGTTAAAATAGGAGTAAGAATATTATCAACGGTAATATAAAAGTCCGAATTTATTAAACTATCATAAATATCTTCCGCGGAAGCTCTTACTCTATCTCTTGCAGCTTCCCAAGATTCAGCGTAAATATCCGCCTACTCCTAAAGAGATCCTTCTGCCCCATAAGCACTAGCTAAATTCTCCTAAAAGAAATCCCAATTATCCATAAGAGCAATAAGACGAGTATACTAACGAACTCCAGCTACGGTCTAAGCTAAAGCAATTTGCTAGTCATTAGATAAAGTCTCCCACTTTGTTCCTAATTCTTCAAGTAGAGTATCCATTTCTTTAATCTATCCATTAGTATCAAAAATATCAATACCCACTTTTTCAAGAGCTTTAGAATATTTATTTAATGTAGTACCATCATCAAGTGTTTCACCTAAATTTAAACCCTAAATACGGGCAAAGATAGTTCTAAAAGCTGTACCTACTGTATTAGCAGATTCACGAGTAGTTGCAGTAACAGTAGCAAGAGCAGATGCAGCATATTCATAACTCAATCCAACTGTATCTGCAACAGCGGCAAACTATTGAATACCCTCTGAGATTTCATCAGAGCTAGATGCTGTATCGGCACCTAAACGCACCATTACGTCAGCATAATATTCAAGACTCTTACTTCCATCATAGAAGTTATTCCAAACTGCGGTTAACTGATCCGAAGCTGTCTATGCACTAACTCCCGCGGCATTAGCCATTTTAATAGTTGTTTCAGTTCTATCTAGAACTTCCTACTCAGTAAGACCTTGCTGATAATAGATTAAAGCAGCATCAGTATAATCAACCGTAGTTGTACTTAACGCTTTAGCTGCCTCATTTGCCTATTTAGCAAACTTAGCCATATCTTCTGAGGAATTTTCAGTAACTATACGAATATTTGTTAATGATTCATTTAAATCTTGTGCGTATCCATAGGCTGTTTCTAAAGAGCCAATAAATCCCTATAACGCACTCGCTGTGATCTACCATCGAACAGTATTCTTCATTGTAATCCATAAATCAGACATTAGCTTATTTGTTCTAATTAATGGAGTTTCCGCAGCCATAATAGATTGAGAAAGATTTAAAAATGTTTCCTATCCTTTAATGCCTAACTTACTAAGCTAATTATAATAATCTGTTAAAGTTTTTCCACTCTTTGCCAAACTATCATTAAACATTATAAGATCTAGTTTACCAGAAGAACTATTTGTAGCCATCTAAAGATTTCGTCCCAATTCAAGAGCTGCTAAAGAAGCCTCTCTTAATTCTTTGGAAATAGATGACTAACTACCTAGTTTCTATAAACTATTTATAATTTCATTAATAGAAACTTTTAATTGACTTGTATCTGCGTCAAAACCAACAGAATACTTTATCCTTCTATTGTTACTGGCCACAATCCTTTTCCTCCTTTATCACTATAAAAAAAATAAGGCTCTTGAGAATTATATCTCAAGAGCCTTTTAATTCTCTATCTAATTTGTAAATTATATTAGATTTATTAATCTTTTCCAACCACATCTTTAATTACCGATAAAGCCTCAAGATTCTCACCATTTTTAATTTTATTCAACATATCGGTAATATATGTATCTAATCCAGAAGCATTTTTATTCATCATTTGGATAATGCCTGCGGCAGAGCTATTATATCTTGCTATATCGCTTAGAGTATCTTTAACTAAATCTTCAATAAAAGACAATTCATCTACTGGAATAGCACTTCTAACTGCATCAATAACACCATTAGTCTCTAGTGTATCGTAAGTTTTTGCAATATTTTCATGCACATCTTCTTGCTCAAAAACGATTCCACCATACCACCTGCAAATAGCAATAGCAAAATAAGTTTCTACTCTCACCGGACTAAAACATCCAGTCATCTCATCTATCGCTAAATCTGCGACAAAAGTAATAAGATTTGTTTTATCTGTAATCGGAAGATAATTAACCACAGACAAAATCTTATCTTCTCCAATTTTTACTTCTGTATATTTAATTTTAGGCTCCAAACCCAAATCTTTAAAAGTAATTTCACTCATTGTAAAAACTCCTTTATCTCATTTATATTTTTATTATACTAGAAAAATTAACTATTGTCAAGTTTTTAATATGCGTATTTAGACAATATATTATTGTTTAATGTAGCAGAAATTGTTAATTTACTTATGACTTCATTAACTATATTACTACGAGTTAAAGCGTCTAATACATTTGGACCAGTATTTCCATACCACTTATTACCAGTAGAATTTTCTCCCCCAATAGAAACTATTTCATAACCGCTATTGCGAACTATATCATCACAAATATTATTTATAATACGCTAAATAGAAAAAACTTTACCATTAACAATAAGTAACTGACCAAGATGTCCTTTAGAAGAAGCTAGACCGCCAGAAGAAACCCATTCATTAAAAAATGAGGCGGCTACCGATGCACGAATATTATTAAAAGATTCTTCAAAATCTGATCCAGTGAATCTATGAGCAATCATATTATAAGCAAGATATTTTTCTGGCTAACCAGAAAAATAATCCCCTACATTCATATTTGAAAAAACCTAAATTCTATTTGCAGATTTCTTTTTATTCTACCACTTTGCATTAACATTAGCACTAATCTCTATATTAAATACTTGATTACCCTTAGTTACTGACAAATTAAAAACATCATTATTAAAAACTTTAGCAGCACCTCTACTTCCATTGTCAGAAGTAGTATTCTATCCTCTATCAACCCACTTTAATTTCCCACCAGACTACTTAATAGCAGTATCTAATATACTATCCGCAGTATTAATTCCAATAGATATACCTTCTGCGACTATAGCTTGACTAATCTAATTTCCAATAACTTTTCTAAAAATATATGATATTGTATTAGCAAAAGATCTAGAGTTTACACTTCCACCTTCATTTAATCTTGAAACCGCTCTACTCAACGAATCTATTACTTCTTTCGCTACATTGATATCCCCATCTTCAATGGACATAACATAGTTCTGCTAAGAATTATCTATCTAAAAACTAGTACCAACTAGCGATCTTCCTATCTAGGTTAAAGCATCAAGAACACTGACATTTATCATATTGGCTTTCATAAGAGCCTATATCAATAATCTAAAAAAATCATTAACTCTTTTTATATCAGGTGTCCCATTAGCCAACAAATTATTAAAATTGCCAGCCTATTGTAATATAGTATTATAATTTTCAAAATTTACCTATCCACCGGCTAATTCAATTCCTTCATTGATACCTGCCGCGATCTAATCAAGAGTAGAATCCAATAAGGTACCAATCTATAAATCACTTAAAACTCTCAATCCACTCGCGGCAACTGGACCTTTAGACCGCATCTATTCTTGAATTGATACAATCTAAGTCTCAATTCCCGCAGTCTTCATTTTACTCATTGCCTCTTGATACTATCCACTAAAGAGAATATTTGCGGACTCTACATCTCCGTATTCTCTTAAATGACTACTATGATAAACAATATAATTTAAAGACCAACGCTATACATAATCATAAATATTAACATCCATACTCCTATATCTCCTTATAAAAAGAAAAAGGGAGGACTTTATTAAGTCCTCCCTTAAAATTAAATGGTGTCGTCGCTAACAGAGACTAACTTATTGCGCATTTTTGCGCCAGAATAAGTGCTTGTGCTTTCTGCAAAACTGAGCTTGTTATTAATAGTATAACTCTTCTCAAAGTCTCCGTTAATCTTAGTAATCTTAGCTGTAATAGGAGTTGTATTACTCTCCTTAGTAAGAATTACTAATAGGCCATCTGCCAATTCTGCGCCATCTACGGTTTGAGTCTTTGTATTGCCCTCAATACGGTCATCAGTAGAGAAGTATTTCTCATATGCTGGGTTAGTTATTACTACAGTATACTTGGTACTATCGCTCTCTACTGGAATTTGGAGGCTAATTTGTGCGGCTTCTGGAATTGTATCTCCATAAGCCTCAGTATCATAAGCCTTTCCTGTTACAGTACCAGTTACATCAAGTTCCGCCTCTGTGGCACTGTTAGAAACAAAATTTACAGTTACATCAGCGGCTTCACTCTCATAAGTACCAACATTCTCAGAGCATGGCTCACGAGAACCTTCGGTTTCTCCAGTTTCATCAGTAATTACCTGAATAGCGGCAAGAACTTTATGAGTTTGATCAAACTTAGTGTAGTCTGGGAAAGCGTCCATTGTGAATGTAAAGGTAGATGGATCACCGTTAGCAGCCATGCTGAATGTGAAGTTACTCTGAACCTTACAGTTAGGAATAATAAATTCAGCAGGCATATCTACGCCATCGCTCTCACGGCGGAATAGAGTAGAAGCTTCAAGATAATAGTTTCCGCCAAACTTATCAGCGGTAATCTCAATCATCTGGGCACCACCAGTGCGCTTTACATAATAGTCAACTAAAACGATAGTACCAGATGGGAGCACTCCCGCATGAGAATAGCAAGTTAAAGTTGATTTTCCGTCCTCTGTATAAGAAACAGAAACAGGAATGCATGGTTCAGCATTAACTTGACCATCATCTCCTAATACCATTACAAAAATGTCAGCAGAACGATGATACATTTCATTTTCATGATCTGCAAATCCATTCCAACAGGCTTTATCAGGAATTACGATAGTGTTAGCTGTTTCAACTTCTACCTGAGAAGTTTGATGAACGTAAATTGGAGCTTCTTTTGTTGCATCAAGCAGACCTGCACCAGAAAGAATAGAGAAGCTCTCTGGAGAAAGTAAAGCATCTTCCATTGTAAATGTTAGAGTACGCTCACCTTCCCAAGCAATCAATCTAGTATATCCACGTCCGCCCTGTGCGTATACAGTTGTTGCAGCACCTTCAAGAGTAGAGGTTCTTAAAGTGTCAAAGTACAAAACTGGTTCATTTTTATAGAACTTACGATTACCTAAAGTCTGATAGCTTTTGGCACGAAGTACTACATCGCAAATCTCACGAATACCAAAACGCATGAGCTAATTCCTCCTTAATTTTTAGGATGTATATCTCGCATCCATGATTCAACTGGTTTATCTGGTTTGCCGCCCGCAAGACGAACCCGCAAGTCAACATCCCATTCAATAAACGCATTATATCTTTCCATCAAATCAAATATCTAAAACATATTTAGATTTAAGCAATCCTCTAAACTCATTGTATTAGATCCGATTGTCAAGATAGATATATAGCGTGTTAGAACACTCTCATTATTTCCTTTGCTTTTGATTTCTGCTACTTTTCGTCTACCGCGCATTAACTTTTCAGCAATTTCTTTAGCTCGGTCATTAGCTGGATTATAGATAACATTATTTCCCTAAAATAGACTGTTTACACACAAAATCTCTTTTAGTACGCTTTGAAAAATATCAAAGTTATTATCATCTATTAACAAAGGCTAATTTTCTCCTTGCTTAGTTAAAATTATTGAATTTCTAGTTATTACTGGTATATAATCAGGAAATAATAATGTAAGTAGCATAATAACAGCATTTTTTTTATCTTTATCCTGTGACTATTCTAACACCTTCATCAATACTTGAAAATTAGTTAATGATGATAAAAGAGTTTCGTCCTATATTAATGATTCTTTATCTAAACATAAATATTGAACTGCCATAAAAAATTTTGTCTCTCCCATAAGAGCTATCTCTTTAATGACGGGAACGTGAATAGTAAGTTGTAATTCAGGAATGGGAATATCAATTCCGGCCATTAAAGCTAATCTATAATCAAGCAAGCGGATTTACCTTATCTTCATTTCCGCGAATAGCAAGATATGTTAGAGACAAACCAGCAAATTCTTCATCATATATATATGGCGTAGCTGATACAAATTCTAGCTCTCCTATACCCGTTAAATGAGTTCCATCAAGCATTGAATCTATCTCTCCCGCAATTCGATAAGGTCGTAAATCATAATCTCCCAAATCCCAATTATCATAATGACAAATAATATCAATACCAAATGTATTATCTCTATATTCAGGATTTGTAGAATTTCTAACCATAGTGCCATAAATCAATCTTAAATAAGATTTTTCTGGTCTATCAACCTTTATCTTAGGAACAGCAGAAATCTACTTAGTATCAATCATTTCCTTTATCATATCTCCTGTAACGGTCGGTTTACTTTTCCAATCTCTAGTATTATAAGTTAATAATTTCAAAACATTCTAATTAGAAAGTATTCTTTCCATAATCAGAGAAGCATCTTTCTACATACCTAACAAACTAGATTTAGGATACTCATAAGTATTTTTTTTCATTTCAATTCACTCTCCTTAAAATAAAGATTCTACTACAATAACTTTTTCCAGTACAGTATTATCCTTCTTCCATACTAGAGTGAATTGACCATGAGTAGTTTTATTCCACACCAACTAAACAGATTTATTTCCATTTGGACATAAAGTTACAGGAACATTCTTTTCTAATATTGACCAAGCTCCATTAGCTTCTTCTACAGAATAAGATTCTTCTATCATTGGTTTAATAAAAGTCTCTCCCATAATCCCGCTATTTGGAGTAGGATCTTCTGGTTCGAATATTAAACCATCTTTCATACTATTTTCTATATCATCAGTATCTCTATTTATATAATCTTCTTCTGCACTCACTTCAATTACATTCTTCATACTTATATCATCTGGAGCCTAAACTTTCCAACATCTTCCAGCGAACAAAAATTCACTATATCTATCAAAAGCATGAATAGTTTTTTCATTTCTTGGCATAAGTATGTTTAAGCTAAGATTAGGTTTATCCAATCTTTCTTGATTCTTCTAAATAGACTCGATTTGGGTTTCAACTGGACCTCGAATCGCAGCCCAAGTCTAACACCAATTCCCTTCCTAATCTTTAAACTTAATTCTATATCTACAACGTCTTATTTCCCCTCTAAAATAAGCGTCCTCAGTTATTTCTTCAAGATAAATTATCCAATGAGTGCCAGTTTTTTTCCACTCAAAGACATCTCCAGGCTCATATTGATTAATATGATCTATGGAGATTATCTTATCATCATAGTCCTGTTTCACTTTATCTGGATTAATAAGCGCACGACACATAGGATAAATATTCATATCTGGATCAACAGCATCTAACGTTGCATCTAAAACCTAGGTTGACTTCTAGACTAATTGAACAGTACAGGCTTGATAAGAATATAATAATGCTTTCTAAAGAGTTCTCCATTTATCTTTGATCATTCTATCTTCCTAGTGAATACCACCCTACCATTCAAATCTTTTTCGCATTAATTCAAGATTCGTCATCTCTAATCACCTACGCCAACAAATCAATACATCTAAAGACTGTTTTTCGATAAATCATAAAATCATTACAGACATTTGAAGATAACCCTTCCAGTTTAGACAATAAAATAAGTCCCTCAACTCTATCTTTATACATTTTAACTAATCCACTAATTTCTTCTGTTATTACATTCAAATGATTTACCCAGTCTTCATTATTCTCTCTCATTGGAATTAACTTCCATAACTAATTAATCAATCTCTTTAAATCCTACTCTTTTGTTTCTAATGGGAAATTAATATCATATTTATCCATCAAAAACACTCATCTCTCTTAATGTTGACCAGTTTGATTTATAAGAGCCTTGATTATCAATTAGTTTTCTTCTTTTATAGAGACGCTGCATATGATGACTTTGACGTTCTGCTTCCTTTTTCAACTCTATTAATTTGGCTAAATGATTGGCCTAGGAAGTCATTTTAAAATCTGTTCCAGAATATTTCATTCTCGTCTATTCTATTGAAGCCACCTGGCGTTGTAACCAAGTATTATACATTAGAATAGCAAGAATATTTATTTCTTCTATCGTTAAATGTGCAGAAAAGGCTGGAATAATAGTTGCTATTCCAGTCTCTTCATCATTATTTTCTATATTGGTAAAACTGTATAATGGAAAACGAGGGAACTCAAAACCAGGAAGTGCATCCATTAGGATGTTATACAAATCTTTTTCAGTATCTTCCTATGTCCATTCCATATACATATCATCAGTAATTTTGCCAAAAAATCTATCATAAATTTCTTCAAAGGGGGTCGGATCGCCCTAAATTGGATATTTCTTATTATCCATGGCTATAACCTCCCTTATATCAATCAGAAATAGCTACTCTGCGTTTTGGAGCATCCTCACTTGTAGTTGACACTCTTCTTACAGGTTTCTCTTCCTTAGGATTCTTTTTATCATCTGCTGTTAATTCTAATGCTTTAGTAACATTAAATCCTAATTGTTTTTCCAAAGCATCTCTTTTAGACATATCATTTAAAGGAAGAGAAATAGCATGGGATTTAATCAGATCTTTAGTGCCTTCTGGAGCAAAATCAAGAGCATCCTTAAATTCATCTAAAGAACACGTATTCATCCAAGAATCAATCTCTTCTTCTTTCATCCAATACTCTGGTTCAACCCTACCATTAATAAGATATTCAACAATCTCTCTATCATCTACAAGTAAGTAATTATAAATTAATTTGCGGCCTCCAGGCGTTTGTACTAGCTTTTCTAGTTCAGATACTTCAAGTTCCTTGTGTTCTCCAGGGTAAAACATACGGCGCACGCCCAATTCAGGCAATCTATATACAACACGACCTGCGCTCTTATTATAAACAGTGCAACTATTTTTCATAATTTTTATCTCCTTTTTCTCAATAAATAAAAGGGGATAGGGATATTTCCCTATCCCCTGTCAATTAACCATTATTTGGATTTGGGTTAGTATTATCAAGCTCGCCTTGAAGTTCAGTATCAACATAAGAGAAGATGTTATTCGCCATCATTACACCGACACCAACCTTACGGTAAACCTGAATATCACGAGACCAGTCGTCATTATCATCGCGTTCGCGCACGTGGGTAGTACCCTCAAAAGCAACTTTTACAGGACGGCTCTCAGCTCCACCAGGAATAATCCAAGCATAACCTGGATCAATCATCTTTTTGGAGTTAGTCTCATCTTCAAGAGTTTGAGGTAGAATTACCACTCTAGTTCCCTTGTAATTTGCAAGATAACCAGTTCCCCAATACTAATCTCTCATATTGTCAGAAATCCAAGCATCATTATCTGGAATCATTTTTACTGCAAACTCACGAGTGCAATAAATAGTTGGTTGACCATAAGCAGTAGCAGTATTTACAAGATAATCCATAGTTGGTTCGTCAAAACCAGCAACAGCACAACGGTTTGCCGCGGGAAGCTGATTGATAGAACCCATAAGAGCTTGAGCAATCTCTCTATAAATAAGCTCTTGCATACCCTCTGTTACAATTTGAGTAAGTTCTGCAAAGTTTACTCTTCCATCAAGGAACTCCTCAAATCCGATACGAGCAGCTCCACCAATGGCGCTTGTTCCAACTTCGAAGCTCTCAGAACCAAGCTTAAAGGTCTCATACACACCAGCAAGCCCCACACGAGTAATGAATTGCTTAGCGCGAGTAAGTCCAGTTCTACGAGTAAATACAGGCTTGTCACCTTGTGCGAAAGTTCTAATCTCAGCAAAATTGCCATAAGAATTGAGTAAACGATTAGGAACAACTTCATCCATAGTCTGCTCAATTAAAGAGAATAGAGTATTTTTATTTTCTCTATAAAGTTCATCTGTGCCAACAAATTCATTTAGCTCATTACGCAAAGTGGTATTTAAAGCGTCATAGCTAAAAGACTCTCCTTGATAGCTATAGGTACCAGAAGGATTTGCATTAGCGACAGTTTTCATTAAACTAAGTAAATTAGCTTTATCTAACATTCTTCTTCACTCCTTCCAATTAACCTACACGCTGTACTTTTACACCAGGTTGAAGATCTGGCATAGTATACACTTTTACTACTGCAAAGATAGGATCTAAATCTCCACCTTTAGCAGAAGTTTCAGTATCTTTAGTTAAATATCCATCAGTATCAATCTTTAGACGATCGCCTACTGCAAGTTCTCCAGCATTAGCCTTAATGGTATTAGTAGTCCAAATATCACCAATACTAATCTTAATTACGCGAGGTACCATTTTAGTTCCTTCTGGCATCAATGCAGGATAAGTAAATGTCTCCATATTTTTCTTATATGCTACATCACTACCTTCGCGTACAGCTTCTCCGGTATAATCACTTATTGTAGCAAGTGTAGAAACTGTTTGTCCAATTGGACTATATACACGAGCATTATAATTATCCTTAATCATAGCAAAATCAGCGTCAGTTTCGCGATCTCTATAAATCTTTACTTCATTAAACACCATCATCCAAGCGCCAGAAGTAGCTTCTGTACTAAAATCGCATACGCCTTTTGCATAATTATACTTTACAAATTGACCGTTCTCAAGAATCTCAATAGTGCTAGCTGCGGGAAGCTGAGCATATACTTGACCATTTCTTGGAGCGGAAAGATGGTTTGGCTCCACTTGACCATATCCATACTGGACAAAAGTGGCATTACCTAATCTTTTAGAACTCTTAGCCATTCTTTAATCCTCCTTAAATACTGCTTTTAGCAGTTTCACGAATTGCTTTTACCCAATCAGGAACGTTGTCAGTTTCTGGATTATTTAAATTAAAAAGTCCCTTTGGGGTATTATCTTCTTCTTTATGCTTTTCTTCAAGATTGAAATTTACTTTATTTCTAACACAAAGAATAGATAATTTAGCTTCAATATCATCTAAAGAATAAGTATCAATATGCTCAGCGACATCTTTCTTATCCTCATCACTTAACATATAGAAACTATCAATCATTTGTTGTTTACTTTGACGTTCAGCATTAAGTTTAAATTCTCTTAGTGCTGTAACTTCATTATCTAGATTAGTTTTTTCTTGCTCAAGAGCAGAATACTTAGTCTCTAAATCGGTAAACTTTGTAAGTAACTCTGTATATTCTGTTACTTCTTCAAGATTGTACTTCTTACCTTGAGGAGCATCCTTTTTCTTTTCTTTTTCTCCCTCTGGGGCTGGAGCAGGATTTTCAGAAGTCTTTTTCTTCTTATCCTCCTCTGGATTTGGAGTATTTTTCTCGAAATCAGTAGGTACTTTCTTCTCATTCTCCATAGGTTCTTGAGAGCCTCCTTTATTTAAAGTTTCTTTTAATTGATCCATCATAGAATACATCATAGTTTTAAGTTTCTAAAACTCTTGATTATTCTCCAAAGAAAATTGAGAACTAAATTGAGCTCCCTCGAAACAAGGCTCAACATTTTCTCCGAGAACACATAATTTCTCAATCAATGCCTCATTGTAGATAAAGATTCTTTCATTTGTTTTATCATCTTTTGTCCAAAATCCTGATTGATTTTCTTCATTCAATTCCATAGAATGGTTATTGCCATTCTCCAGGATTCTTTTAGATTCTGGATAAACGCTAGTCCAAATGTATACATCTGTCACAAGATATTCTCTTTCTACGCCTTCATCATTGAACTTCTAAAACCATACATTTGCATTTGTAGGAACAAATCCATATGGTCTTGTAGTATCAACAATAGCAAACTTACCATCTCGAACAATAATTTCTCTGTTGTGGCCTTCAAAATCATTTATTTCATGATTAAAATATCCAACAATAGGACTTCCTGGTAGTTTACGTCCCATTTCCGCGGCCACTTCTTTGGTAATTACAGTATGGTTGCGGTTAGGTTGCTACCCAACGTAGCAAACTTTGCAGACACCTTTACTAACTAGAGGAGAAATCTAAGTGTTCTAAATATATTCCATCGTATTTAAAATGGGAACACTAATATGCAAGTTTAATCCCTCCTTTATGACGAACTTTCTTGATTAGCTATTGTCTTATCTGACTTTTCGCCATCTTCTTTTTTGGGCCTGCCGGCTCCATCAGTATTAGTTGAACTTGTCTACTTATTCTAAGAATTAGTTTTAGATGACTAATTATTATTACCCAAATCTTTTCCGCTTCTGGTATTAGAACTCATAGGCGGAATCATAATTTCTGCTAAATTCAATACTTCGTTCTCAAATGTTAATGTAGCTAATATACTTGATTGAGAGTGACCTAAAGCAATCTGCGGCAACATCTTAGAATAACCCAGTTGAGCGTGCTCTTTATATAATTTAGATAACTCTTTATAATTAAACTAGGTAGTTTCTAACATTTCCGCTCTAAACTCATAATGATTTTTGCGATTAAATTTCTCTACTACTCGATTTAATAAATCTGTAAACATGAGAGGAATATCTCTTACGCTAGATTCATCTGTCAAAATAGAATTTGTAACTGCAATATTGCCATCTGCATTAAACAAATTATGAGTTACACCTGAGTTATTATAAACTGTACGTTCAACTTTTTCCAAATCGTCTGTCGTTGTATTAGAATTATTATCTTTTGTATCAATTTTTTCAATATCTGCAAAAGTTGTTAATACATCTACACCAATAGCTCGTTTTAACATAGTTACAGCATTATTATGAATATCCCTTGCTTCATCAACATCAAAAATCAAATCTCCATTTTTATCAAGAGGCAACTTCTAAATAATAATTTTTAATAATTGTTGCATTGTCTTTTGACGATCTAATTCTTGTGCTTGATCCAAATCAATAATAGAAGGAATAACCCCAGCTAGAAAAGGAAATTCATTATCATTTAGACTAAACTTTACAGAAATACTAGGATCTAGTGGATACCATACAGTAGTATCACCTGGATAATCCCCTTTTAATTTTCCCTGTTTATAAAGAATATATGCCTTTTGAATATCCTGTGGAAAAATCTTTAATATCTAGATTTTATATTGCGGATTGGCAAAATAAGTGTCAAAAAACTAAAGATTTAATTCTACTATTGGATTAGGGCCCTAGAAATATCTACTTCTGCAATATGAAGCTGGTAATTTCTAAATTGCAAATCTATCTCCAAAATCAACAATTACACCATAATAAGCTCCTTCTTTAATAATATCTAATGATATATTTCCAAGCATTCTCTTCACACTAGATTTATCAAGGTAAAGTAAGACCTTTGAAAAATCTTTCAATAGCTTATCTTTATCTTTCTACGCATCTACTGTGTATGGAGTAATATACCAATCAAATCTATATAAGAAGGCTAAATATTTACATAATCTATAATAAATACCGCTACTTTCATAAAAGTAATTAGAAATCTCTCTTAAAGTCTTGTAATCATGCTTATAAATAGCATTTAATACAAACTTTTTATCTCCATAATTTCTATTTATCTTTTTATATGTGCCTAGATTAATAAGCGCATCATCCACAGACCGTAATCCAACTCGCATTTTTGCATAATCAACAGTATCATAGTTCAAAAAATCTTCTTCCTATTGATAACGAGTAATAATACCTCGATCTAGTAGATCAAAACCTTTAGCTCTTATTTCTTCCTATCGACGTTTTAACAAAATATCACCTCCAGGTGTTAATATCCAGCTTTACTCATTAAATAATCATAAGAGATGATATTTTCCTCCGTATAGGGAACTTCAATGAGGGTAATACCTTTTAATGCACAAAATCTGCGCTTTTGATTATCATTATATTTCTATTGGTATAATCCTCTATTTCCACCAAATTTACTAACAGCCTAATAATGCTATTTACCCTGATATTCAATTAAAAAATCAAGATTTCCATCATCATCAAAAACAGCAAAATCAAAACGAAGTGGCCTGCCACTTGGTGCTTTCAGCCCAGGAAACTCATACTCTTCTTTAAAGTTCATGCCATTTTGCTCTAATATTTCATGAATTTTAATTTCTCCACGACTAGCTTTCATATCTTACACCTCACTCATAAACATAAAATCTGAAAATCTTCTACTTTTACGCTTGCGTTTACTATCTTCTTCCTATTTAATATAATATAATCCATATTCAAGCGCAGAGAATTTATCTTTGGGCACAGACTTATTTGCCTATTTTAAAATAATATTTACGCCCTCATTTTCTTCTCGCAAATTTAGCATTTCTTCTCTTAATATAGAAGTTAAAGTGAATGGTTTTAAATATTCTGCCCGCTCTTCTGGTTTCATGGCTTGACCTTTCTTAGTACCAAGTAATTTATTTCTAGCAACTTTTTCGTCGATTAAAAATCTTAACTTTCCAGCCCGCAACTATGTCTAAACATTGCTATGGGCTTCGGTATTAATTGGCGCATTTGCCTTAATTTCATAAATAGCATCATATTCTGTATTATCTGTTCTAAATCGTTTGTATTCTCCATCTTCATCATTAGCTACACCAAAATCAGGAAAAACTTCATTGGTATCTGGCACTATTTGTGGTTTAACCATATAATCCATCAATCCAGCACCAAGTCCATTACCGTCAATAACAATAATTTTAGCTTTATAATCATAATATAATCTTTTTAGCTTAATTGCCTAATCTTCAAAATGTTCATCATCCATAGTATATATATTAACAAGAGACTTAATCGCTGGTCCTTGAGACTGAGGGGTTACTTTAAATACACATACAACAGATTGACATTTCTTTCTTCCTACATCAACAGAAAGAACATAATATGCTTGAGCAGAAGAGCGCCCGGAAGATTCATATTCAGGCTAAAGCAATTTTCTACTTCTATCAAAAGCATCACCATTAAAGAAGGCATCTTCTACGGTGCCACTCCATTTAGATTCATACTCTCTATCAAATGATGCTTCATTAAATGTACCATCTTGTTTTAACTCCTATACAAAGTTGCGGGATTGCAATCCCACTAGCACAGGAATTCTCCATGTTCCGCCCATTACAATACTCTTTTCGGGTTCTAGTATCATGCGTACTAGCAAAGTAATCAACTTATTATATGGGAATGTGTTTTTCCACCCCGCAGTAGTAACATAAATCTAGGATTTATTGAGTGTTTCTTCTTCATGAACAGATCCATCTAAACATCTTCTATCAACGTTCATTAGAGGGATTAAAACTTCATTTAAAATATCTCCATCTACACCAACGCACTCCTCAATTAATCCTCCATGTCTACGCTTACCACGAGAAGATTCTCTAGCAGCAACGTTGTCAAAATAAGATCCATTTTTGAAGATATACTTACAATAATCTTTTCCTTCCTAAGTCTTACCTCTTCGCCAATCAATCTCTCTCTAAAGTGCAGGAATCGCATTACAAATTTCCTAGACTTTTTCTTTTGCTATACCTGCTGCCTGTTCTTTTCCACCAGAAGTAATAAATAGCTTACATCCAGGATATAATATACATCTACACATAAGCACCATTACTGATAAGAATGACTTAGAATAGGCACGGGGAAATACCATGTATACATACTTATATCTCATGGCCGCCCGCAAGAAAACTCTCTAATAAAAATAAAAATTAATTTCTTTTTTTCTTGTCTCGTCTCCGCCGGTCTACAAAAAGTCAATAAACATATCTGGATATTCTCTCCAAAAAGCTATATACTATCTTGCTGCTGGAATTATCGCACGAACTCTTTCTTCGGAAAGACCAATTTTCTTATTATTATTTGAAAGGTTTAATAAATCTTTTAATGCCATATATTAAACCTCCTTTAATATATTATTTAACATTTCCTCATCTTTGTCTCTTTCCGACTCTTTCATATCTTCATACTCTTGATAATCTTCTTCTGTTAATTCTGGATGCTCGTAATTAAATAAATCTTCATCCTCATCGCTATCTTCAACATCAATATTTGCCTCGCGTTCTCTGTCTTTAACTATTTCTCTTAACGAAGCTTCGATCATATTACCAAGATTCATTTCCTCTGTAACTAGAGTATGAGTATATTGCTATAAATCCTAAAGAGTTCTATCTACTTTATCTTGGGGTCCTTCCGTATAATATCTAGGAATAAAACCCTCTCTTTCGCAAAGGGCTACTAATTCACCTATTGAATCTACAAATTCACCGGATTCGCCTTTGTTCTAAGCAGCCGTAAATTTGCCGCTTTTCATTAAACTATCATAGGCTTTTTGCATCTTCTAAAAGCCATCAATATCTCCAGCATCAATTAACTAATTTGCTTTTAAACTAGCTTTACATACCATAATAAGAGTATCTTTATGGCCTGCTCCTTGAATATCATAAGAACTCATCATATCATTGTAAAGCTGCTCCATTCTTACTCTTTCTTCCCAAGAATATCCGCGGCCCCATTTAAGACGTAATACTAATTTATCTTCTTCGGTTAGCTAATCACCAAAATCATCATCTTCCTCTGGATCTTCATATTCTGGAGTTCCTACAGGGGCCTAAACATCCTCTAATTCTTTTGGTTTTGGAGGAGTTCTATCAATAGACAACTGCTCTTGGATTTCATCTTCTGTAAATCCTTGAGCTTTCATATTAAGAACTTTTTTATCAATGGAATCTTTCTCTAGCGTTTCTGTATCTGCCCAAGTGTATTTATTCCATTGCTTTAATTTCATTTTAGATAAATAGCGTCCAATAATAGTTAATCCAGTAACTTTCTTTGGATCTTTTCCATATTTCTCCAATAAACCATTCCATTCTTCTTTAATATATGGAACGTCAATCTCCTATAAAATCCATTTATAAGTTTCTGGATCCCAGTTATCTACGTGCATAGTAAGACACTTTTTACAAATATCCATCTTTCCATCTGGAGGATACTTCTCTAAATTTTTTGATGTATAAAACTATGTATCATCCATAGTTTTACCACATTTTTTACAATAATGGCTCATTTATAATCAACCTCTTTTCTTATTGCGACAGCGCTTACAGATACTATATAAGTTATCTTTGCTTGTCTTATTCTTTGAAAAGAATTGATTATGGGCTGGCTTTAATTGCCCACACTTAGAACATTTTTTCATTGGGTATCCTTTTTGTTTATACTACCAACGTAAAAAATCTTCTAAAGCCTCTTCCGCAATGAGTTTAGGAATCTTATTTCTCCATAGGCTAGAAATATATTCAACACTATATGTTTTACCAAACTCATTTTTTAATATTTCCTATATTTCGTTATTCTACTTTTTATCAATTTTGAGTTCAACAATTCGTAAATAGATTGGAAAGTCTTTGAGAGCTTTATCACATATTTCTTCAAATGATTGAATTAAATACCATGTATCTCCCTCAAACTAATCATAACTATCCTCTTTTAATTTTGAATAATTGCATAAAATAGCAGAAACAACATTGGCGTCCATTAGCGAAATACCCTTTACTACTACCTCCTGTCCATTAAGATAACTCTAATCATCAAGAGGAATATGAGTTCTTACGGATCTCGTTAATTTACATGGTATAATAGGTTTCTAATATGCTTGCTTAATGATATACTAATCTTTTCGCATCTCTATTAATGCTTTTTTCATCATATATGCCTATTTTGTCCCAGCAGCGCGTTTTAAAGCGCCCTCCCAGACATTAATGGTTTCTCTCAACTATTTTAAACATGGTATAGTATCTAAATCTTTCTGTGTAATAGAAATCTTTGGCTAAAATATAACATTTTTATTTTCTGACATTAAACCATAAATGCCATCCTCGCCATTTTCCATCTATGACGCAAGCCCTTCGAAAGAACATTCTCTTTTATTAACAGTAGCCATTCTATTATCTGTTAATATATTCTTTTCTTTTTTCTCTTGCTTTTCCATACATAGAACTAAATAATCTGCTAATATTTCTAAATAGCTCGAACTAAGGTTCGGATTTTCTGCGATTATTTTTTCGACAAGCGCCTTCCGTTCTTCTGGAGACTCAATAGTATAATCTAATTTTATCATACTGTCATCTCCTTTTATACTCATATAATAACAAAAAAAAACTAGATTGTCAAATCTTATTTGATTAATTTATTTAAAAATGCTATAATATAATTATAAAAAATAAGATAGGAGATTTGTTTGCCAATGTTCTTTGACGAACCATATTTAGATTTACCGGAAAAAGCATAGTATTATTTTAATATCTTAATAATCAGTATTGCTATATCTCCATAGTATGCTTAGGAAATCTTCCAAAATAAAGCAATAATTTTATGGGATATTTAGGGAGTTAATGATCCTAGACCTATTGCTATTCATATATATACTTCTTACCATATTAATAAAGATTTTGACTATGAAGTATAGTGTATTCCTCACTAGGTATTAGAAGTTAATGAAAATGAAATATTTTTCTATGAAATGATTGATTACGATACTAGTGACCCTTGGAGGCTTGATCCAGATGCAATAGATTAATATAAAAGAATATTTTCAACAATAGGTAAACAAATTGCGGGAGATTAGTGGTAATGTTCCATCACTCATGATTATCGACGCAACAGCCTAGGATCCCGCAAATCAAATTTATATTCGTAATAAAATAAAAGACTTTAATGCTCTTGGTTGGGAAGCAGAAGTGTTTAGAGCGAATAGTTCAGTAGAGTTAAGACTACTCTTAGGTCATGCGAAAGACTGGGATGCGGTAATAGTTCAAATGCCAGTAGCAAATGGAATTGATTTCAATTATAGCCAAATACCTATCTCTAAAGATGCGGATGGTTTAAATCCTATGAGCAATATTACTCCAGCAACAGTAAGAGGAATTATAGACTATTTGGATGAATGTGGTTTTAACTACGAAGGTAAATCTGCTGTTGTTTTGGGAAGAAGCGATATTGTAGGAAAGCCAATGGCTAAAGCTCTACTGGATAGAAATATGACCGTATCAGTATGTCATAGCAAAACAGATATAAATACAAAACTCTATTTAACAAGGCAAGCAGATTTAATTGTCTCTGCGGTAGGAAAATTTAGCTTAACAAGAGAAGCCTGTCCTAACGCTATTGTTATAGATGTTGGTATTCGCAGAAATGAAGCAGGAATTATTCTTGGTGATTTTGTAGAAATTGATGAAATCGCAAAAAGAAATAATGTATGGTCAACTCCTGTCCCCGGAGGAGTAGGTCTATTAACAAGATTGGGGTTGATGAAAAATTGTTTATAGTTAGCGAAACAGGCGCAAAGATAATGAAATTTTCGGGAGATTTTGACAAATATGCTGAAGAAGTTCTTCATATTAACAATCCCTTTCGAAAATTTTATCATACACAAAGTCCTTCAGTATTTAAAACTAACACCGATGGTATCATAACAATAGATATGGAAGAATCTCGAAAAATATATGAAGAAACAAAAGTAAATAGAGAAGAATGGATTAAATTAAGAGATAGATATGTCGCAGAAAGAATACTGCGGGAACTTGGATATGAAGTTCTATTAACCTCGTCTTATTTTGAATACTATCCTGATGCTATTCCTTGTGAAGGAGCGTCAGGGCAATGCACAATAGACTGTAGAATGAATGGGTGTAAATATGAGTAAAATGTGTCCTTGTATTGATTATTGTTATAATAGATTCGGTCGGTAGTACACACCAGACTGCGACAATACTTGCGATTATGCAATTAAAGTTAAAGAAAATAAAATTCTTAAAGAATATTTAAAGAGATTGGCGGCGGAAACAAATAGTTTACACACTTTATTTGAAGATTGGGATAATTAAATTATCCACTTCTGCCCAACCGCACGGAAGAAAGGAAACTGCAATGAAACGAGAAGAGCTCAAACAACACGCGCAATCGCATTACGCAGACATTAAAGTGAGACTCAAGGAAGATACAGATCGCGCAATTATAAACTCTGAAATTTTTGGCCCCAATCTTCCTTTTCCGCAAAAACCGCGAGAAACCCACCATAATACCTTTTATCTTAAAGACCAAGATAGCGTATCCTGTCTATTCGGTTTAACCGATCGGAGCAAGACTGCAATCTTAAATTATGCAAGCTATAAACATCCAGGTGGTTATTTCCTTGGAGGTAGCTCCGCACAAGAAGAGGCATTGTGTCACGAAAGCAACCTTTACCCTATTCTTCTTGCTTTTGATGATACTTATTACGCATGGAATAGACAGAGACTGAATCGAGCCCTATATCTTGATAGAGCTATCTATACTCCTAATGTAGTCTTTGAAAAAGACGATAGTAGAAAATTAGCTGATGTAATTACTTGTGCTTCTCCTAATTATAGAACAGCACATACTTATCAGCAAGTTCCTCTTTCTCTAAACAATAGGATAATGGAAGAGAGAATTAATTTTATGTATCGAATTGCCGAGGCTAAGGGAGTGGAAAATTTAATCGCGGGAGCCTGGGGCTGTGGTGTTTTTATGCAAGATCCATCAACGGTCGCCACCTTGCTCGTAAACGCAGCCCGCAATTATAATATCCCAAATATCTATTTTGCGATTCCAAACCGCAATTCCCGCAATTTTAGAATTTTCTTGGAGGTTTTGGAAAAATGTTCAAGCAATTAATTATTGCGAGGCGAGACTTAAATATGTCTCCAGGGAAACTTGCCGCACAAGTTTCCCATGCTTCTATTGCTTTTCTTTTGGAAAAGTTATATTGGGGAAGTAAAGAAGTTGTTAAAGAAAGAGACGGTCTTATGTATCATATAGGAATAAGCCTCGATAGAGACTTATTCCATAATTGGATAGCGGAAGCGGAGACCAAAGTAGTTTGTAGAGCGAAGAATAAGAATGATTTGTTAAAGGCTGTTAAGATAGCAGAAGAATTAGGATGGGAAGAGAATAAGGATTATTGGCTTATCTATGATGCTTGTAGAACAGAGTTAGAACGCGAAGGCCCGGAAGGGACTTTGACGTGTATTGGATTTAGGCCAATGGAGGCGGAAGAAATTGACAAAATTGGGAAGAAGTATCAGCTTTATAATTAATATAGTTTTGATTTTACTATTGTTGACTGCTTGCGTGGAGGAGAACAATCGTTATCCAAGGCTAGAGTATATTCCTACAATGTGGAGATCTGATGCGATTAATATTAAACTAGAGGATGGATATATCTTAAAAGGATATGAAACGATAGAAACTGAGGATGGATATAATTTGATTTTTAGTTTTGAGGCAACCGACGATGGATAAAGTATTAGTATGGTTTGACGGCAAGCATTATTATAATATATGCGCAGTCTGTGGAGAATTATATCCAATTTACAAAGTAGAAGATCATATTATATATAATTTAAAAAAGAAGTGTAAATGCGGAGAGAAGAAGTGAGTTCTTCTCTCTTTTTCGTTATTGAGATTGAAAAGTCGATTTAGATTTTGAAATGGCGTGGCAGAACGATTTCACCAAAAAATTTCCAGTTTTTCCCAAAATACACGCCCCTCTTTCACATGGTAAAGTATTGAAGTGTAGTTGGCCTCTTTTGCTCGCTAAAGTACGAAAGCAAGAAAGCACGCCCCTAAAGGAATACGCGCGCGTAAAGGGTTTGTGCAAACTGCACAACAAGATGTTATTTATTTTGTGCAAAAGAGAGAGAAAGAAATTTCAAAAAAACTATTGACAAGTGAGCGTTTTGGTGGTAAACTGGACTTGTCCAGTAGGACAGAGACAAAAGCACGGCACTTTGAAAATTAAAAAATTTCAAAAAAGGTATTGACAAACTGCTAAAGGTTTGATACAATACAGACAGAACAAAAGAAAACCACACCACAAAAAGAAAGGGAGTCAAAAGAGTATGAAAAAGATTGATTTTACCAATGAAGATCGAGCCATTATTATGGAGTATATGGCCGCTAAGATGGCTAAGTCTGCGGCGGAGGCGGCGGAGAAAGCAGCTAAGGCTAAGGCTAAAGAGCTATTCTCCAGATTAGGTAAGGCTTTTAAGGCTACGGACAAAACAAGTTATCTATATGGCACGGTACAAATGCAGGGTAAGGCGAAAGCGGTGGTATATAAAGAAACTACCGCAAAAGGAACGGTTGACTGGAAAGCCTATGCTATGGCATTAGGCGGGACAGAGGCCGAAGCAGAGCAATTCCGCAGACCTTCCGATATTCGTACCTCTTTTGATTGGGCGACAAAGACCCAAGAAGAAGAAATTAGAGGATAACAGTTTATAAACCCTGCCTTGCAAAACACAAGGCAAGGCAGGGTTATAATAATTAAAAGAAAGGGGTATACTATATGTATCAATTACAGGTTTTAGCCAATGAGAAAATGCGCTATTATGAACCATCCACCCTTTCAATGGCAAGATGGAAAGCCAGTCACGAGATAGTCAATCCCAATCATTGGATTGTAGATTTATCCAGTGGAGAAATCGTAGATTAAAAAGAAGCTGACCTAACGGCTATACGGGGAGAAAGGATAAAAGACTATGAACAATTATATTAAGTGGTTCGTTGGGCCTACTTTTAGAAAGCATGAATTTATTAAACTTTTGCGGTATAAGATGAATGTGCGTTCCGCAGAGGTAGAGGACGGCATCATCTTAGACCTGGATGCTTTTAATGCCATGCGAGTGGCCTATATGCCACACTGGGCTTATATCAATAGAAAGTTTATCAATAGCAATCTGCATACCAGAATTGCAAGCGAAGATGAATATAAGATTGCTATGGTTGGAGATACAATCGGTACTGAATGGGTTAAAGAACAGGAGGCAAAGAAATGGAAATGAGAATTATTAAGCGGATAGGAGGCGGCATTTGTGCCGCTCTCCTACTCTGGACAGTTCTTAGTTGGGCTGATATAGTGGCGGATAACTGTGAGCCAAACCCACGGCACAGCGAATACAATATGTTCGTTCTCATGACTAAATAATAGGAGGAAAAAATGTATAGAGGGACTTATATCGACGCCATGGGCCGCAAGCGCAGAGAGATGGGATATTTCAGTCTTAATAAGCCCACTCTGAATAAACTCCATATACCAGTAATTGTCCAAGCGAGAGATAAGACAAGTGCGGCGAATAAAATCAATAGGAAATATAAATTGCGTATAAGTCCCAGCAATCTGCGGGAGGTGCCGATGGGCACGGGCTATCTCATGGAAACCATGGAGCTGTAAAGGAATAATACTTGACTGGCAATCTACACAAAGATTGCCAGTCATTTTTATGCACTTTTCCATATTGACTTTTCGCCGGGCCGCCAGCGTGCGCCGCGGCCCGAATTTTTATTTATTCGGCAATTTCAACAATTATATGACCGAAAGTTTGTGCAATTCGACGAAAGTTTTTCTCCCGAAATTACTTGACATTCCTTTTCCCATGTGTTATTATATACTTGTCCAAAGGGACAGGTCACAAAAAGAATTTGAAAGGAAGTAAAAAAAATGACTTTAGATATGGTTGCTTGGTTACTTTCTCCGCTTGCAGAAGATACTATGTTCTTTGACGGGGAGGGATTCGAAATTATCAATAAGAATACCCAAGCTCATTACCATGAATTACCTGATGGTAGAATAACTCTGGGAGGAGACGTAATCGAGGTATCTAAGGAATGGGTTCTGGGACTTCAGGTAACCGGCATTGAGGCAAGAGATAACAATTTAATCATTTATGTAGATGGTTAAGAAAACTTGCGGGAGTGGAGGCCACAAACCTCTACTCCCCACGATAAAAAGGAGGAATAAATATGATTGCTGTTATTAAATTTGAAAGTGCAGAAAAGTCTGTGGAGTTTGGAAACACAATTTGTAATATGGCTGGCTGGTGTTTGGGTCATCCTCTCAATTCCAATGTTACCGGCTGTGTTTGTACACTTGATTTTAATACCGGCGACAAGCAAGATAGAGCCTTATATAATTATCTGCTAAAAATTGGAGCTTTCGAGGAGGTGGAACTAAAGTGAGTATTGAGCGTTTACCGCACACATATCCTATCGGCTCCACTGTCTGGACGGATAAGGGATATGGCACAGTTCTACTTCACATTGGTAAATACCATCTGGTTTGGTTGCAGAGATTAGGGCTGGCGTAATGCCGGCCCTATTGATTTTTTCAAAAAAATATATTATAATAATTATAGAAAAATAAAGAAAGGAGTTTTTCTAATGACCTTAGAAGTGCTGAAAGCACTCGTGGTTATTTTGGAGTTCTGTTTGAACTAGGATTCTTGTAAAAATTGTCCTATGTCTCAGTTCTGCCAGAAAATGCCTTGCGAGTGGTAAATGTTCCTTCCGATTGTTCTAAATCGGCGATTCCCGTGATGGAGTCGTTTTTCGCACGAGCCTAGGTCACTAGAATTTATTTATCAAAATGCAAGAAACTACTTTCTCTCGCAAATTAGATTCAAGTGGTAGAATTATGATTCCGATTCGCTTGCGTGAACAAATGGGACTTACTTCCGGTTAGGAATACTATTTTACTACTATGGTAAAAGATGGTAGAAAATATATCTGTATTGACTGCGGATCGGTTGATTCCTCGCTTGAAGAAGCTATGAAAATTATCCAAGCAAACGGATTAAAGATTGTTGAAAATGCCGATTGACTTCTCAAAAGAAAGGGAGTTGTTGGTATGCAGAAATTAATGACCTCCTGAAATTCAGGAGGTTCTTTTTTTTTATTCGTTCGCCCGGCCGTGCACCACAGGCGCGGCCGGAATTTTTTATCAAGAGGCAATTTGCACAATTTTAGGCTCGAATTGTTGTGCAATCTGACGAAAGATTTTTTCCTAAAATCGCTTGACTTTCTGCTTTGCCTGTGGTATATTATTATCAGAAAGAGGGAGACAGAAATACCTCGAAAGAAAGGAAAGAAAAAATCATGGAAGAAAAGAAAATGATTTTGGTCACGGACGGATACGACGATAAACCTATCTGCGTAGCGTCTAATACCATCGCCGCCCGCAAGTCTGCTTTGGATTATCTGGAAAATCAATATGACGATGGAGAATGGGAGGCTATTCTGGAAGAAGATGGATATGAAAATCGTGATGACCTTTTCCATGATATGATGTTAGGTATGGAAAGTGAATGGGAGCGTTTCAATATCAACTTTGCGGAAGTTTCCTTTGCGGGGTGAGTATATGACAACTTTTACCATGATAATTCTGATTGCTTTTGTTCTATGTCTGGTATGGCAATTTGTAGCCGCTATTGAAAGAGATTGCATAGGACTTGAAATCATGTTTGCGGCGGAGATTTTAATGTTTGCGTATCTTGCAAAAACTTTGATGTAAGGGGTTGACAAATCGCCCCAACTATGGTACAATAAGACCATGGAAGGGGCGACCCCGATAAATAAAAATTAAAATTAAGAAAGGAAGTTTTGGAAATGCGTGTTAGTAAGGTTGTTCGGGAGTATATTGAAAAGGAAGTTGGAGTAAAGGCTGAAATCAAGAGGCAGGCTGTCCATGAAACCTTTTCCGCTTATGAGACAGAGTGTAAAATCATGCAGGAGAAAGTTAAGCAGGCGGTAAAAGCCCTTAACGACGAACTTCTTTCGGAGGTTAAAAACAAGGGGATGAGTTTCCGCAGATATAATGACCGGCTGGTAGAGGCTTGCCAGGATTGTATTTACCCCGCTATGGAGAACGAGAAGAAAAAGGCCATGCGGGAAGTTAGCGACTGGGAGAAAAATGCCGTAACGGAAATTATTCTTACGCTTGAGTTGGGTGGTACTAAAGCTGACCTCGAACGGATGTTGAAAGAACTGGATTAAGAAGGGAGGAAGGGAGTGCAAGACTATAAATCTTGCACTCCCGCAGATAAAAATGAAAGCTACTGGAATTGTGCGCCGTATTGATGATTTGGGCCGGATAGTAATTCCAAAGGAAATCCGTAGAAACCTTCATATTAGAGAAGGCGACCCATTAGAGATTTTTCTTGAAGAAGATGGCGGCGTAGTTTTTAAGAAATATTCTATAATGGGAGAATTTTCCTCTTACGCTAAACAAATGCAAAATGCCCTTTCATCTAACAGAATCGCCGCGGCTATTTTTGACAATGATGGAATTTTATGCGGGCCGCGTTCATTTGGAATTACAAGAGTTCCCGATGACTGGATTGATATTCGCAGTTCGGCGACAAAATGGGAAAGTATGTTTATTACACCAATTCTTGTGAATGGCGACCAGGTTGGTTTTATTTGCTATAAAAATAGCAATAACGAAGAATCTGTCCATGACATGGTTAAACTTTCTGCAAGATTTCTTGCAAATATATGTGAAAGTTAAAAGAGGGCCGAAGCCCTCTTTTTTATCCCATTTTTTGAATAGGCTTCTCGACGGCGCGCTAACGTGCGTGGCGCGCCGAATTTTCTCTTTTGTAGAAGTTGCACAATTTTCCAGCCGAAATTTTGTGCAGTTTGCCTCTTGTTTTCTATCCCGAAATCTGATATACTTTAATCAACCTAAAGAAAGGAAGTAAATCAAAATGAAAAAGATGCTCTGCTTTGATATGGATGGAACAATCGCTGACCTGTACGGCGTGGATGATTGGTTAAAAGATTTAATGAATGAAAATCCCTATCCATATACAGTCGCCAAACCTCTTTGCGATATAGAAGAATTGAATACCGTTCTTAATAAACTCATTGAGCAGGGCTGGGAAATTCGGGTTATCAGTTGGCTTGCAAAAGACAGTTCTAACTCATATAAAACTGCTGTTCGTGACGCAAAGCGCACTTGGCTTGCAAAATACAACTTCCCCGCACATAAAGTCCACCTTGTGGAATATGGCACAACAAAAGCAAATTGTGTGCGGAAACACTTTGAGCCGGGAATTAGCAATTTCATTTTGATTGATGATAATAAAAGTGTGCGGGATGGCTGGCATTTAGGGGAAACAATCGAGCCACATGAAGATTTACCTACGGCCTTATGGCGACTGGTAGAGTAATCCACCAGTCAATCTTAAAATAAGAAAGGAAGTTTTGTAAATGAAGATTAGAAAGGTTAATAGGCTTATCCTCAGCGAGGAAGAGCGACAAGTATTGAAAAATGCGTCCATTCTCATTGGTCAAATTGATCAGGTTATGGCCGACAATGAAATTGATGACGATATTTCGCTTGAAGATTTAAGCTATTGGCTTGACGAGATTATCAATAAAGAATATCTTGGATATTAAGAGGGCTTCGGCCCTCTTATTTTTACTCTTTAATATCGTTTGGGCGGCTCGCTGGCGCACGCGGCGAGCCGAGTTTTTGTTTTTGTCGATGTTGCACAATTTTGGCTTGCAAATTTTGTGCAATTTGCCATCTTGTAATTATCCCGAAAGTATGGTATTATATATTTGTCAAGAGGGGAAGGCCAAGAAATCAAGAGGTCGCGAACTCTTAGAAAGTAAAGGAAGTAAATTTATATTGTGTCGTAAGTCGAGTGAACGCCGTTAGAATAGGCCGTTCTAATGCCCAGTAGCTTGCAGTAAATCGCAATAAAAATTTCCTTTTCCTCTTGACATCAAGCATGATATGTGCTATAATAAACTCAACAAGAGGAAAGGAAGTCAAAGATTATGATTGATAAGCGTAGACACTATGTTTTGGTGGTTGATACTGAAACTGCTAACACACTGACTGAAACTGACGAAAACGGCAAAGCCCGCATGGATATGAGTTGCGTTCTTGTCTATGATTGCGGATGGGCGGTAGTGGATACCAAGGGCAATATTTATGAAACTGCCAGTTTTGTAAATAGGGACATTTTCAACGATGAGCGGGATCTCATGCGGACTGCTTATTATAATTGGAAAATTCCCCGCTATATTGAGGAACTGCGGGCCGGCACTCGTAAAATGGCTACCACTTATGAAATCCGCCAAGTTATGCTCAATACCATTGAGCGATACGGCATTAAGGAAGTTGCGGCTTATAATGCCAGATTTGACGATAATGCCTTGAGAGTTACACAGCGTTATGTGACCTACTCCAAGTGGCGTTATTGGTTCCCGTTTGACAGCGTGGAGATTTGGGATATTATGAAGATGACACAGGATGTTATCTGCAATATGCCCACTTATAAGAAATTCTGTCAGGAAAACGGATATGTCCAGGCTAATGGTGTCCCCCGCAAGACTGCGGAAATCGTGTGGCGGTTTATCTCTGGCAATACCGATTTTGAAGAAAGTCATACGGGGCTTGAGGATGTTCTGATTGAGGCGGAAATCATGTGGTATTGTATGCGTCAGCATAAGCCCATGAGAAAGGCCCTGTATGAGAATAAAAGAGAGTTTCCGCCTATGACAGATTTTCAGCGTCAACTTTCCGCAAGTTTGAAAAATAATCCGACAATTCGGGTAGGGGCTTAAAGCCCCGCCCGATAGAAAGGAAAAGAAATGTTTTCAAGACAGTTTACCACTAACCATCTTGACCCCGATTATGTCTATGAGGTTATTCACCTTATGCAGCGGCTGGGATGGTTTGTTGATGGGCCGACAGAAACCGGACTTTTGACTGTAAATATCCTTCTGGATGATATGCCGCTTTGGGATATGGTTTATAGTTATATGATTGATATTTAAGAGGGCTTTACAGCCCTCTTATTTTTTTTTATATCTAAAAGGTCGACGGCCCGCGGATGGCTGACGCGGGCCGAATTTTTCAATGGTAATGTTGCACAAAAATTTCGTCCCGTTTTTGTGCAGAATTTTGCACAAAAACTCTCTCCCAAAATTCCGATTTTTTGTGCAATTTGACGCTTGCAATCTGCTTTTGCTTGTGGTAAAATACATTCAGAAAGTGAGAGAGACGAACGGCAGACAGCGACAGCGAATTTCTCAAAAATCTTTCAAGAATCTCTTGACAAGCCTTTGAAGATGTGCTATAATAAGTACAGAAAACAAGGCAATGCACCTTGAAAATTAAATAAAAAGGGCTTGACAAACTTTCCAAAGTGTGTTACACTATAAGGGAGGTTGAGAGGGCAAACAAGTAAAGAGCAAAAGTTCTTGAAAAAAGTTTGAAAAACCTCTTGACAAGTACCAAATAGTGTGGTACAATATAATCAAAGGACAAGGACAGTCCTAAAAACCAGAAAGGATGTATATTATGGACGAGAAGAAAATCCGCATTACCAAGGCCCAGCGTTTTGAGGACATTAAGGCCCTCTTGACTGACGGCGAGGTAAAGTATGGCACTACCATCGAGGTGGCCATTACTGTCATTGACCATGAGCTGGAGCTTCTGCGTAAGAAGAATAGCTCCAGCGGTGACAAGAAGCTGACTCCCACCCAGCAGGAGAACGAAAACTTTAAGGAGCAGATTATGGAGTATCTGGCTGGTCTGGACGCCGATACCGATGGCGTGACCTGCACGGAAATTTTTAAGGCTATTCCTGATCTGACGGCCTATTCTAACCAGAAGGTTGCCGCTCTTGTGCGGCAGTTGAAACTCGATGGTCGAGTAGTCTGCACGGAGAAGAAGGGCAAGTCCCTCTTTAAGATGGCGTAACCCCGTATAGGGCGGGGTGAAAATCCCCGCCCTAACTTATAATATGGGGGTGATATTATATCCAGTCGCATTAGTGACGCTGAACGGATTGCAAGGTATAAAGCCCTGCAATTAACGCCGGAAGAGGAGGCAGATTTATTGGCCTATGATAAGGCGGTAGAGGCTGATAAAAAGACTGAATACGATTTACCGCCAGAAAAGGCGAAAATCGCTCAAAAGTTTGCCCATGCTGGAACGCGCAAACAGCCAACCGCATATAAGTTCACTACACGGCAACGCAAGCCAAACGCCACGAAAGGCGGTATAATTGCGGAATTGGCAGAGTTTTTGGAAAAAAACAGTCAATTCTCTATCGCTGACTTGTCTATTACTAACAAGGAAAGACAGATTGCGTTTTCTATTGGTGGGGATAGTTTCGAGTTGACGCTTGTGCAAAAGCGTAAGCCGAAGAAATAACGGGGTAGGGTCGGCCTACCCCGGCCCTACCAGAAAAGAGGCAAGTTATAGTTAGTTTGCAGACAAGGGGAAAAGAGTTCCTATATGTCGGACATTATATCGACAAAAAGGGGCGCTATATTCTCAAGATTGGTACGACAAATGACCTTGAACGCAGAGCCGCAGAGCATACGAGAAATTATAAGCGGGCGCCAGATTACACCATGCCGGAAGATGGTTCCTTTATCTATGATTGGCATATCAAACTTTCCAAGTATAATACCCTACGATACGAGGATGTAAACCGGACTTTGTGGCAGAATATGGGAATTGGTCGTTTTATCAGAAATGACCGTTTCTTGTGCGACACTCCCCCGGCCATGGTTACGGTGGTTATTCGCAAGGCATATCCAATAATTCTCAACTAAAGAAAAATCTCCCCTTATGGGGAGATTTTTTTTATGCAAAATTTTGGGCGGACCGCTTGCGTGCGCCGCGGTCCGAATTTTTCTTCTATTGTCATTTTCAACAATTTTGAATTGAAAATTTGTGCAACTTGACAGCTTGACTTTCTCCCGAAAATGTGGTATCATTTAACCATGGAAGGGAGGTAAAAGAAATGATGAATAAACTTAAAAACTCTATCATTCGTTTCTTAATTAAAAGAACTTGCCTTGATATTTCCACTATTTATTCGGTATTAGGACAAAGTACAGAAAAAGAAATGAAATTTTATATTGAAGATTATTACAGGAGATAAAAGAAATGGAAAGCTTAAAACAATTTCGTGTTAATTTTCAAGTTACATTTTGGTGTGAAGGTCGCAAGGGTATCTTCTCTAAGAAGCCTTATAAATTTACGGTATCATTTCGTGATGATATTATGCTTTCTACCTTTTTAATCAATGCTCGAACCGAAAAAGAAGCGGTTAAAACTGGAAAAAACTATGTTGAAAATATAGTTCAATGTTGGGTTGAACAGTCAGAAGAAAATCAAGCCACCGGCGAATATATGATTTTAACTGGAAATATGGCTGATACAAAAAGATTTGAGTGGTCGCCTAAAATCTACGCCATTACTGGGTATGAAATTAAATTTATTTCCTGCGAAATGGTTTGCGACTGGGCAAAAGAAAGGGTTGAGAGAGCGGCAAGAGAACTGACTATGGAGCAATTTAAGCAAGTTTTTAGTGAAATTCCGGCTGAGATTTTTCATTAAAGAAAGGAGATTTTTAGATGGTTGATATTGATTTCAACAAACTGAATGATGAGGAGTTGCAATGGTTGAGTGCTACCGCCTATAAAGAAGTGGCACTTAGAAAACAAAAAGCGCAAGAGAAAGATTGGAATAGTCTAATCGAAAAGATAGACGAGTATTGTAAAAAGTATGGAGAAATAACTATCGTTGGATATGGAGATGAATTTGTTTTTGAATCTCCGATACGGTGTAACTGTATAGGAGAAATCAATTTAGAAAACGAGGATTAAGAAAAGAGAGGCTTTGGCCTCTCTTTTTATTTTATATTTCCTAAACTCGACGGGCCGGTCGCGGGCGACTCGGCCCGAGTTTCCCCGATCGGACCATAGCGCAAAATTTTCATAGCAACTTGGCCATAACGCAACTTCATAGCGATTTTCCCGAAATTCATAACGCCCTCTTTCAAACACCGATCGGCCCTACTTTACTTCTTCCTTTATCTAGTTCCGATCGGTCCCGCAATATTGGCTCTCTCGTCCAATTTTTTATAATAAAAATCTTAAAATTGTCAAGTATTCACAGTACCAAAACTTTCTAAAATACAACTAGCAATAGCAAAGATATAGCTATGAAAAACAAATACGACCAGAGATTTCTTTCGCGGAGCCGATCGGTTTAACACGATTTTATGATAAAAATAGCTTAAAAATAGAGATTTTAGCTAGATAAACCGATCGGCCCGCAATCTTTTACCTTTTGTTATCGCAAAATATAACAAAAAACCTCTAAAATCTTGCAAAAATGCGCGTTTTTCTAACAAATTTACTTAAAAATAAGTAAAAAATGCCTCGTTTTTCTCAAAATTTCTTGATATTCACAGAATTAAAACCATTAAAGATACAGCAAACAATAGCAAAGATGTTGCTAACTATTTGAAAAGGAAAAATCTTTTCCGCGGGATTCCATTAAAGCGATCTTTTTATCTAGACCCGATCGGTTCGACAATATATAAAAAATATAATATAATATATACATAAGATAAAGAAAAGGAGGATTTTAGTTTAAGAAGCATCATAACGCTTTTTCTAACTAAAAGAACTTATTATGAATAGTTATGAGATTATGATTCGTGATGCAATGCAGAATGGTTCTACTCAGGAGGAGATTGCAAAGGCATTTACTGATGCTATGAATAGAATCTCCGAGGCTAACGCCGCAGACCGCGAGCGAGATAATCTTCTGGATGAGATTGAGTCTACTTTCTATGGCAATGTTGATGACTTGTCTCTCACTGAGGATGACGTTGGTCGTGCGGCTGCGCTGGTTTATAGCAAGAGCAATCCTAAGTGGACAGCAAATGATATTAAGCAGTTTATGCAGGCTATGACTGTAACTGCTAAGACTTCCGCTCGAGTAGTCAATGCAAAGAGTCTTGATGAAGTAATTGACATTGCTGTTGACTCTATTTCTGATGCTCTCGCAAAGAGTGTGCCTCAGGTTAAGGGTAATACTAAGTCTGATGAAGATAGTATTATGGAGTTTTTGAAGCATTTAAAGTAACAAGAGGAAAAAGATTAAAGGAGAGAAGTATTGTAGCTTCTCTCCTTTTTATATATATTATAATCGCGGAAGGCTAGGTTTACGATCGTTGTGACGAGTGTTGTGATGGTTCGTACCTAGACCCGATCGGCACCCAACTCCACCATTTTATAAACTCCTTTTAATTTCCTTTAATTTCTTTCAATCTTCATATAAAGATAATCTATATCTCTATCCAGTTCTATTTATCTCTCTTATCCTTCCAACCAAATCATATATCTCTCCATTTTTATCTCGATTTTTCAATTCGATTTCTCTAAAACCTTCTTCTAACTTTTCAATTCGTTTTTCTAAATCGGTTATAGAGTCCTCTAAATCTTGAGTAAAAACATCTATACTTATCCTATTATGATATTTATCTACTATAACTCTACTTCTTCCTTCTACCTTTAAATTCTCTTCCATCCATTCTTCTAACTTATCATCAAATTTATTCTTTACAAAATATACCTTGCCTTCTTCTTCATCATCATCTTTAAAGTAAACTAATACTGGTTCATACTAATTTAATCCATTTTTCACGAATTGATAATTTTCTACCTTAATTGGTTTAAATACTTCCATATTTTTATCCTCCATTATAATTGCGGGCACATGGGACTTCGATATTCTGAGAGCGGAGCTCGAAGAAATATCGAAGTCCCTTAGATAAATTATTTAGTATATTATTTAGATATAATATGATTTTTTACCTCTCGTAAATAGATAAAATTACCCTTTCGTAGATAGATAAAATTACCCATTCAGCTCAATAGTCAAATTAAACTAGATTAATCTCATACGAGGAACGGGTTTACCATTACTCTAATCATAATAATTTTCATACTCAATAAGACCAAGCTTTGACAAACACAGTAGCGCATTTGTCACAATCTAAGAATTTCTTGAACTTCCTTCTGTTTTTAATCCTATATGTTCACCGATCTCCTTAAGAGTAAAACTATATTTTTCATCCGTGCCTAAAGATTCTTTATATTTCCATCTTTGCCCTAAATATGTGTAAACCTTGATTACCTATTCCTTCAAAGTATCATTTATAAATCTCAAAGTCTACAATGGAATCATAAAAAAAATATCTTCTTTCATAGGAAGAATATACTACCTATTTTCTTCATCATCAATTATATAACCCTAAGCTATAAGATAATCTCTGTGCGCTCGATAAGTCTTTGGAGTTTTTATACCAAGTTTCTCACATAGACTATTCTACGAAGGAACATCATCTTTTGAAACCACTGTCTATCCATTTTTATCTACATACGATAATTCCTAAAATAACGCATATAATTCTCCATCAATCTTTTTGTCATTTAAAAAAGTCTAGGTATCAAGAGTTACATTAGCAGGAAATCTTTTTGATATATTTCCTTTCATCTTCTATCACCTCCTTATATTATATAAAAAATAAAGGGTAAAAACAAATTAACTTTACCCAATAACTAAATATTTTCTCAAAATCATGATATACTTCCTCTACGTACATATGAAATTTTACCTCAATTTTTTACCTCTTTTGGATATTCCGATCGTTTTTAAAATGCGGGATTGCCAATTTCTCTGCCTAAAAAATTCCCGCATCCGTGAGAAATTATGACGGTTCGTTATAATCCATAAGATTTACTTGCGTATCTTAATAAAATATGGTAATATATTTATATAAATAAGAAAAGAGGTTTTACTTATGCCATTAGCTATTGGATTCTTTATATTACTCATGGTTACATCTCTTATAGTATTATATAAAGACTGTGACTCTTTTGCAGAATATCTATTCTCTACAATTCTCGGAGTTGTACTTTCAGCGTTTATCGCTTTCTTATTTGCGATTATAATTTGTGGTATTGTTATTTTTATTGAACCTGCAACTTATTCTGCAAAAACCACTCAAACATATTCTATTACTGCTTTGAGTGATAATTTTAGTTCTTACGTAGGCTGTTATTATACAGAAGATGGGCTCTATTACTCATTCCTGTATCAAACAGATAAAGGTATAACCGCCAAATCTATTGAGGCAGATCAGTCCTATATTAAGAATACAGATGATGCCCCATACATAGAAGAAAACAAAATCCGTTTTAAAAACCCAGTTTTGAATTTCCTGCTTGGGCCCTGGTCTACCGAGTATACCATCTATATTCCAGAAGATTCATTTATCCAAGAGAATTATGTAATCGACCTTGAGTAAAATAAAGACGCTCTTAAAAGAGCGTCTTTATTTTTTTATAAAATTATTATATAATATATATAGAAAGTTAAGGAAAGGAAGTAAAAGTTATGAAGATTAGTGAACTGATTAAATCAGAAGGATATAAGAACTCCACTGTAAGAATCTGCGAGTTCCTCGGCTTTTCTGATACAGACCAGCTCAAAAGAGCTAAATTCTTCGCTATTCAAGAAACTTATAGTCCTATTCCGGTTCTTGGGGTTAGTATTAATAATGGAGACCCAACTTGGCGGTTATGTGAAGTAGATAATAATGTAAGAGATCTCTATTCTGTTGATGAAGGATATAAAATTCGCCTTAAAATTTGCAATGAGTTCGGAGGTCGTACTTACTATCAAAGTGATTTTCTCTCCTTGCTAAAGAGTGGACACATTGTTTATTGTCCTAATGAAAATAAATATAAAATTAAACACATTGTTTGCGCAGAAAAAATCAGCGATGGAGCAATCTTAATTCATGAATTTGATTCTGTAGAGGAGGTATAAAATATGGATATGTCATTTTTCGCATACACTGGCGCTTTTGAACTGGCTGCTCGAGAATTGGCTTCAAAGCCATGGACTATGAACGATCCATCTCAGCAAGCGCAAATCTGCGCAAAATACGGTATCTTTTTTGATAACATAACAGATGATGAAATTGATATGCTTTCTCAAATGGTTGAAGAGTATTCTAATTAAAGAAAGGAAGAGAAATATGATTGGAAAGACTATTACTGTAAATGGAGTAAAGTGCCTTGTTCTTGACGAAATTGATGGTAACCCCTTCGTAATTGCACTTGAAGTAGGAATTGATTTTGTTTTTGGAAATTCTAATAACTATAAAGAGAGTACATTGCGGAAGGGCGCTGAGGCTTGGCTTAAGAAAACTGGCATCAAGGCTATTCCGCGCGATGTCGACCTGACCGCAATGGATGGATATAAAGGATATGGTTCACTAAATACCGCTGTTGCACCCCTTACCTTCGATGAATATCGAAAGTATAATCATATCCTAACCCCTCATATCAAGGATTCGTTCTGGCTTGTTACTCCTTGGGGAAGCCCTGAAAAGGATAATTGGGCCTCGAACTACGTTTGCCGTGTCGGCACCGGTGGGTCTGCGTACCACGGCTACTACAACTACAGCGGCGGGCTCGCGCCGGCTTTCATTCTTGATAAAAATGGGAAATCTCTTAGTGACTTTACTAACGAGGAGCTAATTGCTGAACTCAACAAGAGACTGAAGGTATAAGATATGTATATCCTCAATTCAAGTCTTATAAATCTTATCCTTACCGAATACGCCGAAAAAGTTAAATTCGGTTATAATAAAATTTCGTATGATTCGTGGAGAACCCTAAAGAAACTAAGTAATACTAGTACCGATTATATAGTCAAAATAGAGATTACAGATAAAAACTCTATGCTCTATTTAACTGACACCCGAACCGATATTACCAGCGCGATCCCTGTAACTGATGGATTCGCTTATCTTGTTAAAGAAAGGACTATTCATATGGTTAACACCAATTCTAACATCGATGCGCCTATGCCCAACAAAAGCGGAAACACTACTCGAAAAGGCTTTAATATGAACTTTGATTTTGGCCCTTGCGGGGATGAGGTAGCTTTTTCTCCTTATGGCTTGGCTATTCGTAATTCTAAGGGTGAGTATTTTACCTATAATCCTGCTACTAAGCAGACCATTGATGTGACTGGCTTTACCTTCTCCTTCCAGAACATGGTATATCGTATGCCTGTCGCAGCCTCTGCCGTCAAAGAGGGCGATATGATTATTCATAAGCATCATCCTATGTTTGTATCTGCGGTTGACGGCAGTAATATTGAAGTCGTAGATATCTTGGAATCTGAGGTTAAGACTGTAATTCCTACCTCTAATCCTTTTGGCTTCAATTTTATTACCAAGATTATGCCTATCATTAATTTTGGTAATACTGCTCCTTCTCCTGATCAGCCCTTCGGCAATCTCATGCCTATGATGATGGCTAACATGGTTTTTGGCGACAGTGACGGCAACAGCAGCGATATGGGTAAGATGTTCATGCTCTCTACCATGATGGGCAACTCTAATCCTTTTAGCTTCCTCACTGGAGACACATCTAAGTAATCCTAATAGGCGAGATTGGAAATTCTCCAATCTCGCATACCCGCGTATCTTCTATTTTTCTTTTGTTGCAATTATATTTATTATAATATATAATAAATATATAAAATAAGAAAGGAAGTAAATGCCATGACTGCTATTATTACTTGCTCTATTGAAAATAAAACTTTTGAGAGCCATTTCCCTATTGATAGAGAAACTCCTGAGTATATGATCGCGGACGAGGCATATAGGCTTGCTATTCTTTTCGCACAAACTCAATTTATCGCAAAATTCGGTAGAATTATTTCTGGATATGATTTTGGCGAATTTCTCAAAAATCTTGATTATGATTATAAAATCAAAGAAGAGGCATCTTAAAACTTTATTAACTAACAAAGAGCTTCCTTTAAGGAAGCTCTTTTTCTTTTGCAAAAATTAAAAAATAATGATATAATAATTATAGAAGATGAGGAAAGGAGTATCAAAAGATGAAGAATTACTATGAATACGAGGTAGAAATGTTCGAGGAGTTTCAAGTAAAGACTTATCAGGGCATTACATACGGTAACGACTTCGCTGAAGCTCTCAGAAATGTAGCTGATTACTACGGCGAGGAAAATTTGAATTCTGTAAAAATTATCCCCTGGGATTGCGAAGGTTGTATTAGCTTGAGCAAGAACGCGCTTAATGAAATTCGTGAAAATCATTAAGGAGGTTTAAATTATGCCTGTTGCACCTAGTTTTCAGTCCTATAAGCGCATTACTGAAGAGCCTTTTATTAAAAATGGTAAATATTATGTTACTGTAGAGCATCCAAATACTAAGAATCATCGAGATGTTCGCTACTATAGCGATGCAGAATATGCAAAAGCCTATGGTAAGAAGATTGTTGATACCGATAAAGGCTATGATGGTCTAAAGCATGCTCGCGGCTTTGACAATGGACCTATTCTTGTAATTCGTGGAAATAAGGCCGCTGACGAAGATTGGTTGCGGGAGTCCGTAGCTAGATATGCCGTAGGGATTGGTTGGTATATCGCTTCTACAGATATTTTCCCTGATGATGCTCCTGAGCATCTGAAGTATCTCCTGCTCGGTTGGGATGAATTCCGTGATGGAGATGACCGTCATATGAAGAAACCTGCGGATTTGTCTACCTTACTCGATAAAAAAGCTAGAAATAAGGAATGGGTTAAAATGAAATGAAAACTACTCTGCTGCTAATACTATATATGTTCCTTGTCTTTTCGTCTCTAATACTTCTGTATTCTTCACCAACAATGCTTCACGCAGTCTTATATAGCATCTCCGCAACTTGTTGGATTACAAATCTAATCCTTTTCATTAGAGATATTTGACATAAAAATTACCACTTTAGTCAAGGAATCGGTTTGCAAAAAACAAAAAAATAAGTTATAATAAATATAGAAAGTAGGAAAGGAGATTTCTTGTAATGAGCGTTAGCTATTTTACTAAAATCGTCTATGGAGTTCGTCTTGAAAATGACGAAATCAATGTCTTAAATCAGAAGGATGATGAATTTTGTGATAAAAATTGCGATTTTATTCACAGAGCTAACTACTATGATAATGATGAAGATATTGTAATTGGTATTCAAGTAGGCGATGACGTTGAAGAAGGGACAATTAGAGAAATCACTTTCTCTAATAACAATCTTGAAACCAGTGAACTTAAAAACATTTTGGGCGCGTTAAACATTATGCGAGAACCTAAATGGTATGTAGTCCATTGTGTTTTGTAAATTACAAGAAATTTTCTTGACTTTACTCAAAAAATATCATATAATATAAATACAATAAAACAAGAGAGGAATTGATTAAATTATGTCTAACACTGTAAAGAAGCCCACAAAGAAAGCCAATTATAATGCTATTTTGAGCATTTTGTCTGTCGCTGAGAACGAGGGTCTTGTCCTCGAGTCCAGTGAAATTACTTATGACAGCCTGCGCGAGTTCGTCGAGCACGAGGTAGAGTTGCTTGACAATAAGGCTGCTGCTGCCGCTAAGAGAGCTGCTGCTAAGAAGGTCGAGGGAGATGCTCTTCGCGAGAAGATTTATGAAGTCCTTGGTGATGAGCCTATGACTATCAATGATATTGTAAAGGCTTTGAACGACGAGGACATTTCTGCTCAGATGGTTACTGCTCGTCTAACCCAGCTTGCTTCTCCTGAGGTCAATCGTGTTGCTAAGGAGACCGTAAGTGTTCCTGCTTCCACTGAGGGTGGAAAGTCTAAGAAGCTCTCTGCTTACCGCAGAATTGGCTAATTAAAACCTTTAGAAAGGTATCTACGAAAAGTAGATACCTTTCTTTTTAGCCATACTTTAGTACAAATTGCAAATCCAGAAGGGCCACCTGGAAAATTCATAATATGAAATGCCGCGAATAATATTACGCAAATAGCGATAATAATAAAAACCACAGTTAAAACTCCTTTTTTATTTATATATTTATTATAACAAAAGCAAAAGGATGTGTCAATTTGGCATTTTCATCTCAAGATTGACGGATTTTTTATTATATGCTATAATAAATATATAAATAAAGGAGGGCTTATTTAATGATATTTAGTGTAAATTATCATTCCGGCAATATAAAAATGGCTGGAGAGATACGTTGCCCCTACAATCAATTAGGAACAATCATTAAATTTCTTAAAGAAAATCCAAATAAAAGGTGTAATATAATTATTCCAGATGAATTAACTCAGGTGCAATTAACAAGATTGGCTGAGCAGGTTGAGATAATTAAAACAATAGCAAATGATTACACTATTCAATGCGGAAACATATATCAATTAAATGATTTAAAAGATATGGGATATAATAGATATTTGCGGTTCCCGGTTACTGATTGGGAAACTTTTCAAGAATTGCGGGAGGCCAAGGTTAGTGATATCTATATAGATGGACCACTAGGGTTTCAAATGGAGTTATTAAAAAAGGTTAAAGGAGATATTAAGATAAGAGTATCACCCACCATTTCCCCTAATGTCTCCCTATCCGCAGAAAGAAAACCTTCAAGTTTTTTTATTCGCCCGGAGGATCTCCATTTATATTCTGCTATTGATGTAATAGATTTTAAGCAACCTAATTTAGAAAAAGAAGATACTTTGTTTAATATCTATAATAGAGGTTCATTTAATTATGATATAAACCTTCTCATTGATGGCTTACCTACAAGAAATAACTTAACATTTAAAGAAGCATTTGCAAAAACTCGTTTAAACTGTGGGCAAAAATGTAATATACCTGGTCATTCTTGTCATTATTGTGATACTTATTTTTCAGTAATCTCGCATTTCCATGAACTTGCTAGACTTAGCAAAAAGAAATAATTAGATTTTATTATTTTTATATATTATAATATTATTATAAAGATAATAAAAGGAGTGTTTCTAAAGTGAAATGGTCGGAAATTCTTCCTCAAGAGGCACTGGATTTAAGTGTTCAACTTGAAAATCATGCTTTAGAAGAGCGCTCTAAAGGAAAGATTTTATTTCCAGAATAGGATAAAATCTTTAGAGCGCTTAATCTTACGCATCCAGAAGATGTAAAAGTTTGTATTGTAGGACAAGACCCGTATCATACCCCAGGCGCAGCAAACGGGTTAGCATTTTCTATTTCTGATGGGAGCCCCATTCAACCATCTTTAAGAAATATTTTTAGCGAGCTTAATAGCGATTTAGGGGTTCCAATCCCGCAGTCTGGAGATTTAACATCTTGGGCAGAAAGAGGAGTATTGCTTCTTAATGCAAGTTTAACTGTCTATGAACATCAAGCCAATAGCTGTGTTAATTGGGGATGGAGTAGGTTTACGACAGCGGTGCTGAAAGCCGCAACCCAGTTGGCACAACCTATTGTTTTTATGCTGTGGGGAGCTAATGCTCAGAATTTATTAAAAGATTTAAATTCTAGTCCTATGGTATGGGATGGACCTGGAGTTGCCAGAGAGAATTTGATTAAGAAGGCTTATATTTTATCTTCCCATCCAAGTCCTTTTAGTGTAAGTAAACCATGTAAAGGAACTCCTGCGTTTAAAGGTAGTAAACCGTTTTCAACAGCAAATAATTTACTGCTTTCTATGGGTGGAGAACCGATTGATTGGAGTTTATAAGATGGGAGATATAATGTATAGATGATAGAATTACAGAAGTTACAAAATGATTTTGAATCTGTACTTGTTCATTCTCAAGATTATCCATTTTATCTCGATTCAAAAAATTTAATCGAACAATGGGCAGAAGCGAAAAAAGATATAATAAATCTTTTTGGCGGAGAATTGATATTAAGAAGCAAGGAACCAATTAAAATTCTTTTGACAGAAGAGCAGAAGAATAAAAGATTTGAAGAGTTTATTCAAGCTCTTGATGAAAACGGAATCTTAACCACTGATCTCGAATTATTTTTGAGAGATAATAAAGGAGGATTTTTTGATAACAGAGTTTTATTACCATATCCTTCTTTTAATATTCCACTAGGTTCTAAATTATCCAAATCTTTTAAGCGATTTATTAATAGTCAAGAGATTGTTAGATGGGCACAAGATACTGCTTCAAGATATATGCAAGAAAATAAAATAGAAGGATATTTATATCTTTCTATTCATCCTCTTGATTTCTTAACTATTTCAGAAAACAATGAAAATTGGTGGTCATGTCAGTCTCTTGATGGAGATTATAGAAGTGGAAATCTTAGTTATTTAGTAGATAAAACAACTATTGTTGCTTATTTATCTAATGGTAAACAAGAGCATCTAAAATGTCTTCCATTAGGAATGAAATGGAATAGCAAAAAATGGAGAATGTTAGTCCATACAGATGGTATCAGAAATATTTATTATAATAGACAATATCCATATGAATCAAGAGATTTACTCGCTTGTGTACATAATATGTTACTTAAATTGATTAAATTTGATATGTCTCTTCCTCTTGATTATGGATTTAAAGTAATCCAAACTCAATGGGGTAGTGAGCAACTTATATATAATCAAATAAATGCAGGTGGACGTATTCATGATACGAGAGATGTAATTGATATGAGTGATTATTTAGGATATTCCGATTTAGTTATTTCTAGTACGTACGCACCGATTATATCAGTAAATAATGGAAAGTATGAGGATTATACAAAGCATTTAGATCAAAATAAATATGTGGAAGAACTATATTTTAATGATGTTTTTCAAATCAAAATTGGTGAAAGACCAATTTGCCCCTGTTGTGGAACAGAACATATAAATAGAGAAGATTCATTTTTATGTAATTTCTGCATATCAGAGAAAGAGGCAGATGAAGATTTCTTCTTGACTTGTAATAGTTGTTATCGTAGAATATATGATGAAGATAAAATTTATTGGATGGATGGTAGGCCGTATTGTAAGACTTGCCATAATCTAATGAAACAAGAGGATAGATTAATCGAGGAGGACGATGAATAATGGCAGTTAGACGAGGAGATGCCGCGAAAGACCTAATTACAAAGACAATTCTTTCAACATTTGAAGGCTCTTTTGTTTCGGATAAAAAGATTTACATTTCAGTAAAAGATGGAGCGAGTGGAGAAGTTGTTCAGATTGCTGTATCACTTACAATGCCTAAGACACCGATTGCGGGCGGAGGAGATAGTACGCTCTCTACATCAAGTTCTGATACTCCATCCGCAAATAGTTTTGCTCCAACTGAGTTGGCTCCAGAGGATAAAGCTAAGATTGAGGAGCTTAAAGCCAAGTTGGGAATTACTGATTAAAAATTTTGGGTATGGGTAATTAAGATATTTAATATAAAGTTTAATAATAGTACAAACTTCCTTACTAAAAGGGAAGCGTAAGAGAAATATTTTCTAGAACTTACGCTTCCTTGAAAAATAAAAAAAATTATTATATAATATATATAGAAAGTTAAGGAAAGGAAGTTTTGAGTTTATGAGTAAATATGTTTATGCAGTTTCTTTCACTATCCTTGCTACTATCGAGAGTGATGAACCTCTAGCGGAGGAAGAAATTATTTCTCAGGCAGAACTTGAAACTTGTGTGACTAGAGATCTATGTAATGATATTGATATTACTGGTCTTTATGGAACACCTACTCCTTATTGATTATTTGAAAAATAAAAATAAATATTATATAATATTTATATAAGTTATCGACAGTAACTATAAATAATTGCACAGGTAAGGCGTGAGTGAGGCTGATATGCGTTAAATAAAATACTCACTTTATCTATACTCCGGTAGTTCAAAGGTTAGAACGGGCGACTTATAATCGCTTGATGCTTGGTTCGAGTCCAGCTCGGAGTACCATTTAAGAGGACAGACCCAATAGGAGGGCCCTCTTGCTATAAGACGCATACAGCAAATCTATTTCCAGAATAGTCAAATGGTTAAGACATTTCAACTCAAAGTAAAAAATTATCGGTTCGAATCCGATTTCCGGAGCTAAATAGCTAGCGTCTTGAAAACATTTGAAAAACTTTTATGAATATGATATAATATTTATAGAAAGTAAGAAAGGAAGTTGCATATGGATAAGAAGTTATATCTTGCACAACTCGCGGCCGAGGCTCTTTCTTGTTATAAAAATGAGGATAGTATTTGTGATGCTATTTGGCTTATGAATGGTGGAGTTGGTGGCCCCGAGGAACAGTGGGAGAACTTTAACGCAACTTTCAAGGATACCTTTGGTATTTCTTATGATGAAGCTAAACAACTGAATCTTTTTTGAAAAACAATAAAAAATATTGTATAATATTTATGTAAGGCAGACACAGCAAATCTTTTATTAAATAAAACACTTATTTTTGGTTTAAGAAAGTTTATTTATTCTGCCTTGAGCTTGGGTCGGTAGCTCAGAAGAGTAGAGCGCTTGCCTGTTAAGCAAGATGTCGTGGGTTCGAGCCCCACCCTTCCCGCCAAAGTCGAGTTTGTGAGTAGCGCCGCGACTTTAACCCTAAACTCTCAATTCGTCCACTGCGAACTAAAATAATAGGCTGGCCCATAGAGCGACGGGTAGTTCTGAAACAAATAGTTGCTCTTTTATGTTCTCGTGGTGCAATAGGCAGACACGCGTGGTTTAGAACCATGATGTTGCGGGTTCGACTCCCGCCGGGAACACCAGATGGTTCCGGTGACATTGTCTTAAACCCATATAAACCGGCGGAGCTATGGCCCGTAGTTGAAGACTGGATTTCTTGTCGTAAATGGCCAAGCATTTATGATGGCTAGTCAGTATTAAAAGAGGAAGCCTTGGAACTCGATCAATACCATAGAAATATGCGCGTGTGCTGGAATAGGCAGACAGGCAAGCTTGAGGTGCTCGTGTTCGTAAGAGCGTATGGGTTCAAGTCCCATCATGCGCACCATGGTTTCTACTGATTTCCCATGCCCAATAAGTCAGAAGTGTGATATATGTGAACGACGAGGCGCAAAGTACACGGGGTGCGTACGACCCTTCCTCGCCTTATACGGTGGCGTAGTTCAGTAGGCTAGAACGTCGGCCTGTCACGCCGAAGGTCACGGGTTCAAACCCCGTCGTCATCGCCAATTTGAAAAACAATAAAAAATATTGTATAATATTTATGTAAGGTTAAGAAAGAACAAAGTATCGCAAGTCGTATATAGGCAGCGATAGCGCGCAAGCGAATCAGCAATGCGGTGTCCCTTTTAGGTTGATGCCTGGCACATTGGACTGTAGTAGCCGATAAATTAGAGCGTAGTTCTCCTTGATTGACACGACCAATCATCTTAATCACAATATGGGGCATTAGCTCAGTTGGGAGAGCGCCTGCCTTGCAAGCAGGAGGTCACGAGTTCGACCCTCGTATGTTCCACCATAGGTATCTACTAATAATTATATATGATACCGTCTAATAATTACAGGTTTTTATTGATTTCATTGCCATAAGAACAATAGGGCATTCCTATTTCCGTCCTTAATAGAAATAGGTGGTTTTCAGTGACGCCGCTGTTCACCAACTAGAAGATAAGTTAATATTCTCTTTATATATAGTAATGACAGTATAGCTTATAATAAACAATGGCTATTATTAAATAAGACAGAAAGAGATTATTAAAAGTGCAGATATGCTCGGTTAGTCAAGTGGTAAAGACGCTGGCCTTTCACGCCAGAAACACGGGTTCGACTCCCGTACCGAGTACCATTAAACAATAGAAAAGGAGATTGCTATTATGAAGAATGTTCACGGGAAGTTCAACTCTTTCGCAGAGCTTGGTAAGGCTCTCGGAATTAAGGTTCCGCAGAATGTGGAAAAGGAACGTAAGTGTTCTAATTGCGGAAACCCGCTTCGCAAGATTGGTAATACAAATGTTTATATTTGTGATTATTCCATTCTTGAGGACAACGAGTTGAATGGAACTCCCGTGCAGGTGTTCACTAAATGTGGCGCCGTCGAACTTAGCGATTAACTAAAAGACCTGAGCAAGTCAATAAACTGCTCTTTAAATGGCCTTGTCGACGAAATGGCAAAGTCGCCACCCTCTCAAGGTGGAGGTTGATGGGTTCGAATCCCTCCAAGGTCACCAGATGTATGGGTTCCACAGTTTCGAGTGAAAGAAAAGACGGGCCTTTCTTGTGCGTAGAGTATGGTACGGCAAGAATGAATTATTGATATGTGGCACGCCCTTGCTTAATTAAAGTGAAACGGTTCCGGCTGATACATCCAGCGGAGGGGCGCAAGAGTACCGTGGCTATTAGAGTTATTCCAAAATATAGAATATATGAGGCGAGAATAAAAAGCGAGGAGTGGCAACGCAGACCAACTCAAGAGTGTCTAGGCGTTAAGTAGTAAAAATATATTTTGGTTTCATTATAATTTAATTCTAATGGCTGTATATCGCGGGAAGGGTGTTGGTTCCCAGTCGAGTCTCATAAACTCGATTACGCGAGTTCAATTCTCGCTCCCGCACCCATTAGGTGCCAAGAACCTAAAGGCTCAGTTGAAGCGGCTTTATATAGCGCTGTATAAAGAAATCGGCTGGCTGAGAGATAAAATCTGGAGTAACGAAAAGAGTTCGGGGATGGAAGTCAACGACCTCGTTAAAAAATTAAGTTGGCACCGATTATTTTCTCAATAGAGATTTATATATAAAAGACTAGCGAATCGGGAACCTATCAAAAGTGCAAGATAGGCTGTTAGAATGGCACTACCGATTAAAATAAATTAAGGAGGTATTAAAAAATGATGGATATTGATGATTTCATTTTCGCAGAAACAGAAGTTATTCATAGTGATAGATAACTTTTATGTTTAATGCGGCCGCCGATAGGTGATGGTTCCAAGCCCATAAAACGCAGAGGAAACATATTTGGAGGGGTGGCAGAGTAGGTTGAATGCGAGGGATTGCTAATCCCTTGATTGTGGAAACACGGTCCGGAGGTTCGAATCCTCTCCCCTTCGCCAATAGCCAATCGGGATAAGACACTGTTATATATGCCGGCCGCATATAAACGAGGCTATTGTGTCAACTACGAAAACCGACTAAGTAGTTCCGTTTGCTTGCGGTGACAATACAAGCGATTAACGAAATAATAGGGCTTGTGAAGGTTTGGAAGTATAGCCGCCTGCCGGTCTCAATGAGACAAAAACAACTTCAATATAATCTCGTCAAGTTTTTCGGTACTGCTGCGGGAGCCTATGGGGAAGAGAAGGCCAAAACCGTGAGTTTACAAAAAAACTCTTGATGACAGAAGAAATTGGGTTCGAGCCCCATGCGGCCGGCTATGGCTGGCGGCTGGTGTATAGTTTGGAACAGCACGCTGTCAATACCTCTTGGGGTATATACCAAGACTTTATCTTCTGGGCCCGAGCCGAGGCGAATATCGGCCATTTATATGCTGGCGTGGCGCAATGGTAGCGCAAGTGATTTGTAATCACTAGGTTGCAGGTTCGACCCCTGTCGCCAGCTCCATGCCCAAAAAGGGCTTTAGCGTGACAAACGCAAATGCGGCAAAGGAATATTATTCCTACCTGCGAGGCATTGTGGCCACTTTACCAAGCAGTCCGTATGCGCTATGGAAGTTAGCGGAGTCGGATAGGGTTAGATAGGGACGCCGGAGATTGTACCGCCAATCGAAGGCCAAAGGCTTACGTGCCGATACCCGATATTAAAATCTATTGCCAATATGTTGTGCGTAGCTTAATTGGTAGAGCATCAGATTGTGGCTCTGAGAGGTGCGAGTTCAAATCTCGTCGTACACCCCATAGACCTATTCAGCAATTTTAAATCATATGTTTTTGGTACATAATAAGATGAAAAGGGGTCTAGTAAAATGAATTTAAAAACTATAAAGCAGGCTCAAAAGAAATCTCCAGAAGAGCTACAAGAATATCTTCATTTTAAACAGAGAGGTTCTATAACAAGAGCAAAGAAAGGAAAAGGTTCCTTTAATAGAAAACTCAAGCATAAAAATCTTTTTGAAAATTCTTAATTTTTATTATATAATATATATAGAAAGTTAAGGAAAGGAAGTTTTGAGTTATGATTATTGCTTCTGCAATTAAATTTATTCCTCACTTTAGTAAGTACCCTGTAATTATTTGCGGGAAGCGCCATGCAGATTGCCTCGAAGAAGCATATCAGATGGGGTATGAATGGGATAAAGAAGATTTAGTGCAAGGGTTCTTGACTGATGATGCTAAATTCCTTGATAGATACGACGCAAAGCCTGAAGCCCGCAGATGTAGACAGTTAATTGTCGATGATGACAAATATCGAGAATTGTTTAGTGAAGATATGTGGCTAGAGGAGGATTAAGTGTGAGAGACGCAAATCGCATTTCTAGTATTGCTAATAAGATTGAGGTTATTTGGCGAAAGACTAATCCAAATCTGCGCTTTTGGCAATTTCTTGAAGTGCTAGTTTGTAGATATAATGCAGACCATTCTCTTACTGATCGTAAAACTATGAATGAGATGTTCTATGTTGAGGATGAAGATTTTGAAGAGATTCTCGACAATATCCTAAGTGAACTTTAAAAGTTTACAGTCGCGTGTGTAGCTCAGTAGGCTAGAGCACCTGCCTTTTAAGCAGGGAGTCGCGAGTTCGAATCTCGCCACACGCACCATTTCTACTCTTGAGTGAGATACAACTGTTATTCTGTGCACGAGAATTTTCAGTCAAGGTTAAACCGAGTAGCGTTTCTGGTAGTCTGGCGTTACGAAGACTGCATGACTTAGGGACAACTTGATGACGATTCTCTGATTCAAGAAGAAGAAAACAATTTCGTTCATCTCCGCATTTTGGTTTGTTTTGTTTGAGCGGGTTATCTGTGAACAAACGACAAAGTCGACTTGGGTTAGGTAGTACCTCTAAAAAACAGGGAAACTACCATATGCAGGATTAGTGTTAGCGGCTAGCACGTCTGCCTTCCAAGCAGAAAGGGCCGGTTCGAATCCGGTATCTTGCTCCACCCCTCGTAGCCGGGGCGAATAGACTGCGGGAAGCTCCTCCTCGGAGGCGTATAAAGGAAAACCACGCCATTCTTCGGCGGAAAAGTTGAAAGTGATAAACTGGGTGTCAAAAAACTTTTTGTTGGCGGACATAACGCTGGGCTGTCGTCGAGGTATGCCCTAAGGCCTCAGACTGGGGAAATGGTTCTCCTCAATGCGGGTGACGCCGAAACGAACCTATTATATGCTTCGGTAGTTCAGTTGGTTAGAATACGCGACTGATAATCGCGAGGTCGGCAGTTCAAATCTGCCTCGGAGCACCAACCGAATGTCAGCCTTGATAGATGGCAGGGTGAATACCTAACGCAAAATTCTATCATGTGCAAAGAGTTCGGTTCGAAAAATTCTTTGTGGGACAAAGACCACAGAGGCCATGCTACACTAGGGTGTCATGCTGCTTTGACTAGAGTGTAGAACAAAAGGCTTTTGTTTATCGAGTTCGCCCGTCAGTGGAAGCAGCTCCAAAGTAACTCGATTAGGGCTGGGGACGCTCAGCTTACATAGGGCGATCGGTTAATGGCTAAACCAATGGTCTCCAAAACCATGACTGTAGGTTCGAATCCTACTCGCCCTGCCAATAAAAGGGGAGAGTGCCATGTCTATAGCAAGTTATGCAGAAGTTCGCGATATGGTAATCCGTGGTGATAATGGTATCAATCAATACTGCATTATTGCAGTTGATGAATTTTCCTTTGAAGATTACCCTATTTATGCAGTTGATAGAAATGAAGCGATTAGTCTTATTGATAGGACTAATAGCTTAAATATGCAACGGGTTCTCGAAGTTTATAACTATCAACAAGATCTGGAAGAGCAGTTCAAAGAGTTTCGTACATGGAGAATATAAAAGGAGGTCGATAAAATGGTAATGGATATTAATATCAAAAGTACAAGTGATGTTGAGCGTCTAAATGCCGTAGCGAGTAAAACTCCAGATGTACTTTGGGTTCATTCTAATGACGGTATGATTATGGTTGATGCTCGTAGTCTGCTTGGTTTATTTGCTCTAATTGGAAAGCCATGTAAATTGGTTGCAGAAGATAGTACAGACTATAAAATTCTTGCAAGAGTAGCAAGAAAAGCTGGAGTAGCTTAATGCTCCTTATTTGCCCCGTTAGCTCAGCTGGAAAGAGCAACCGCCTTCTAAGCGGTAGGTCATTGGTTCAAGTCCAATACGGGGTACCATCTCTATTAGTTTAAAAGTGGAAAACACAAGAGCGCGCGTCTTGGTTGTGAGTTGAGCATCGCCTCACATAGAGAGCCTATGGGCCATTAGCTTAACAGGCAGAGCAGTAGGTTGAAGCCCTACGGGACGAGGTTCGAGTCCTCGGTGGCCCACCAGTCCGCAAGGACAAAATTTCTTGAAGTGTTATATACCCCTTTTGCTTATATAATTAACAAGAGGGGTCACATGGGGCCGTAAAGGTTTCGACGGGGCATTGAAGGATTAAAGTTCACGGGTATGCACACCGCCTTAAGGGGCAACAAAAATTAACTGACAACGATTATTTCGAGAATTATCTTGCGGCTTGAGCTAAGCTCGCCGCTTAACCCTTGAGTTTCTTTGTTTACTCTCTTAAACAAAGTGGTGGAGGTAAACCAGTACGCTTAATGGAGTGTGGTTTGTTAAAGCCTATCCCACTTAATGGATAAAGTTTAACTATCGTGTGAAAAGACTTTAATTATATAGGTGTTTCGGACGCGGGTTCGACTCCCGCCGGCTCCACCAGTTAATAATAAAAGTAGGAAAGGATTTATTATGGAATACTTTTTTAATGTCTCAGTTAAATTAAAGACAGTAAAAAGTAAAGTGTTTAAGCGGAATGTTCTTTTAGTAGCAAATTCTCCTTGGGAGGCGATGAACATCGCTGCGAGAGTTTTTTCCAAAACTACTGTAGGAGGAGAGCCTTTAATCATTCTTGATGCTTCTGCGGAGAGAGATAATAAGTATGAGTGTGTTATTATAAAAGACACTCTTTATGAAGATGAAGATTATTTGATGGAGGATTCGTATGGAAATTGAAAGAAAGTGGATTCTTCAAAGAGTTCCTACCGAATTTCGATTAGTAAAAAATTCTCAGGTAGAGCAATTTTATGTTTCGACGAATCCAGAAGTGCGATTACGACATAACCCGGCAAGTAAAGAGCCTTTTAGAATTACCGTAAAAGGTGAAGGCTCTTTAACAAGAGAAGAAATTGAAACAGAAATTTCGGAAGATTTTTACAATCAGCTAAAAGATTTTGTCGGTAAACCTCCAATTAAGAAAAATTATTCCGTTTTTAATTGCGGCGGGTATCCGCTCACGGTTTCTGTAGTAGATGATGGAGCTTTTATCTATGCAGAAATTGAATTTGAATCAGAGGAGCAGGCCCGCGACTATCAGTTTCCTATTGATGATGCTATTGAAGTGACGGATGATTCAAATTACAAGATGAAAAATTATTGGTTACGTACTCGTAATTAAAATTTAGACCCGTACTGCAAAGAACTCTTTACCTGTTGTTTGAACTGGAGAAAAAGATGATGGGTCTAGTATATGCGCCAGTAGCATAACGGAGAGTGCACAGGGCTACGGACCCTGGCTTGTGGGAGTTCAAATCTTCTCTGGCGTACCATATGCAGAGATGGCCGAGTCTGGTTTATGGCGCCTGCCTAGAAAGCAGGAGGTCGAAAGATCCGTGGGTTCAAATCCTACTCTCTGCGCCATATTGGTATCTTACATACAAGTCTGAAAGGCAGTAAGAATAAATCGTAGGGCCTTAAATCCGAGCCAGTAAAATAGAAGAGCTATACTTCGAGATACCCTTCGAGGATTGGAGCAACGAAGGTAAAAAATAAAGTCCCCAAGATGTTTTCCGGTATCAGTACACAACCGGCATAGAGCAGAAGGGTTTAGGGTCGGTGCCTCGTATAGCACTAGAGGAAACGATAAGGACCAGGCATGGAAATCTGCGGAAGTGCGAAAAACCCTAAGTTAATATCCGGGTGTAGTTCAGTTGATTAGAACGCGTGATTTGGGATCACGAGGCCGTGAGTTTGAGTCTCACCACTCGGACCACTCGCTCCCTAAGAGCGAGAATATGTATCACTCCTTTCCTATATATATAGACTCAATACAGCAAATATATGCAAATATACTTGTATAAAAAGATTTTACTAAATAAATCTTATTTAGAAAGCTAAGAAGCATTTTCTTTTTGAAGGGAAGCCAAGAAAATGTTGAGCATATGGGGCAAGCCCTTTTGAGTCTAGTCTTTAGAAACTTTTGAAAATATTAAAAATAAATGATATAATATTTATAGAAAGTTGAGAAAGGAAGTCTTAAATATGAAGAATAACTTTGTTGCTATGGGTTGCTTTTATCGAGCTAATCCTTATGGTCTTGTTAAGACTATTTGTCGTGGTTTCGATGCTGACTCTGGAGATGTTATGATTGCTTATGTTCAAGTCGGCAAAGGTGGTTGCGCGAGCGAAGTTTTCTTTATGCTTGAGAACGAATTTAAAAATATCTTTCTGAGTTAAATGCCCGGTTAGCTCAGCTGGGAGAGCATCGCGTTTACACCGCGGAGGTCGGCGGTTCGAGCCCGTCACCGGGTACCACTTAAAGTCTAGGAGAAAATTATGAATTTTGTTGTTGGAGTTCTTAGTTTCTTTGAAAATGAAATTAAGTTAGAGAAGATTACTGCTGAATCAGAAAAAGAAGCTCTAAAGAAACATTCTCTTTTGAATGGATATACCATTGATGAAGATGCTTCTTTAGAGAAGATTTATGACGATTTGTTCAACTGCGATATAGCAGCGAGTGTAATTAAAATATAAGTAAAATAAAGACGCATACAGCAAATTCTTCTTAATAGAAGATGCAGGTTCGAATCCTGTGGATCGCGCTTAGCGATTTTGGCGGAATGGTTTACGCAACTGTCTGATAAACAGTCTTTTCTTTAATGCGTCTTGATTTATAGCGGATTGGTGTAATGGTAACACGCGGGACTTTGACTCCCTTGTTAGAGGTTCGACCCCTCTATCCGCTGCCATATACCGCTTTAGTGTAGCGGTCTGCACGCTTGGCTCTGAACCAAGAAGTTTTCGTTCAACACGAAGAAGCGGTGCCAGTAATAGAAGCAATACGCACAGAAATCGTAAATAAGACTTCTATTGTCAGGATGTAGGATTGAAAGCGTCCACCATTTAAAGAGTGGCGAGTAAACCTGCAGGGCTCGCCTTTGGCGTAGTAGCACACTGACGAGGTTCTCGATTAACCTTATCCAAAATCGTTTATATGGGGAGTTAGCTCAGTTGGTAGAGCGCGTTATAGTTTGGTCTTGTTAAAGACCGTAACAGCAATCTTTAACTTGCTTTGGGTGCACGATGTCGCAGGTTCGAGTCCTGCACTCCCCGCCGAATACACCGGAGATACTTTCATCCGCCGGGGAAGAGGAAGAGAAAGGTGAGAAGCACAACTCAGCATAAAAATGTGCAATATCCCGGAGTGGTGGAATTGGCAGACACAGGGGACTTAAAATCCCCTGGGAGCAATCTCGTACGGGTTCGAGTCCCGTCTCCGGGACCAAACAATTCTTTTATATATGGGTCAGTAAAGTGCTAAAGTAGACACCCCGGTCTGTAAAACCGGTGCTTTCGAGCTCGAGTGGGTGCGATTCCCTCCTGGCCCACCACATCTAACAATAGGAAAGGAAGTAAATAGATGAATATTGTCCATACAGGAAATCGTTTTTAGGTATATGGTGACGATGTAAAAACTTATAAAGAGTTACCAATCGGAACCTATACAATCGGTTTCCATCCCCAAATGGGAATTTGGCTTTCTGTTCATAATAATTTGCAGATTGGCGAAGAAAAAGTTTATGGCTCGCATAGTCATAAGGTAGAGAAAGTTTTCAACTCTTTCGATAAGTCCGAGCGAAACTTTGGTATAATTCTTTCTGGTAAGAAAGGTATTGGCAAATCTCTTTTTGCAAGAATGATTGCGGATGCCGCGATCAAGCGAGAAATGCCAGTGATTGTAGTCGATTCTCCTATTCCCGGAATTAGTAATTTCCTCAGTTCCATTGAACAAGAAGTTGTTATTATCTTTGACGAGTTTGAAAAGACTTTTGCCAGGAATGATGACGGCGATCCGCAGGTAGGACTTTTAAGTCTATTTGATGGGATTGATAATGGAAAGAAACTTTTTGTTATCACTTGTAACGATACAAGAAAATTGAACGAATTTCTTATCAATCGCCCTGGTCGTTTTCACTATCATTTTGAGATTGGCTGTCCTACCGCAGATGAAGTACGGGCATATATGATGGATGCGCTTGGAAGCGGCAAGGAAGAGGAAATTGAAAAGGTTGTTAAGTTATCGCAGGTCGCAGACATCACTTATGATAGCCTAAGGGCTATTGCTTTTGATTTGAAACAGGGTTATCCTTTGGAGGAAACCTTAATGGACTTGAATATTAACTATGAGAGAGGTGTTCTCTTTGATGTTAATGTTCGTTTGACTAATGGTTGGGTTATGACTGCATATAATTATAATCTCGATCTTTATGCCAAAGAGGTTCAGTGTCTTCGGTTTAAAAAAGATAAGAATGATTTCTACCTTTCTTTTGATCCAGGAAAGATTAAATCTATGGATGGTACTCTCGTACTTATGGGCGTAGATGCTAATTTCTATTGTGATTTTGATGCTTTCGATTATGATTACCCCACTGAGGAAGAGAGTGCAAAGGCTAGAAAGGAATTTAACGAAAAAGTAAGGGTTGAAAATGCAACCTTTACTAAGGTTTCAATTTATGGAGTCAATAAGTATATTGACCTTTAATATAAAGACCTAAGCAAGTCTTAAAACTGCTTTATATATTGCGGGTAGGACAAGTGGTTAAGTCGCAGCCCTCATAAGGCTTGAGGAATGAGTTCGATTCTCATACCCGCAACCATCCATCGTTGCAGCGGTGTTTATATATATTTCATTTATAAATGCAATATGTATGATTGAGGTTCTGCAAAACCTTAATTACCCTAGAGGGGCTAGCTATAAGCTAGCCCCTCTTTTCTGCTGTCCTCGTTCTGCTCCGAGTTTCCGTTCGCGCAGGCTCACCAAATTTTTCTTTCAAAAATGGGGTTTGGACAATTTATGTGAAATCTCTTGTCAATATTGTTATATAGTATAAAGAGAGATAATTTTCTCTACTTCTTTAAGAAAGGAGAATAAGTATGATTACTGTTGGTAAAAATACAGCCAATAAAATTATATATGGCGCGATTCATTTTTTATGTGATTACCAAAGTGATGTTGCTAATCTCCCTACAAACCGAAAGCCAGGCAGTTCGGCATATGTAATTGAAAATGGAAATAAATATATTCTCAATTCTGATCATGAATGGGTGTTGTAGCCCTCTGGCGGAGGCGGAGATTAGCCTCTTCCTCCAGAAGATACAACTATTATTTATGATGGCGGACTAATTGGCTAAAGGAGGGAGTGACTTTGGCTGAAGTTGTTTATAAAACAATATTTTAGTTCAAGCGAGGAACATCAGAGAAGTGGACCGAATTAAATCCAATTCTTCGTCAAGGTGAGCCGGGATTTGAAATAGATACTGGAAAGTTAAAAATTGGAGATGGAGCCACCGAGTGGAAATAGTTAAAATATATAAATAGTAGTTTGGTAAATGTTGATGTAGACAATCAATCTATTGTTATTGATGGAATTGGACAGATTTCATTAAAAGGATTTGCAGAAGCATCAACAGGGCAATCTATTAGAAAAAGAGAAGATGGCACATTAGAGTGGTATACTCCAATATCTTAGGATAAAGTAATAGAAACTATCTCTATCGGAAACAAAGATTTGCCGGTTGAAGATAATAAAGTTACTATTCCGGCGGGAACAGAAGAAAATCTTGGTTTAATTAAGGGGAGTAGTTAGAATAACTAGATAAAAATACTTTCAGATGGAACCGGAGAAATTAATTCTGTAGGACTTGATAAAATAGTGGATGTTGAAGGTTTTACTTTAATATTAAACTGTGGGACAGCAGTAGACTAAAATAAGGAGGCATTTTAAAGATGGCCAATGAATTAAAAACTAGAATCCAACTTAGACATGATACCGAGGAAAATTGGACTTCAGTTAAGGACTCCTTTATTCCTCTCGTTGGAGAGGCTTGTCTTACCACTGATGGCGAGAATAAAGGAAAAGTAAAATATGGTGATGGAACAAGCACTTGGGGTTAGTTAGAATATTCTGGTGGAAAAGATATTGTAGAAGTTGATTCATCTATTGTAAAATTTGATGATGATTTTACATTTACCTATACTTTTGGTAAATATGCTCCTGGAGGAGATGGATCTGTTAATATTCCCGCGACTGGAAAAACATTAGATCAATTACTGCTAGATGCTTTTGCGGAAGAAAAAAATCCTACTATTACGCAACCTTCTGTTAGTATTTCCTCTAGTCAAATGAAAGCGTATGAAGCAGGCACTAATGTAACTCCAACTTATACTGCAACTTTAAATAAAGGATCTTATCAATACGGCCCAGACACTGGAATTACAGCAACCGGTTGGAGCGTCCAATTTGATGAAGAAACAAAAACAGAAGCTACTGGAACTTTCTCTGAAATTCAAGTTGAAGATGCTACTAATTTAAAGATTACAGCAACAGCTAATTATGGGAATGGAGCTATTCCTGTTACAAATCTTGGTTCTGAATATGCAGAAGGACAGATTAAAGCTGGATCTAAGTCTAATAGCACAGGAGCTATTACTGGATATCGCTAGATTTTTTATGGAGTTAATAATTCTACAGATCCTTTAACTAGCGCGATTATTCGTTCTTTAACAGCAAGCAATAAAGCGGCAGCCGCAATGACTATTAATAGCATTAAAGCAAAAAGTGATACTAAGAGAATTATTATCGCAGTTCCTCAATCTTCTGGGCTTAAAGTTACCGCAGCTAATATTACTTCTAGTTTGAACGCAGATGTAACTTCTAGCTATGTAAAGCAAGGACCAGTGCAAGTAGAAGGAGCAAATGGATTTACCGCGGTTCCTTATGATGTATTCGTTTATCAACCTGCTTCCATTGATCCAACTGAGGATCATAAGGTTGTAATTGGAAAGTAAGGAAGGAGGAACAAATAATGGCAGTAATTAACAAAGATATTGCATATATGGCGTTACCTCTGAGTATTCGTAGAGGAAATCCTTTCCCTATTGATGAATATTCAGTATGGTATGATATGGAAGAATTAACAACATATGCTCAATCTAGTCCTGTAGCATATGTTGGTTAGGTAGTTACCTTAGTTAATGAAGAAGAAAATACAGTTGAAGCGTATATGATTCAAAATGCTGCTGGCAATTTAATGAAATTGGCTTCAACTACTGCTTCTGGTGATTTAACGGAAGATGTTTTAGAGCTTCAAGGAAAAGTTTCCGCATTAGAAACCTCTGTTGGTACCAAAGAAGAAGAAAGTTCAATAACAGCTTCTAATCTTTGGGCAGCCATTGAGGAAGTTAAAGCAGCTTATGAAGCAGCTGATAGTTCTATTAATGGAAAATTTAATGATTATTATAATAAAACAGAAGCAGATTCTAAGATTGACCAAAAAATTGCTACTGCAATAAGTTCAACTTATAAACCTGCTGGTTCCATTATGTTTAGTTTCCTTCCTACACTTGGAGCTGATCAAGAGGGAAAAGTATATAATATTATAGATGCTTTCACCACTACTGAAGACTTCGTTGAAGGAGCTGATAATAAATATCCAGCTGGAACTAATGTAGTATGTATTGACACTGATGATGCTGGAACTTACAAATGGGATGTTCTTGCGGGATTTGTAGATTTAAGTGGATACGAAACTACAAGTAGTGTAGATACTAAGTTAGCTAATAAAGTCGACAAAGTAGAAGGATCATCTTTAGTTCAAGACACTCTAATTGCTAAATTATAGGGTTTAGCAGAAATCAAAGGAGTCAGTGATGAATTAGAAATTGATCCTGATGATAAAACTCTTGGCGTAAAAGCGATTGCATAGGAGAAAATTACTGGCCTTCCCGCAGCTTTAGCAGAGAAGATTAAGAGTATAACCGTAGGAACTACTCCTCTTTAGGTTAGCGATGGCGCAGTTACTATTCCTATTGCTACAGCAGAAGCCCTCGGTGTAGTAAAAAGCACTAATGGTGAAAATGGTGTTGCTATTACAGGCGATGGAACTATGATTGTCAATAATATAAATATAGAAAAAATTACTTAGACTCCTGGTACAGAGCTTATCTTAAATGGCGGAGATGCTACTGTTAGTGAATAAAAATCAACTTGGAGGAAGATAAATAATGGCTACAACTTTTAATACAAGAATCCAATTAAAATATGACACTTATGAAAATTGGGATACCAATAACCCCACTCTCCTAAAAGGAGAAATGGCGGTTGTTGAAGTTCCTGTTGAAACTGGAGTTGCTCAAAATGAGCCTACCTATTTGTTAAAAATCGGTGATGGTGAATCGGATTTTAAAACTTTAAAATGGGTAAGCGGGACGGCCGCAGATGTTTATGCTTGGGCTAAAGCGGCAAGTAAACCAACTTATGCAGCGACTGAAATTACCGGACTTGAAGATTTTATTGGAGAAAAAATTCAAGATACTGATACACAATATTAGATTGTTAAAAATGGAGATATGGGCTTTAAGCTTCAATCTAGACCAAAAACTGGCGGGTCTTGGACAGATGTAAGCACCATTGCTCTGACCGCTCCCACTTATAATTTAGTCGAAGGGACTACTAATGGTACTGTAAAATTTGGAGTTACTGGTTCTGAAAAAGAAGTAAAAGTTCATGGACTTGGATCAGCAGCTTATACTGAATCTAGTGCTTATGACGCAGCTGGGAGTGCAGATACAGCAAAAAGCGAAGCTATCGAGGAAGCTGCTAGTGCCACCGATGAAAAAATTGCAGCTCTAAAAATCAATGAATATGCAAAAACCACAGAAGTAGATTCTAAAATTGGAGCTGCAAAAACAGAGCTAATTGGTGAAGGAAGTGGCTCTTCTACTACTATTAAAGGTGCTTATGATGAAGCTAAAACCTATACTGATTAGCAAATTGCCGCTAGAATTTCCTCTACTTATAAAGCAGGAGGATCTGTTGCATTTGCTTCTCTGCCAGAACTAACTGCAACAGAAGAAGGAAAAGTTTATAACATTCTTGATAAATTCACTACTACAGACGATTTCGTAGAAGGTTCCGGAAAGAGCTATCCTGCTGGCACTAATATTGTTTGTATAGATGTAGGAGAAGAAGAATTTAAGTGGGATGTTTTAGCTGGAATGATAGATCTTTCAGCATATGATACAGCAGAGACAACTCAGGGAAAAATTGATTCCGCTAAGCAAGAGGCCAAAAACTACGCAGATTCTAAAGTTAACGCTTTAGATAAAGAAGATTCAGCCGTAGAAAATCAATTTGTAACTGCGGTATCTGAAGTCGATGGTATCATTAGCGTAACTCGTACTCAGCCTACCATGGAGAATATCAACGGGTTGCCTGCGGCTCTTGCTAAAAAAGCTAATGATGGAGATTTAGCACTCGTTGCTAAAAGTGGAAAGATTGATGATTTAACTTAGACTGCTACAATTATTTTTAATTGTGGAAGCTCTAGCACAGTAATGTAAAATTTTAGATAAAGCCCATATTTATTAAATAAATATGGGCTTTATCTTTTTATAAGGAGGTCACAATAATGACTTTTGATACTAGAATCTCTCATAAGATAGATACAGAAGAAAATTGGAAAACAAATAATCCAATTTTATTAAAGGGAGAATTAATTATAGTAATTGATGAATCTAATACAGTTCATCTTAAAATTGGAAATGGAACGAGTCATTATTCAGAATTGCCATTTATTGAAAATGAAATTGTCTGGGGTACTTTTTAATTTGCAAAAAAATAAAAAATATAATATAATATATACATAAAGTTAAGGAAATAAAAACTTAAAATTATTAAAGGAGATTTAGATTATGTATCCTATTGAGAAGTATCGCTATTATACTAACGGTCGGCGAGTAATCGCCGTGTCTACTTATGCTGGAAAGACTGTCCGCGGTGTAGCTACCTGTGATCCCGGTGATGAATTTTCTATGGAAAAGGGTAAGGCACTTGCGGCTGCTCGATGCGCGTTGAAGATTGCTGGTAAGCGCTATGATCGTGCCACTCGTAAGACAAAGGAAGCTAATGAAGCTTGTCATGTGGCTGAGCGTCATCTTGAAAAGATGTGTGAGTATCTTACTGATTCTGAGCGGATGTTGATCCAGGCTGAGGATAATCTCGAGGATATTCTGAACGCTCTTTGATACCTGGGGCTTTATGCCCCTTTATGCCGGCGTGGTAGAGTGGTTTAATACAGCGGTCTTGAAAACCGCCGATCCGCAAGGGTCCGTAGGTTCGAATCCTACCGCCGGCGCCATCTATAATTAAGGGAGAAATATAATGCGCTGGTTAGTGAATTATATTCGACAAATATTTTGTAAACACGATTTTGTTTTTGATGAAGGTTGGGCAGAAAAAACAAGTGATTCAGGATCCTTTCGCAAAGGGATAAAAGTTTCTTGCTATTGTAAGAAATGTTCTTATCATAAATCCTGGTGGAAGTATTGACAATAAAAATTTTTTTTGATATAATATTTATAGAAAGTTGAAAGATATGAAAAACTGTTTGGATTGTAATAAATGTTGGGTTGTAAAAGATCCCGATCCAAAAGATGATACTTGTTTAGCTGCTTTTTGTAGCAAGTCTAGAACAAGAGGTATGAAATGCAATGAAATTTCATACCTAATGCCTTTAGGATATAATTCTGCGTTCGCAGAAAGTCCTCTTCCTGATGACCCATGGATTACTGTTGCGGAACATTGGGACACTCTTAGAGAAAAATGCACCGTTCCAGATTGGTGTCCGGGGATGGAAGAGAATGGAGAATATAGTTTGTTTACAGATAAAACATCGGTTGATATTATGAAAGAGCGACAATAACTAAAAGACGCTTTCAGCAATTTATTTTAAGAATATAAAAAAGTTTGATTTTTAATTTCTTGCCATGATTTTGCGTCTTGAGAATATATTGCGGAGTAGCGTAATGGTTTAGCGCAGGGGTCTCTAAAACCTCGGGAGTGGGTTCGAATCCCACCTCCGCTGCCATATTATAAGGAGATATTCGTATGAGTAGATCAAGAAAGAAAACTCCGTACAATACAGATATTTCCCAGAAATTCTTGAAGAAAGTCGCAAATAAGAGAGTTAGAAGGCTTCTAAAAAATCCTGATAATAGTTTACCTTATAGTTCATATAAGAAAGCCTTTCAATCATGGGATATTTGTGACTATAAAAATTACGGGCATAGCTTTGAAGAGTTCTATAAAGAAGAGGTCGCTCTGTGGAGACATTGGAGAACTCTTCCTTATTGGAAGAATGAACCAAAACCAACAAGGGAAGAATGTTGGTTAGATTACCTCAAACAGTATTTGCGAAAATAAGAAATTTTTGCAATAACTTAAAAAATATTTTATAATATAAGTGTAAATCTTCCTTTCAAATATATAAATAAGGCTCATACAGCAAAATTTTATTGCCGAATATTCGGCTCCTTGGATGAATCAAATGTATGATATACCCTAAGTATGATGCGATATTGCGAGCCTTGCAATTAAAACAATAAAGTGTTAAAACGGGGCATCGCGCGGAAGAGCCATTATATAATGGACATAGGGCCATTCTTCCGCGCATTTTCTTTATCGGGGAGTTGGCAATTTATGTGGCAAAATAATATTGAATTTTTAGATGTACTTACAATGATTTCTTTTATTCTTCAGGTATAGAACTCAGAAGGTTGTAAACTAGATGAAGTAAATAAAAAGTTGGATGTTTTAATTGCTGAGGTTGCTAAATTAAATGCTCGAGTGGGCTAATTGGTATAGCCGTCAAGCTCAAACCTTGATGTTTGTGAGTTCGAGTCTCACCTCGAGTACCAAAAGCCTCAGAATCGTGTAGATTCATGCCTCTTTTTTTATTATAGCTAAAAAAATGCAAACCTAATTGGGCTATAACCAATTAGCTAAAGAGTTAGGGGTTTTCTTTAGGGTAGAGCCACCGCCTTAGATCGTGGCATTATATGTGAACGTAGCCAAGTGGATTAAGGCCCCGGTCTGCAAAACCGCGTGACCCAAAAGGGCGTGGGTTCGAATCCCACCGTTCACTCCAATGAAAAGGAAGGTAATGATAGTAATGCATCAAGATTTTATTCGAGGAAAAAAGTTGCTTCTTATCTTTAATAATGGACACCAAGAATTTGGAAAGTTTAGGAAAAGTGAACGTGGAGTTCTCTATTTTTATGATAGAGAACCAGTTAAAATGAATAAAATCAAAAGTGCAAGCTATTATAAACCTATTCATGAATCTCTCTTGTCCAAGGGAGATAACTAAACTTTAAAGGAGATTGATACTATGAATACTTTACTCAATGCTATGAAGCAGGTTGATAATGTTACCCTTACAGAAAATGGTGGCGTTACCTATAAGTCTACAATGAATGGACTTATGGATTTGTTTGCTTTAGGTGGAGCCTATCGCAAGCGATCTGATGAAGATATTATCTTCCTGTTCAAGAGAGCCTTTGAGGAAGATATGACTTACGCTCTCAGATGTCTATTCTATTTGCGCGATGTTCGCGGTGGTCAAGGTGAGCGTCGATTTTTCCGGGTTATTACAAAGTGGTTGGCTAAGAACCATACCGAGGCAATGCGCCGCAACCTCAAGTATGTGCCGGAATTTGGCCGTTGGGATGACCTTTATGTTTTCGTAGATACCCCTCTGGAAAAGGACGCATTTGATCTTATGTATCATCAGTTAGCTCTTGATGTGAGTTGTAAGACTCCTTCTTTGCTGGCAAAGTGGTTAAAGTCTGAAAATACCAGCTCTGCGAAGAGTCGTGCACTGGGAGCAAAGACTCGAAAGGCTTTCTGCGTGACGCCTCGTCAGTACCGTAAGACACTTTCTGTTTTGAGAAACCGAATTAAGGTTGTCGAGCGTTTGATGTCCGAGAATCGTTGGGACGAAATTGAGTTCGATAAGATTCCCTCTAAGGCAGGTTTGATTTATCGTAATGCCTTTGCACGTCATGATATTATGCGTGAGAAGGCCGATAAGCAGACTTATGCGGAATTTGCCAAGAGTTCTGAGACTAAGGTAAATGCTAAGACTCTGAATCCTTGCGAAGTTGTAAGTGAGGCAACTCGTATCTTCCGCACTCCTCTCGAAGACACAGACCGTTTGATGGTAAATAAGTATTGGGATAATCTTGAAGATTATTTCAAGAACGCTGTCTTTAACGGGGTTGCAGTTGTAGATACTTCCGGGTCTATGACTGGGAGCTACGGAAAGATTAACCCTATTGATGTAGCCATTTCTCTTGGTATGTATTGTGCTGAAAAGTGCAATAAGAACTCTCCTTGGTATGGCCATTACATCACCTTCTCTCATCAGGCGCGCCTAATTCCTGTCGAAGGCGTTGACTTTGTCGATAAGGTAAAGCGTATTTATCAAAAGAATCTCTGCGAAAACACCAATATCAAGAGCGTATTCGACCTAATTCTCAATCTGGCTATCCAGAATAATGTGAAGCAGGAGGATATGCCCGAAAATATTATTGTAATCTCTGATATGGAGTTTGACTACTGTGCCAGTTTTGACAATAATACAAATTGGTGGGGCAGAAAGGCTGTTGATTCTCAGTCTGAGATGGAAAAGATCGCTAAGATTTGGGAAGCCCATGGTTATAAGATGCCTCATCTTATTTTTTGGAATGTTGAAGCTCGACAGGATAACATTCCAATGAAGGACAATGGGCGAGTAACTTTTGTCTCTGGATATTCTCCTGTAATTTACGAAATGATTATGACTGGTAAGACCGGTCTTGATCTTGTAATGGAGAAGCTCAATAGCGAGAGATACGCAGTAATTAGCTGAGTATCTACGGGGAAATGGCAAGAAAATTGCCATTTCCCCGTTAATTGCATTTATAGACTTATTTATAATAATATTGTATAATATTATTATAAAAATAAAGGAAAGGAATATAATATGTTTACAAAACATGAATTTGTAGAATATGCAAATACAATTCGAGATTATTCTAATGCAATGACAGAAGCGGGAGAACTGCTTCATATCGAATTTCTTGAATCTCGATTTGCTGACCCTCTCGATAAAATGGCTGAGATGCTCTTTATTGGAGTTAATCGCAACCTAAACAATGAAGTCTATGATGCTCTAATGGAAGAGTTCTGGCATATTGTTTTATTTGACGATATTGATAACTCTGATTGGGAAGAGCTTTATGATAAAATTAAATCCTATAAATAATTAAGGAGAAACATTATGGCAGAACTTCAAAAAGATCTAGTTTTATCCCCTAATGAATATAGTTACGTCCTTGATGAAACAAAAGGTAATGTTGCCTGTAATGTAGGCCCTCATAAGATGAGCCTATCTCAGAGTGATACTCTTGTTTACTTTGATACAAAGACAAAAAAGTTTATTCCTTGTAATAGATACGAAGATGCTATTCAACTTGTTACCACAGCCCCGGAGGGATGGTATATTGCTCTAAAGAATCCTGCTCCCGGTAATAAACATCCTCAACCTGGAACAAGCAATTCTATTCCAGAGAATATGGAAATTGGTAAGAAGATTAACATCCCAGGGCCAATAAGTTTTGCACTTTATCCAGGACAAATGGCACAGGTTATTCAGGGACATACTCTCCGCAGTAATCAATATCTTGTCGCTAAAGTTTATGACGCAGATAGTTTGAATACAACAAAAGAAGATAGAGATGCCAGTGAAAACGAACCTTATTTTGTAAACGGTCAAGTTTTAATTATTAAGGGTACTGAGATCTCTTTCTATATTCCTCCCACCGGAATTGAAGTAAAAGCAATTAATAATGACCCAAGTAAAGGGTATGTGCGGGATGCTGTAACTCTTGAGCGTTTAGAGTATTGTATCTTAAAAGATGAAGATGGTAACAAGCGATATGTACATGGGCCTACGGTGGTTTTCCCTGAACCCACAGAGAGCTTTATTAAAGATGGCGGAGGTCATATTAAACGTAATGCTATTGAACTTTCTGATATTTCCGGTGTTTATGTAAAAGTTGTTGCAGATTATAAGGATGATAATGGTAAAGAGCATAAGACTGGCGAAGAACTCTTTATCACGGGTAAAGACCAAATGATTTATTATCCTCGCCCTGAACATACTTTTATTACTTATAATGGTAAAGTAATGCACCATGCTATTGCTATCCCAAAGGGTGAAGGCAGATATATCATGAATCGTATGACAGGGGAAATTAAAACTGTCAGAGGTCCTGCAATGTATTTACCTGATCCTAGAATTGAAGTCGCGATCAAAAGGACTTTAAGTCGTTCACAATGCGAACTTTGGTACCCCGGAAATGTAGAAGTTCTTGAAGCGAATGGTCATCCCATTAATTTAGTTTGTAATGATGAATTTGAAGGAGTAAAGACTGCCTTTAATAATTTTTCTAATGTAATTGGTACATTTGCAGATCCTACTATGACTATTACTGCATCTACTAATTATAATGGAACCCCAACTAAGACAGAAACCAATAAAATCAATAGAACTAACACTTTCACTCCTCCTAGAACCATTTCTCTTGATTCTAGCAAATATGAAGGAGCGGTTGCTGTTGATATTTGGACTGGTTATGCAGTTAATGTAATTTCTAAAGATGGAACTCGCGAAGTTATTGTTGGCCCTCAAACTATCTTGCTTGATTATGACCAAACTTTAGAAGCTCTTGAATTGTCTACTGGAAAGCCTAAGACAACAGATAGGCTTGAGAAAGTTGTATTCCTTCGTTGTGAAAATAATAGAGTAAGTGATGTTATCAATGTTGAAACTTCTGATTTTGTTCAGGCTCAAATCAAAGTTTCTTATCTTGTCGATTTTGATAAGAATATGAAAGACCGTTGGTTCTCTGTTGACAACTATGTAAAACATATGTGTGATTGGTGTCGGTCTGCTATTAAGAGGGCGGCAAAGGAGTTCTCAATTAGAGAACTTCATGACAATTACCATGATATTGTTATTGAAGCAATTACTACAGATGAAAATACAGAATATCTCCACAAGTTCATGGAGAATGGCATGCAAATCTCTGATGCAGAGGTTCTTTCTATCAACATTGAATCCAACATTCAGGCTTTAATGGATAGACATCAAGAGGAAGTTGTTTCTCGTTCCCTGGAGCTTGCGGCAGCCCAAGCATCTGCGGAAACTGAACGAGAGATTATTGCTCTTAATCGTGAGAAAGTAGAGCTTGCTGAACAGTATGCTCAATATAAGGCTCAACTTGAAGCTGATACTAAAGCTAAGCAGTTTGAACTCATTATTGCCGCACAAAAAGCCAAGGATGAGGAAGATAAACGCAAGTATCAAATCGAACAGGATATTCAGGTTATTAAGGATGCAATTTTCGAAGCAGAGCGTGCAAGAAAGGAAAAGGATAATGATCTTGAGCTTGCTCATAAGAAGCAGATGCTTGAGCTTGAAGCAACTCGAGAAGCGGCAGCCGCGGAAGCTATGAAAACTGTTCTCGCGGCACTGGGCCCTGATCTCGCGGCAGCGCTTAAAACCTCTGGTAATCAGGCCGTTGTTGAATCTATTGCAGGAGCTATTGCCCCTTATGCCATTGCTGAAGGTAAGCCTGTTAGTCGCGCGGTTTCTGAACTGCTGCGCGGAACCACTCTTGAAAGTGTCTTTGAGGACTTTGCAAAGAAAAATAACTAATCTTAATAAAGGAGAACGAGTTAATCGTTCTCCTTTATTTTTTTATTTTTATATGATATAATATATATATAAAATAAAGGAAGGGAAGTTGGCAGATGGTAATTACGAAGCATAGTAAGCAGAGAATTGTTGAGAGAACTAATGGAGTTAGCACTTTCGCTGAGGCGAAACGTTTAGCTAAGCAAGCCCGCATTTCTGGAAAGACTCTCAATAATTTTCAGAAGTATCCTAAATTCTTTTCTTATCTTCAAAATAAGAAAAATCAAACAAATGACTGTTCAATTAGAATTTACAGAGGGTGTATTTATATATGGAGAGGAAAAACTAAAACCCTTGTAACTGCACATCCTATTCCTGATAGGTATATTGAAGAAATGGAGGCTATTGATAATGGCTTGGATAATTGAAGATAATAGGAAAAAATATAAAGTAAGATGTCCTAATTGTGGTAGTATTGTTGGTTTTACCTCAGTAGATGAAATGGCTAACGGCAGAGAATATTTTGGAGAATATCACAATTATTCAACGGTTAGATGTCCAGCCTGTAAAAAACACATCATTGTTAGCTCTGATGGAGAAAGATTGGATGTGGAACCTCTATGATATTGTTAAAAATATTGTTCTTATTTGGAATTATCGGTGGGTTTAGCTTTCTTTTTATCTGGTGGTTATGCTTTAATTATCAAGGAGAAACAAAATTAAAGCTAAAGTTGTTTCGTCAGATATACAACATCAATCCTTCAAGATGGAACTATATTGAAAGACACTGGGATGATTATATAAAACATTTATACTATGGCAGTCACAGAATTAAATTAACTTTTATTACTTTCTGCTATTTCCAATTAAACAGAATCTTTTCTAAAATTAGCGAGGAAAGAAAAGGAAAACGAGATACTTTAATTTGGATATTAGAAGATTGTCAAGCAGATATTAAATATTTAAAAGAGCAAGCCGATAGAGAAGTCAAACGCGCTTTAAAAGAACAAAAGAAAATTTTCAATAATTGGAATTAAGGAGGAGTAAAGGTGTTATCTACTATGCAAAGAGTGCAAGAACATCTTGACGAAGCTCTTACTCACTTTCATAAAGATCAAATTGTAGGTATCTTTCTACAGGGTAGTCAAAACTACGGACTTGATACTCCACTATCAGATGTAGATACGAAACTTATTGTAGTTCCTAGCTTTAAAGATATTGCTATGAACCGCAAGCCAGTTAGTACAACTCATGTAAGAGCTAATGAAGAGCATACTGACTGGAAAGACATTCGCCTCTACATTCAAACATTCCGTAAGCAAAACTTAAATTTCCTTGAAATTCTTTATACAGAGTTTGCTATTGTAAACCCCATCTATGAAAAACAGTGGAATCGCTTGTTAGAATCAAGAGAGGCAATTACTCATTTTAATCCTTATCGTTCTGTTCAAAGTATGAAAGGAATTGCTCTTGAAAAATATCATGCGATGGAACATGAATACCCAAGTAAAATAGAAATTTTGAAGAAGTATGGTTACGACCCTAAACAACTTCATCATCTTGTTCGGGTAGAAGATTATCTTAGTAGATATATCGCTGGGGAAAGCTATGGAAGTTGTTTAGACCCCGGTCCCATGAAACAAGAGCTAATCGAAATCAAGATGGGAAAATATTCACTGGCGGAAGCTAGAGCTATGGCGGATAAAACTAAGGCTCATGTGGAAGAAATGGCGGAATATGCCTATTCTATCTATCCTAATAAGGAAGATCCAGAAGTAAATGCACTTCTTGATGACGTGCAGTATGAAATTATGAAAACTGCCGTGGAAAAGGAGTTGAGTGAAGATGATTAAGAATTGGTTGGTTACTGGTGATACCCACGGTAGAGTAATGGAACGATTATTTCATATAGAAAATTGTTATGTTCCAGAGGAGACAGCAATTATTATTCTTGGTGATGCAGGCATAAATTTTTATCTCAATAAGACGGATGCAAAGAATAAGCAGGTAATTAATAAGACTGGCTATTTTATCTATTGCGTAAGAGGAAATCATGAAGAGCGACCAGAGAATATTCCTACTATGTATCAGATATATGATGAAAACGTAGAAGGTACAGTTTACTACGAGTCAGAATATCCTAATATTAGATACTTAATGGATGGTCATGCTTATCTCATTAATATGCACCCTACTCTTGTAATTGGTGGTGCATATAGTGTAGATAAGTGGTATCGTTTATCTCATTTTCCGCAAGGTGCTAAGTGGACTGGATGGTTTAAAGACGAACAGCTAACTCCAGAGGAAATGGCTGATATTACAGAAAGGTTTAAGGGCAAACATTTTGATTTTATTCTTGCTCATACTTGTCCATATTCTTGGCAGCCATTTGACCTATTTCTTCAAGGGTTGGATCAAAATACCGTAGACAATACTATGGAACTTTGGCTTGATAAATTTAAAGATATGATTTCTTTTAATACATATCTTTTTGGCCACTTTCATGATGATAGAGTAGTTCAACCCGGCGTACAAATGCTATACTATAACATAGAAAACTTAGAAGATATCTACAATCGTTGGACTAAAGAAGATGATAACTAACCATTATCATCTTCTTTATTTTTTTATTTTTATATGATATAATATATATAGAAAGTTAAGAAAGGAAGTAATTTATATGATGCCTTATGTATGTGAAGGAACAATCGTGAAGACTCTTAGCGGTCGTGATGGTAAGATTGTTGGCGTTGACCGCGAGAATAAGATTGTAGTTATCTATAATGGCAGGACTTCCTATACTGAAAAACTTGAAAATATTAGGGTTATTTCCTATAAGGAGGTACAGTAATATGCCAGGTCGCAGAACTTCAAAATATACAAAAGATCAGAACGCCTTGTTTCAAGGAGAAGTAATGGTAATTCTTGCTGATAGTGAAGAGGCTCTTACTATTGAACAAATTCAGCAAAGATCAATTACATTAACGGGGCTAAGCCCTCAGAAGATGGCTCGTATTCTTTCTCATTTAATTGAAATGGGAAATGTAACAAAAGCAAAAAGTAAGAGCATGGGTAAAATGGTATATAAATCATTGGCTGTAATGAGAAGGCAGGGGTATGATGTTTATTAATGTTATGAATGAAGATATTTTTGATGTTACTTTTAGTATCTATTCAGATAATCAAATTATTCGACAATGGAGGATGCAGGCACCGAGACCATTCATAGAGATTAAATTTATTCAAACTGTTCAACAAATTGCTTCTCAATCACAGCCTATGAAGGTAATAGTGTCAAGAGAAGAAGTAATTTGGGATCAATTTGAGCAGAAACACAAGGTTCTTCCTGTAACAATGGAGTTTCAAAATTATTAAGAGAGGAGATTGTTAGTAATGAAATATTTTATCGACTTTGAGGCTACACAATTTTCGCAAGAAATTATTTCTATCGGATGTATTAGAGAGGATGGTCAGACTTTTTATGCACTCGTAGCCCCAAAGAAAGGTAAAATTACTCCTTTCATTACTAATCTTACTGGTATCACAGCAGAGATGATTGATAGTGCTATGTCTGCCGATGCCGTATTCTCTAAGTTCTATGATTGGTTGTTTGAAAATCTAGATGATGCACCAGAATTTTTTGTATGGGGAAATTCTGATGGAGATTTTATTCGACATACTTCTCGTCACGCAACTGCGCTTAAAGCAAAAATGGCGTTGGGATATATTTGTGGCAATTATCGAGACTATGCCAAGATGTGCAAAAAAGAGCTGAAATGGGAATGTAATCACAGTCTTTTGAATACTCTCAGAAGATTTAATCCTTCTGCTGAACAAAATCATAACTCCTTAGATGATGCAGTTCTATTAAAGGAAGTATATGATTTTATGAGTAATACATCAAGAGAGACACTTGATGAAATGTTTGCTGATTGGAAGAGAAAAGCAACTAATAAAGAAAGTGTTTTTACTCCTAAATGGAATAAGGCTGGTTATTCTGCTGGAACTATTTGTATTGTTAATTCTAAGAAGCGAGCTACAAATACTTTTACTAGTGTTGAAGCTGCTGCACTATGGCTTAAAGAGAATAAATGCGAGTCTGACACCTATGAGCATTTCAATCTTGAAAATACGATAAAAAACATCGAGAAAGCTATCAAGGGTGGTAACCACTACTACGGAATGGGTTGGAGGAGAGTAAATGGCTAAATATAATTTATATGCAGGCCTGGGCGGAGGATTTGGTGGGTATCAATATCATTGCACAGAAGATTATGACTCCAGAGAAGACGCTGAGGAAGCCGCTCGAGAGCTAGCGATTGAAGAGTACCAATCTTATGAGGGTATGCACGGAATTTTGTCTGAGGGAGACATTCGAGAGCAGTATTGCGAAGAAAATGAACTAACCGAGGATGAACTGACTCAAGAAGATGAAGATGAAATCTCTGGTATGTATCAAGAGGAAATTGAAGGTTGGCTTTCCTATTTAGTAACTACTGTTGAGGAAGATCCCAACCATGATAGATATTATAAATGGTAAGAAAGGAAAGTGATATAGAATGGCATATTTTGGTCTTGTAACTAAGTTGCAAAATGTGCGGAAGGACGAGAATAGTGACCGCCTTTATCTTGCCGATTGTTTCAATGAGAGCGTAATTGTCGGCCCTGATATGCAAACCGGCCAGTTGGTTCTTTATCTTCCTACTGATGGCGAGATTGAGAGATGGTTCGGGAATGAATTCTACCTTTTCCGCAAGAACGAGGATGGAACTCCTCAGGGTGGCTATATCGAGAATAATGGACATATCAGGGCTATTAAACTTCGCGGCAATCAGAGTTCTGGTGTTGTAATTGCTCTTGATAAAGTTTATGAGAAATTCGGAAATCAGAACTGGAAAGATGGAGATAAGGTAAACACTATCAACGACAAAGAGTTTTGCCGTAAGTACATTCCTAAGCGTAAGACTCCTACTGGTCAGGTTAAGACTTCTTATAAAGGTCGTAAAGCTGAGGGAATTACATATCCTGAGTTCTCTATGCACACTGATACTGAACAGTTGGCATATAATCTTGATAAGTTCCGCCCCGGTGATATTCTCAATATGACCCTTAAAATGCACGGAACTTCTCAGCGCTCTATGAATACTTATGCTGAGCTTCCTAACGGTTTCTTCCGTCGCCTCTTCCATATGAAAAAGCGAACTAAGCAGGCTTATGTTCTTGGAACTCGTCGTTGCGTAGTTACCGAGAACTCTCAGGGATTTTATGGAAATGATCAGTTCCGAATGCCTCATCACGAAGCGTTGAAACCTTACCTTGAGCCAGGAATGGAAGTTTTCTACGAAGTAGTGGGTTATTACGGCCCTAATGAAGAGAACACCATTATGCCTATCGGAGATAATACCAAAGTCAATGATAAGGCTTTTGTAAAGCAGTTTGGTAAGCGTTCTATTTTCTCTTATGGATGTGAACCTGGCCAGAGCAAGATGTATATTTATCGTATTACCTCTGAAAATGGAGAGAGAGAGTGGACTCCTGACGAGATTACTGAATGGTGTAATTCTCATGGTTTTAATCGAGTTCCTGTGATCGAAGATTTTGAGTTTACTACTGTTGATGACCTTCAGAATCGCATTAATAAATATTTTGAAGATCTTGCAGATCCGATCGGCCGCACCCACGTAAAAGAAGGCGTTGTTATCCGAATTGTAAATCGTCGTACTTTTACAGCTTTTAAGTCTAAGACTTATGAGTTTAAAGTCATCGAGGGCATTATCAAGGAAAACGAAACCGCTCCAGATATGGAAGAGGCTCAGGAGGAAGAGATTTAATGTTAGGAATTATTTTTGGAGCGGCGGGTATGGTCTTTGTTTATTATACGGTTCAAACCATTTTTGGTCCAGTTGATGAAGAGTTTTATCTTGGATATTATACTGGTATTGGAGCTACATTTCTTTGCGTACTAATAAACGCAATTCTATAACCAATTAAATTTTAAATTAAAGGAGAGTATATTCTCTCCTTTAATTTTATAATAAAATATTATATAATATTTATATAAAAGAAAGGAGTTATGATATGTATAGACTTCTTGTGATTGTAGATGCGCAGAATGATTTTATTACTGGCTCTCTGGGATCTAAGACAGCGGATGCCGCGGTTCCTAATATCGTTGATCTAATTAAACGATTCTGTTGGGAGGAAATTATTTGCACCATGGATACCCATGACAATGATTACTTTGATACTTTGGAAGGAAAAAGACTTCCCATTAAACATTGTATCAAAGCAAGTGTGGGCTGGTGTATGGATTCCAGAATTGTTGTTGCGTTGAATAACAAATTTAACTATTATGAAAAAGATACCTTCGGTAGTACTGATATGGTCAATGAAGTATACGATTCTCTAAAAATGAAGAATCCAGAGGAAGTAGAAATTCATATCTGTGGATTTTGTACCGATATTTGCGTTATGGCTAATGCAGTTATGCTTCGTGCGGCGATGCCAAATACTAGAATTATCGTCCATTCTAGCGCGTGTGCAGGAGTAACTCCAGAATCGCATGAAGCAGCGCTAACTATTTTCAAAGCCCAGCAGATTGATGTGGAGGATTAAAAAAATGATTAGTCTAATTAATACACGCAGTCATTGGACAGACGTAATTGAACAAAATCATTTTCCAGATGGTACGCTGCACATTAACATGCCTCCCAACTACTTCGATTATGATACGATTGTTTGGGAGTACGAGAATGATGCAGAATTATTTACTCTCATTTGTGTTAAGGGACATTTCGAAGATTTCCCTGTAAACCTAGATATGCCATATATTCCTCATGCGAGGATGGATCGAGTTCAAGAACTTGAAGATGTATTTACTCTAAAATACTTCTGTCGAGTAATTAATAGCCTTCATTTTGATAAAGTTATTGTGCGCGATGCTCATTCTAATGTATCGTTAGCTCTACTTGATAGAGTTATTGATCTTAGTCCAGTTGGAGAAATCAAAGAGGCTATTAAGAGAACTGAGGAATATGAAGGAGAAATTCCTATCCTATTTTTCCCAGATGAAGGAGCTATGAAGAGATATTCTGCTCCACCCATTAATTTTCCTTACGCTTTTGGAATTAAGAAAAGGGATTGGTCTACTGGAAAAATTCTTGGTTTGCAGTTAATGAATGAGGAAATCGTTAAAGAGAGAAATGTCTTAATTGTAGACGATATTTGTTCTCGCGGTGGAACTTTTTATCACGCAGCAAACGCCCTTAAAGAAGCTGGCGCAAAGAATATTTATCTGTATGTAACTCATGCAGAGCATACCATGATTGAGGGTGATATGTATAATCAAGATATTGTGAAGAAAATCTTCACTTCTGATAGCATCTTTAAGACAGAGTGGGATATTAGAGGAAAGGTAGAGATTGTAAGATGACTATTGAGAAACTTCAAGAGTTAAAGATTATGGCTCTTAAAAATGGAAATACAAATACAAAGAGGGTACTTTCTGACATGATTGATGCGTGTCAGAAAGCAGCCATTACTCCAAAAGGAAGAGTTGAATTAACTGAGCAGCTAGTTGATGAAACCCTTATCAAATACCAAAAGACAGTACAAGAAATGATTGATACCTGTCCTGCTAGTTATCCTGAAAAATTACATCAGTATCAAGAGGATATGAGGGTCGTAAAGATGTGTGCCCCTCAACTTATTACTGATAAGGTAGAAATTGAAACAAAAGTAAGAGAGATCGCTGGAACCGCAGGTATTGATCTCCTCAAAGCAAACCGTGGTGTGCTTATGAAGTCTGTTTCTATGGAGCTTAAAGGTAAGGCAGATATGAAGATTGTAAGTGCTGTTGTTGGAGGGTTGTTAAAGTGAATCTATCTTTAGAGCAGATTCTCGCATCTATTCTTCAGTCGCTCGCAGATTTTTTTGGAGTAACAACTCAAACTATTATGGAAAACGCTCCCATGTGGTTGGCCAAATATGGTTGGTATGTAACTATTAAAGATTTAGGATCAACTATCTTTATGGGAGGATTTATTAGTATTGCTCTTATTGGTGGATTATTTTTTATATTTTATATAATGCTTGATGCAGATTATAAAAAATGGCACTCAGCTATGTTTGTAACGATAGCAATACTTGCAATTATTATAACAATTTTTATTCCAATTATTACTTGTATCATCGCTCCAGAGTATGTTGGAATTGAAGCACTACTTAGATTGCTTCAAAGTTAATAAAAGCCCTCATAAAGAGGGTTTTTTATTTTTATAAAAATATATGATATAATATATTTAAGAAATAAGGAAAGGAAGATTTTATGAGTTTCTTTGATGTAGCTCCAATGTTTGCCGCTGACTACTACAAAGTTGGTCATGCTATTAAGATGCAGCCGAAGTCTGCTTCTATGGTTTATTCTACTTGGACAGCTCGCAGTTATAAGCATCATCCAAATTGCCCTAAGACAGTGGTCTTTGGTCATCAATATACCATCCAGAAACTACTTGAATTTTGGCAGACAGAGTTCTTTGATCAGTCAGTTGAGCTTCTTGAACAGGAGTGGAATCATGTAATTAAAAGTACTTTCCATCCTGATTACGCGGATTTTACCAAGTTTAAAGAATTGCATAAACTTGGTTATTTACCTATTTCTATCATGGGAGTTCCAGAGGGTACGCTTCTTCCCGTCGGGATTCCAGATCATGTAATTTTTTCTAATCATCAAAATTTTGCGTGGCTTCCGCAATTTATCGAAGATCAGTGGAGCGCTAATAACTGGCTCCCCTCGACTTCTGCCACTACCGCTTTTTATCGCCGCAAGTTGATTGAGCCTTATGTCAAGACTAGTTGCGACGATATGTCTGCGCTTCCGCATATGTGCGGAGACTTTTCTCTGCGCGGGCATACAAGCCTTGAAGCGGGTTATATCTCAGGTGCTGCCCATGCTCTTTCTTTTGATAGAACTGCAACCATTGGTTCTAACCTTCTCCTTGAAAAATACTATGGAGCAGATCTTGAGAATAATCCTCCCATGATGGGAACTCCTTCTCTTGAGCACTCTGTTGTTGAACAAGGTGTAGCTTGGATGAAGCAGAAGATTACTAATGGAGATTTAACTGAAACTGAGCGTTATCTTTTCTCTAAGGCCGCTTTTGATAATTGGGATATTAACCTTATTGCAGAAATGCTTTTTATTAATTATCTTTGCACAGAAGTGCAACCTACAGGAACTATGACCTATGTATCTGATACATATGATTATTGGGGTATTGTATCTAAGGTTCTTCCTATGTTGCACGATGTTATTGCAGCAAGAGATGGATGTTTCTCCATTCGACCTGATAGCGGAGATCCTGTAAAGATTATCTGCGGCGACCCAGATGCTGTACCCGGTTCTCCTGAGTTTATAGGAACTTTAAATCTTCTAAAAGAAATCTTTGGCGGTGAATTGAATACTAAAGGATATTTTATTCTTCCTTCTTATATTCGTATGATTTATGGAGATGCCATTACTCCAGAGATTACTGAAAAAGTTTGCTCTTGGTGCGTTAGAAATAATATCTCAGTATCCAATCTATGTTTTGGAATTGGAGCTTATACTTATCAGTATGTAACTCGTGATACTAGAGGCTATGCTATTAAAGCTACAGATTGTATCCTCGGCAATGATGAAATTCAGATTTATAAAATGCCTAAAACCGACCCTGGGAAAAAGTCTCCTCGTGGATGTGTTGCAATTTTTAAAGAGGAGAATGGCGATTATTCTTTAGTAGAAAATCTTACTCTTGAAGAATCCATTGGATATAAGAACAATGTAATGAAATTTAAAGTCAAGAATGGAAGTTTCTGTACGGAGAGCGTAGAGACTATCGAAACTATTAAAGAGAGATTGATGGGAGAAGTTCTATGACTAATACGGTTACTAAAATTATAGATTGGATTAAAGAGTATTTCATAAAAAACGGGCCGGAGTGTAAAGCTGTTATCGGGATTTCTGGCGGCAAAGATTCTACAGTGGCTGCGGCTCTTCTTTGTAAGGCTCTTGGCCCGAATCGAGTAATTGCCGTACAAATGCCACAGGGATTCCAATATGATATTGATGTTTCTAATGAGGTAATTGATTACCTCGAAATTACAGAGCATTACAACATCAATATTGGTTCAGCTTGTCAGGAGATTTTCTTGTCTTTGCCCAATGATATTAGAATTCAGCCGCAAGTTACAAGTAATGTTCCAGCAAGAGTAAGAATGAATATCCTTTATGCAATCGCCGCGAGCCGTCATGGAAGAGTTGTGAATACTTGCAATAGAAGTGAAGACTATGTAGGCTATTCTACTAAATTTGGAGATGCAGCAGGAGATTTTTCTATTCTCTCTAATTATACTGCCACGGAAGTTAAAGAAATTGGTATTGAGCTTGGATTGCCAAAGAACTTCATTGAAAAGCCTCCAGAGGATGGATTAAGCGGTTTAACAGATGAGGAAAATTTAGGATTTTCTTATGATGTCCTAGATAATTTCCTACTTAATGGTATTACTCCTCCATATGAGATATATAAAAACATTGAACAAAGACATAAGAGAAATTTACATAAGATTTCCCCTATGCCAACTTGTCCATTCTTTTCTTAAAGAGAGCTTTACAGCTCTCTTTATTTTTTATAATATTTATGATATAATATTTATATAATATAAGAAAGGGAGTTTTATTTATGAGCATATACGCAGTTAGCGATCTTCATGGTATGTATGAGCTATATCAAAAAATTAGTGACTTTCTAAAGCCAGAAGATAAAGTTTATTGTCTAGGAGATTGCGGCGATCGAGGTCCGCGGTCTTGGGAAACTATTAAAGCGGTCGCGTCGGATCCGCGTTTTATCTATATTAAAGGTAATCACGAAGATATGCTTGTTAAAGCTATGAAAGATTATATTAAATATGAAACATATGGAGGAGGTCATTTTGATCTTCTCTGTTGGAATGGAGGAGCTTCTACTTTTAATGGATGGATTAATGATGGAGCTAAGTCTGGATGGTATCACTATCTAAGAAAATTGCCCCTATATCTTGAATATAAGAATAAAAATGGAATAACCATTATGCTTTGTCATGCGGGTTTTACTCCTGCAAAAGAACCATTCCCAGCAAACGAGGATTTGCTATGGGATAGAGAGCATATCTATGATACTACCGAAGGTGAAGGAATTTGCGTTCATGGCCATACTCCAATTTCAGAATACTTAATTCTAAGATTAGATAATGCGAATAATTTTCTACCGCCAGATAGACAATTCTCTTACTCATATAATGGTGGAGCTTTATGGTATTGTGATAATCATAAAGTTGATATTGACTGTTGCAGTTATATGTCTGGAAAAACTGTTCTTCTAAATTTGGATACTTTCGACGAACACATCTTTACTGTTGATAAGGAGGATGAATAATATGAATGACCAGCTAGGCGCTCGCATGAAAGAGTTCTATGAGCAAATTCCAAAAACTCGACTTGTGCGTAGAACACCTGTAGCAATTAGAATTGATGGAAAAGCATTTCATACCTTTACTAAAGGTTTTAGAAAACCATTTGATGCGGTATTGACTTCGGCTATGCAAGAAACAATGAAATATTTATGTGAAAATATCCAAGGATGTGTTCTTGGATATACTCAAAGCGATGAAATAACTCTAATTCTTGTTGACTATAAAAAATTAAATAGCGACGCATGGTTTGATTATGAAGTTCAAAAAATGTGTTCTGTAGCAGCGTCCATGGCAACAATGATTTTTAATAAGGTGTTTCGTTCAGCTATTGAAAGATATGATATTGGTTGGAAAAATTCTTTAACTCCTCAGGGCGTAGAAATTCAACTTGAGCATCAAGAATATATGAGAACTTTACGGATAGCAAACGCAAGAGGGGCTATGTTTGATGCTCGTGTTTTCAATATTCCGAAAGAAGAAGTAACAAATCTAATTTATTGGCGCCAATTAGATGCTATTAGAAATTCTATTCAAATGGTTGGACAAGCGAATTTTTCTCATAGTGAACTTCAAGGTAAATGTAGTAGTGAAATTTTAGAAATGCTTATTTCTCAAAAAGGAATAGATTGGAATGAATTGCCCGTCTATTTACAAAGAGGTTCTTGTTGCATAAAAGACTGCGAAGAGACCGAAAGAGAGGATGGTTCAATCCATTTTAAACATTATTGGTTCGTCGATCTCAATATTCCTATTTTTAAGGAAGAAGATAGACTTTATATCGAAGACCTCATTCAACCAGTCGAATTTTGAGACGCATAGAATCTTTTGAAATTATTATAAAAATATAATATAATATATATAGAAAGTTGAGGAATGGAGGAAAGCAGTATGACTATTGAAGTAAAAGTCATGGTTGGTATCCCTGGTAGTGGGAAGTCAACTTGGGCTAATAAAGAAGCCGAACTTCTTGAAATGGATGGCTTTCATACTGCTATTATTTCTCGCGATGTGATAAGAGAAAGTTTCATTGGAGATAAGGATTATTTCTCGCGAGAAAATGAAGTATTTGAAGAGTTCGTTCGACAAATTAACGAGTGCCTTGAAATTGGGATTGACTACATCTTTGTTGATGCTACTCATATCTCTCAAGGATCAAGAGCCAAGTTGTTAGGAAGGCTGCGGCCGGACGGGAAGACTGGACTTAGTTTTGAAGTTTGTGATTGCGGGATTGATACTTGTATAGCCCGCAATAACTTGAGAAAGGGATTTTCCAAAGTACCCGATTCCGCGATTAGAAAGATGGCTAGAGGTTTTAGACCTCCCACTCCCGCAGAATTTAAACTCTACAAGTATGGCTTTAAGGATGTAAAAATCAATCATCATAACATGGAGGAGGGAGATAAATGATTTTCGTAACCTCGGATTGGCACTTCTCGCATGACCGTGAGTTTGTCTATAAATCTCGTGGATTCAATTCTGTTGAAGAGATGAATGTTGCTCTTATCGAGAGGCATAACTCTATTGTCACTCCAGAAGATGATGTATATGTTCTTGGGGACCTTTGCCTCGGTGGGGCGGACAGTCTTGAGAGAAATAAGGAGTTTATTTCCTCCATGAATGGAAAACTCCACATTACTTTTGGAAACCACTGTACGGACAGCCGCAAGAAAATGTACGCCGAGCTTCCTAATGTGGTAGAAACTGCTTGGGCTATTGCTCTTAAGTACAGGAAATATCACTTCTATATGTCTCATTTCCCCACTTTGACTGGAAATCTTGAGAAAGAAAGTCTCAAGCAGATGATCATTAATCTATATGGTCATACGCATCAGCAGACTAATTTCTTTGAAGATAGACCTTATATGTATCATGTAGGAGTTGATTCTCATGACTGTTATCCAGTATCTTTGGATAAGGTCATTGAAGATATGAACTTGAAGGTAAAGGAGTGTATCGAGATGCTATGAATCCTATTTTCTGGATTTTAGTTGTACTTGCTCTTGTTGCAATATGGTTCTTGCTAAATTTCACATTTAGGAAGATTGGAAAATTCTTTATTAAAATCTATTATAGAACCCGAAAGCGTTTGGGTCTTGAGGAAAGAAAGGAAAGTAAATAATGAAGAAAAGCGGAATTATTGGTGGCGTTATTGTTGCCTTGGTTTTGATTTTTGGTTTGATTGCCGCAATTACTTGTTTGGAGAAGGTGCCGACAGGCTATGTTGGAGTTGTTTATAACATGAGCGGCGGTGTTGATGGAGAGGTTCTGACGCAGGGTTGGCATCTTGTCTCTCCCACTAAAAAGGTGACAACTTATTCTATCGGCCTTGAGCAGTCTTATCTAACCTCCGATGACCGTGGAGATTCTCCCAATGATGAGAGCTTTAATGTTCCCACTAGCGATGGTAAGACCGTAAAGGTAAATCTTGAGTTCTCTTATCGCTTTGATGAAGAGCGCGTAGCAGAGACATTTACTTTGTTCAAGGGTAAAGATGGAGAGACTATTAAGGATACCTTCATTAAGCCTAAGATTGTGGCTTGGACTCAGGAGGTAACTGCTAATTATCCTGTAACTGATATTTTTGGCGACCAGCGTACTGCGATCAATGCTGAGTTGGATGTCTACCTTCGTGAGAAGTTTGACCAGTATGGTATTATTATTGATACCGTGAACTTTACCGACATCTCTGTCGACAATGAAACCGCAGAGGCTATTCAGAAGAAGGTAAATGCTCAGCAAGAGCTTGAGCTTGCAAACATTGAGGCTCAGACTGCAAAGGTACAGGCAGAGAAAGACAAGGAAGTTGCTGAAATTCAGGCTGAGCAGGCTTTGATTAAGGCGCAGGCTGAGGCTGATGCTCTTGAGATTGCTGCTCAGGCGGAAGCAGAAGCCAACTCCAAAATTGCCGCTTCTCTTACTCCCGAGTTGATTGAAAAGATTAAGTATGAACAGTGGAATGGCCAGATGCCTTCTAC